CGGTGCCACAGGTATCACGGGTGCCACGGGTATCACGGGTGCCACAGGTATCACGGGTGCCACAGGTATCACGGGTGCCACAGGTATCACGGGTGCCACAGGTATCACGGGTGCGACAGGTATCACGGGTGCCACAGGTATAACGGGTGCAACAGGTATCACGGGTGCCACTGGAATCACGGGTGCTACGGGTATTACTGGAGCCACGGGTATCACAGGGGCAACAGGTATTACGGGTGCCACTGGAATCACGGGTGCCACTGGAATCACTGGAGCCACGGGTATTACGGGTGCCACAGGTATTACGGGTGCAACAGGTATCACGGGTGCCACTGGAATCACGGGTGCGACAGGTATTACTGGAGCCACGGGTATCACAGGGGCAACAGGTATTACGGGTGCCACTGGAATCACGGGTGCGACGGGTATTACTGGAGCCACGGGTATCACAGGGGCAACAGGTATCACGGGTGCCACTGGAATCACGGGTGCGACGGGTATTACTGGAGCCACGGGTATCACAGGGGCAACAGGTATTACGGGTGCCACTGGAATCACGGGTGCGACGGGTATCACGGGTGCAACAGGTATCACGGGTGCCACGGGTGCCACGGGTGTTACAGGTGCCACTGGACCGCAAGGTGCAACGGGACCAATCGGTGGATCGACGACCCAGATTCTCTACAACAGCAACTCAACCACCGCTGGAAGTTCTTCAATGACCTTTAATGCGTTAACTGGAACTACCACATTGAGTTCTCTCACGATCACAAATAACACATCGAATGGAGGAAACGTGGCTATGAATCTCTGTAATATCACGGACATTGGTAGTTCCATATTTTCAGCTGCGGTGACCAATGACATGTTTACGGTTACGTCTGGAACATATGGAACATCGTGGACTTCAAATATTTCTGGAGGAAGGAAGTACTATACATTCTATAGCAACTGTACGATTACATCTATCAGTACTGGAAGTGTTGAATATTTTGCTGTTGGTGGAGGTGGTGGTGGATCTGGTGGAAATCCGTCGTCTGCGAGTGGTGGAGGAGGTGCTGGAGGATTGCAGACGAACGCGTCGTCTTCATCTTTTCAAGTAGCATTCTCAAGTCAGTATCGTGCTATTTCGCCCTTTACCGTCGGTTCTAATTATACGCTTACCATCGGAGCAGGTGGTTCGGCGGGTTCAAACGGTAGTAACACAACAATTTCGGGAGCGGGGGTATTTGTCAATTCTTCAGGCGGAGGTGCAGGCGGAAGTACAAGCGGATTTGCCGGGGGGTGTGGAGGAGGTGGAACAAGTACTGGAGCCCAATATCCTGGAGGAACTGGATCTCAGGGTGGAAGTGGTGGAGCTGGAAATATATCTGGTCAGAGTTATTTCCTCGGTGCTGGCGGTGGTGGTATAGGGGGTAATGGGTTTTCAAATACAAACTCGCCAAACGCGTGTGGTCCAGGAGGATCATCTCTTACATACAATGGGTCTGCATATGGAGGTGGTGGAGGTGGTGGAGGACAGGGATATTATGGTGCTGCTGGAGGAGGTGGTGGAGCGGGAGCAGGGGGTAATGAGTTTGTAGTAGGCGGTAATGCGTCATCGAATACTGGCTCTGGCGGCGGCGGAGGAGGGCGGGATAAAGCCGGTGGGAGTGGAGGAAGCGGAGTTATTGTGATGTCCTATGCATTTCCGTCCCCCACAACCATATTTTCACTGGGATCCGCCTATATCGACGTTAGTAACAGTTTACGATTATTGTCTACGTACAACACGGTAATATCCGCGTCTTCACTGGTTATTCAAAATTCTACTTCGATCTCAGGTAATTTAGGAATGAATTACTGTAATATCACGGATATCGGTAGCAACGTGTTTGCAGGACTACTTCCTATAACTCCCGATTTATTCACGGTAACATCTGGAACTCAAGGAACATCATGGACGTCAAATGTTTCTGGAGGGAGGAAGTACTATACGTTCTATAGTAATTGTACAGTTACCGTTGGAGTATCTTCGGGTGCGATTGAATACTTCGCGTTAGGTGGGGGAGGAGGCGGAGGAGCAACTCTAGGTTCTGGTGGAGGCGGAGCCGGTGGTCTACAAACAAACGTTTCATCAACTACGTTCCAAGTCGCTTTTTCTAGTCAGTACAGCACTATACCGTCGTTAACAGCAAATTCAAATTATACAATTGCCATTGGTGCTGGGGGTGCTGGAGGAAGCAACGGCAGCAATACGACAATTGTGGGAACGGGAATATCTATTACTGCCTCGGGTGGAGGTTCAGGAGCAAGTCAGGGTTCAGGATCAGCGGGTGGATGCGGAGGAGGAGCTGCAAATAACTCAGTTGTTAATCTTTCTGGAGCTGGACAACAGGGAGGCGGAGGCGGCGGACCGGGTACTGGATTAGATGGTAGTCGTGTGTGGTCCCTAGCTGGCGGTGGTGGAGGTATCGGTGGAAAAGGAGGTGATGTAAAGAACGGAGGACCTGGAGGCGATGGCTCAAACGCATCTGGAAACGGAGGAACAACACTTACGTTCAATGGGTCTGCGTACGGAGGTGGCGGTGGTGGTGCGGGAGGAATGAGTGGATTTGTATTTAACGGAACAGGTGGGGGTGCAACTGCAGGTGCAGGAAATAGTACAGGAGCGGGAGGTTCAGCATCGCCAAATACTGGATCTGGCGGTGGTGGTGGAAGTAATGTGGGTGGATCTGGTGGGTCTGGAATTGTCATAATTTCATATCCGTTTACTAGCGGGTTTACGATCACCCCACTTGGAACTGTTTCGATAGACTCGTCCAGCAATTTGAAACTGTCTGCTACGTCGAACATTGTGGTGTCATCTACGACCGCATTCTCGTCCAACGTAACTATAACAGGGACAGCAACATTTGGATCGAACGTGACAACGAACGGAGTTGCTACAGTAAGTTCACTGCTGGTGACGTACACATCGTCGCACGGAGGAGTGTCTACGTTCGGATCGAATATCACGGTGGCGGGAACGCAGTCAAATACCTATTCTGGGAACAGCGTCGGACTCACTATTACAGGAAACGATACGGTGGGAGGATCAGGATACATGAACTTCATGCGTGTCACCAACACCTCTACCGGGGCTACCAATCCAACCAAGACATTTCGTATCAATCCCACCGGAGGGTTGGAGCTTCTCAATAGTGCGTATACCTCCAATATTTTCAGTATTGCCGACAACGGAATTTTACAGGTGGGGGGTGATACGTCTGCGGGGACAACTAACAATTCTCCCACATCAAAATACCTTTCGTTCAACGCACAGTCTCAGATATACGATGACGGAAACTTCCATATTCATACAACAAACAATGGAGGGTCTATGTGGATGAACACGAGCGGGGGACAGATCAATTTGATCTCCCAGCAGGTGGGCGGAGGATCGTTAGGATCAGGTGTCGGTATCGGAACATCCAGTCTCACAGCCTTTGTATCCATCAGTGGAACCAAGACATACTCGCTCAGTAGCTACGGATACCTTGCACAGAGCGGAGCCGGCACCGGTGGTAGCACTGGTAATGTGGGGTTCAGCCTATTTACAAGTGGACGTATTCAGTGCACGGAGTTGGATGCCACCTCCGACGAACGTCTCAAGGATATTTCGGGGGGTATTACGGCCGAGGACGCCCTGCGGTTTGTTCAGAGCGTGAGTGGAATGTACTACTCGTGGAAATCTGACCCCTGCGGAGGCCTGCGATCGGGGTTCATTGCCCAGGATATTCACAGGGCAGGGTTTGACCATATGATCTCGGCGATCCCGAGAGCAGACATATGTGGTCAAGTAGACGATGACGGGTTCACGCACCCAGAAGGAGCCCAATTAACTCTGAATTACAGTTCAATCACACCGTACCATCACGAAGCCATCAAGTATTTACTTGATCGCGTCAGGCGGTTGGAATCTCAGATTTCAAGTTTAATGTCACGGATATAAATAATGGCTGCGTTACTTGGGTACACAAACGTCAACGGACTGTCGATCCTCGTGAGTGGAAGCGGAAGCGTATCGGGAACGTTAACTGGTACTTCAACCGGTCCCGCGGTGCTTGGGTACACAGTCGTAAACGAAATCCTGACGGGATCAAACAGCACGCTATACATTACCAACGCGAGTGGTGGATCTTGAAGATTACTGTTTACTCACACGAATACTCAATGTTCTATTGGAAATCAGGCAAAAAACTTTAATTCCCTGAAATTTTGTCTGAAACGACTGAACTTGACTGTTCACACTTTTACCAAGCAGGAATGATATATATTCATACGGAGTCCTTTTGATTCCGTCTGAGCATACAGGAGGGACGGTAAACTGAACGGAAAAAATTGTGAACGGACTTTGGAATCCCGAGTTCGCCCATCGGGATAATGGTCCGCTGAAATCAGGGGGAGTAATAAACGGCTGGAGTCCCGCCCGGTCAATATCTTCCTGGTGACGAGCGGTCGCCTGATTTTTCAGGAGATCGCTAATGTTTGAATTATACCCGGACATTGCTGATTATAACTTGATGACAACAGAATTCTTAGCGGACTTGCGTTCCGATCCACCCGACCGCTTGAGCACTGACTTGCGAGCGGGTTGAGGGGGAGGAGGTCCAGCCGAAAATGTCATGGGAGGGGCGGTGGGAGCCTGGGTGGGTGGCATGGGAGTGGTATTTGTGGATCCGATCTTCTTCTCCTCCTTATTGATCTTGTTCAGGATATCACCAATACCCATTCCACTTCCACTCGGCATCTTCATCTCGCGAGCCGGAGCCTTGAGGGGGATAGTGCGTGTCTGAGCGGGCGGTGGCTGGTTCGTTCCGCCCAGGAACGACATAAGTCCGGCAAGAGGATTATCAAAGTTGGAGGTAGGGGGCATCTGTACGGGTCCGGGGGCGGGGGCAGAGCTGGGGAATGTAGGAACTGTTGCACGCTGCTGTTGCTGCTGAGCCTGCTGCCGGAACTGCTCGGTCTGTCCCTGCATAGCCTGAGCCGCCATCTGCCGGGCAATATCGGGGTTCTGACGGAGAATCTCCTGAATATTAGGAACCGGAGCCTTCATTGCCATCTGGTTGGTGAGGTGAACCATATACACCATGAAGCAAGTACGCATAGGAATGCGGACGAGCGGGTGCATACGCATCTGGTCACCGTAGAGATCATACAGCTCCTCAAAATCCTCTTCCAGATCGCCAACATTCATCTGGGCACTCTGGGACAGACCGTCGAGTTGGAGACCGAACATCTTCACCATGTTCACATTCTTGGATCCCCACTCAAGAGCGGACATACCAGTAATGAACCATTCGCTAAACTGCTTGATGGTGGCATCCATAGCCTTCTCCTTGCGAACAAACTCTAGCTCCATCTCCATCTCGTCAAGAGGCGAATCCATAGTAAACCGCTTGCGGATGGGTACACCGAGTTTGTTGAGACGCTCAAACTTGCGGAGGAGTTCGTACTTCTTCTTCATGATGGCATCCTCGGACATCTTTGGAGCCTGGGATACAGGCTTAAGATAAGCCTCGGCATTCAAGTTCTCGACGCCATCCCACGACTTCGTATTCCCAACATCGGCAGCGGATGGGACGAGGCGGGGCGGGGGCACGGGCTCGGAAGGAAGATCCGTAAAATCAAGGTTAACTGTCTCCATATCAGGAAGCTTGGTGTCCATCGCCGCCGAGGACGAAGAGTTCATTAAAAGATCAGCACCGGGAACGTCCATTATGTCTCCTCCGCATCCTCTTTGTAAGATGTAAACGCGAGCGACGCCGAGTTTTTCCCCTGCCACCCTTGAGAGGAGTTGAGGCGAACTTCCGTCCTTCTACGACAGTTTTGTACTCTCCCATCCCCGACCGGGAACAATTTGAACAGATATACTGTCGGTTCCCGCTCCCCAGATCTGGAGCGTCTGGTTCATATTTGCAGACACAGACGGCAGGGAACTGCACGGGCGGAGGGCGGGGTGCCGATGCAACTGAAAATGAGGTAGGGGACGAAGGAGGAGACACAGAAAACCCTTCTGCTGTACCAACGCGAGGACGTTTCGTCATCAATTCTTCAGCAGCACTTTTCATAGTTTCTTTGGCGGTCGTTTTAAGAACGTCTTTCACTCCTTTCATGAATTGCTGACGAAGAGTGGGTCCGAGTCTGGACATCCCTATATTATACTGGATGCTCTAAGAAATACAGACCCTGCAAAAAACTATCGGCTAAATCGTCCTTCTTCTTATGCGAACGAAAAAATGAGATGTTTGCGGAGGGACACAGTTGCTCGCAGTGTACGATACCCGTCTTCTTGCGTCCGCGGTAGGTTCCTGTCGTGTCGCCTGCCATAGTGATATTGTCCAGCTTATGGATCGCAGACACACCTTTGGTGCGATAACCCCGACATGCAAAGTACATATGAATCATGGCTTGGACAGCAAACATCCGCCGATCCAGCTGGTTCTCACATACTACGAGATCTGCACCATGCCACCAATCTGTCCTGCGATCAAGCGAAGAAATGATATCCGTTACTAGGTCGAGGACTCCACCACCTGCTGCTCTAGCATTTCCCTTGAACTTTGACCATCCCGCCTTGTTCATTTCAGCCCAGATAGCCGGAACCAAATCCTTCTTCGTCTTCTTATCCGAAAGACCGTACGTCTTGGACATCTCCTGAAGTTCGGGGATGGTCTTTTTACCGAGGGCAGCCTTGGTCATAGTGAGGTTCTTTGGACGGTGGCGGGAACATGCTTGGGTACCAGCTCCAGCCTGAACCCACATGGCAGGTTTCGAGCACTTGTAGCAGGATGTCCGAGCATGTCCGTTTTTCTCACCGATGACGTCAATCACGTCCCAATGGGCAATACACATATCTGTCCTGGAAGCACCTTCAAGGACACATATGGCTAAATTACGAAGCCCGATATCAACACTTATGAGCTTCATATTCTTATTGGTTTTATTAAGACGCTGCCTGTAAGAGTGAAATCAGAGTAGACTTCTTGTCGCTCTTGCTGTAAGGAATACCCTTAGCTGTCAGCAGTTCGCGGAGCTGAGCCGCCGTCTTTCCGCCAAGAGTAGCCATGTCCTCACCCATCAGCTCAACATCCTCTCCATCGTGCTCAGCCTCAGCGTCCTCATGAACGCTGACCCGGTCATCCTGGGGCTGAGCTTGGACTGGAGCAGACAGTTCGTCTTCATGCGATACTTCCGGCTCGGGCTCGGACTGGGACTCAGACTCGGGGACGTGCTGGGCAAATGTTGGAGGTGGGGCTGTAATAGCAATAGCCAGGGCGTTGATCGCCTGAGCCATGCGGGACTGCTGAACATACATCCACGCAACCAGACCAGTCAGAATAAGAACAATACCGGCGACGAGTGCTACGACACCATGAAAGAACTCCATGTTTCCTAGTTTACCTTGATGGATACTTAAAAATCGTCCGAATCAAACTTGATCGTCATGTCCTCCTTCCGGGCACCGACCCCTGCCTTGGAGTAATCTGACACCTTCCGCTCAAAGAAATTGCCCTTACCTTCCATCGAGATCATCTCCATAAAGTCGAATGGGTTTTGGACGTTGTACAGTTTCGGGACACCCAACTGAACAGCCAGGCGGTCGGCCACGAAGCGGATGTACTGCATCATGAGCTTGGAGTTCATACCAATGAGGGAACACGGCAGGGAGTCGCAGATGAACTCGCACTCGATCTCTACGGCACTCCCAATAATCGCGTGGATCTCGGAAACCGTAATCGGCTTCTCGCGATGGTACATTTCCACCGCAAAGACAGTGTGCAGTCCCTCATCGCGAGAAATCAGTTCGTTGGAAAAGGTCAGTCCAGGGAGGAGACCACGCTTCTTCAGCCAGTAGATCGCACAGAACGCACCGCTGAAGAAGATGCCCTCAACGCACGCAAACCCTACCAGACGAGTGGCAAACGACTCCGAGCTCTCAATCCATTCCAGAGCCCACTTGCCCTTCTTTTGAATACAGGGGATCGTGTCCAAGGCTCGGAAAAGACGGAATTGTTCGTCCTTGTCCTTGACATACTTGTCGATCAGGAGGGAATACGTCTCGGAATGAATACCCTCGATCGCGTTTTGAAACGCGTAGAACAGGCGTGCTACCGGGCTCGGAGTATCACGCTGGAACCGAGTCGCCAAGTTCTCCTGGACGATACCATCGGATCCGGCAAAGAAGGCAAGGACATGCTGGATGAAATGCTTCTCGTTCGAGGTCAGCTTATCCCAATCAGCCTCATCCTTGCTGAAATCAATTTCCTCGGGCGTCCAGAACGAGGCGACAGACTGTTTGTACAGCTGATACAGCTTGGACTCATCAGACTTGATAGGAAAGAGCGTGTAGCGGTCACCGAGAGTTGTCATGTCGTGTATATATCACGCAGAAAGTAGTTAAATCCTTTCCGTGTAATAAAAACAATACGAGATGAGCGTGGCACCGCCTCCCGCCACCTACACTGCGACAAACGATTTGAATGCCTTGAAGAATATTTTTGTTCCGCAGTACCAGTTCAGCAACGGGTATTACCATGCGATCGTGAACACTCAGCTGCCAGGAAACGTGGCGGTAGGTAACTCGACGACTGGATTCCTACTGACAGTGAACGGAGCTCCAACAATGACGCTCTCGGATCTCCAAAACTGGTCGTACTACCGGGCGACATCGAACTTGGTGATGAATTCAAATTCCATTACGACTGTTTCCAAACTGACGTTTGTGGGAGGAAATACGACGAACGCGTTCACAATTGACGCACCGAATGGGTTCATCAATGTGTCGGCGTACTACCTATGCGGAAACTTCATCAATTTATCGGGGGGTCTACCTGCGTGGGCAAATTACCCTGCCTCCACAAACGTGAATATGGTAGGGTACTCAATCAGTGCCGCCGCTTTCGTTTCCCTCTCCCTGGGCGGAACAGTGACAAACCCGGCGTCCAACGTCATTGGATTTTCGAACGCCGCGTTCGGCGAAACGATGCGAATCACGCAGTCGGGGCAGTTGAGCGTTGGAACCTCCGCCCAGTTTCCGGGGTTTTCCCTGGTTGTCAACGGATCGTCTCAATTCAAGTCGAGCATCATTATGACGACATCGGCGTACACTTCAGGTTCAAACTCTTTTTTCGTGAATTCCGTTCCATCAACAGTTGGAAATGTGGATATTCAGTTGGGGGCGTTGGGAGGAAACACGAATATGTATTTTTGCACAGGAGGAGTTGTGAACCAGCGGTTGAAGCTGGATAGTAACGGAAACTTCGCGGTCATGACCGGAACATTGACGACCACCGACGCAACGAAGCCACACTCGGTTGGAGGCATAATATTCCAGAACCAGAACATCAGTGCCACGTCTCTTACGATTAATGGTGTACCATACACCGGAGGAGTGGCGGCGGGTGTTGCGACCATAAATAGTACACTGTCTGGAAACGTTATCTTCACTGCTGGTACAAATATTTCGCTCTACACGTCTGGAAACAGTATTGTGATTGGAGTCTCGGGATCAACAGGTGGAAGTAGCATAGGAGTCACAAGTCTGAACACTCTCTCGGGAGACCTCACTCTTTCCGCCGGAACCAATATTTCGCTGTACACGTCCGGAAACACTATTGTCATTGGAGTCTCGGGATCAACGGGTGGAAGTAGCGGTGGAGTCACTACCATAAATAGTACACTGTCGGGAAATGTAACTTTCACTGCTGGAACCAATATTTCACTCTACAGTACGGGGAACAATATTACGATCAAAACAAACGTCTCTGGAACATATGGTGGAGTGGTGCTTTCGTCAAGTGTCGTAACTGCATCGGCTGTAAATACTACAGGTGTACTAAAAAGTTCAATCGGGGGGGTGGGATTACAGAGCGGCACAGTCTCCGCATCTGCACTGTATACCAGTCCTTCCACCTATCAAAATGTAATTGGAGGCGTAACCCTTCAGAACAACGCAGTCACAGTGAATAATATCAATATCTGTGGTGGATCCGTAGATTCAATTGTAAGCACCGTCAACGGATACAAATCAGATATTACGATAACTGGTGGAACAGGTATTCAACTCGCAACTATAGCTCAGCCTTCTTCTACTAACTTTGCTATCGGTACCTCCCCTACGAATGTTACAGTTATTACTCTAGCAGGTGCATCCATTACCCTGCCAGACACGGGGAGGGGAGATATATTCATTTTTGATGTAGGTTATTCAACAGGCGGAGCTCCTGTGTCTCTCCAGTTCCCTTTAGGATCTGCAGACATTCCAGCTGGAACATCCTGGAGAATAACGAACGCCAGCCCTAATACTGTTAGCTTTTTGTATAATGTTGCCCTTGCAGCCCTACCAAATATTGATCCGTTTGCCAATGGAACCTTTAGTTTGAATGCTAATACCACTATCCTACTTGTAAATACCGACGGGGCAAAAACATACTACAACGTCATCTAAACACCGTTCATGACCTTTTGAATCGATACGACCGATACTCCCGAATGCTTTGAGAAATCTTTGAGAAACGCCCGGATCTCCGCCTTCGTTTTGTCGTGGCACAAGACGCGAGCAATCATTCCCGAGACCATGACTTTCGGTGTATGTTCCAGTTCCTCGTCGGGGGACTTGAAGATATCCTGAATCGTTCCCAGAATCTCTGTCCGCTGATCTTCTTGGATCGAGAGCCCGTTCATCATCCGCTCTGCCAAGGACAGCTGGGTTTTCAGGAGCGGGTTCTCTTCGGCGTGAATTCCAAATGTCTGAATAGCTTTCGACAAGGAGCGGGTCGATACATTCACAATCTCAGACATCTCTTCGTGTGTCCGTGATACGCCCATACGACGGCACGCCACAAAGAACACGGCACCCATGAGAGCCCTCCGAGTTTCGCCACGCAATTTCAGGGCTTCCGTCTGTCCCCGAAACAGGGCACACGCTTCCTGGAGAATGGCCTTGGTAAATCCGTGGCGGTAAGCGTACTGATTCAGTGTTTCGAGAGCCGAGAGCCATGACCGCTCGGAATGGGAGGCGAGAGACCACGCGGACAAGCGTTGAATACTCTTGAATGCGGCAGACGATACTTTTCTGTTCATCGCCATAGACCCGTATGACGAGTCGGGGAGCAGCTGATTGATGGTCAAGCCGACACGCGATGGATCTTCATTCCGGTCTTCGGCACCATAATATCTCCACTCCGCACCTTCATCAATCGTCTGCTCCATAATTGTTCCACACGACGTACATACTCTCTGCCCTTCATCCACCAGAACTCCCTTCTCTGGATGGTCACACATTCCTCTTCTTGCCACCTCAGCCATGTCGTGTGTACAAATGTCCGTTTTTAACGACTCATGGAATGACGCAGGAAATCCATGGCAGAGTCGTCGTACACAAAGGGGCGGTAATCGGCTCCCGAACGAGGGGGAGCACGCAGTCTGGGCTGGGTATTCTGCGGCTTGATCCAGGAGATCACCAGGTTCAAGGTTGGAGTCACCCATACTTGGAATCCCTGTTCGGTAAGGGCGTCTCTGACATACTCCACGGCTTCGCGGTGATCGTACAGGGGGTACCCAAACACAAACGAAGGAACATCATAGACAAAATAAGGGGCAGAAGGGTTCTGAATCGCATACGTCTTGAGTTGGGATGACAGGTTTGACAGAACTGGACGCATGGCTTGCATTTTTGCAGTCTTACGTTCATCTTCCTGCTTCCACAGGTCTTTGGCCCGAAGCATTTTCATACACGCAGAAAAGAAGCACCAATGAAATACACGGTTCTAGGTTTGAACGGCGGAGGAATGCGTGGATCTCTACAGGTGGGTGCACTCCAGGAACTCGCGGAGCAGGAGGGGGAACAATGCCTGAGCTTAGTGTTTACCGGAGGAGTATACGGTATTTCTATCGGAGCCCTCATCGCAACTCTCATCGCGTTCGAGTTTTCAGTGGACGAACTGAACATGCTTACTGGGCTTCTGGGAAATATGCAGGATGCCTTCAATCCCTTGCGTCTTCAAACCCTGTTGAGCCTCACCCAAACGAACGGGATAGATGATGGCTCGAAAATCTACGCCCTCCTCGACCAGGAATTCAAGAAGCGTGGACTGGACTTTTCAACACTGCGTATCGGAGACGCAGCCATTCCGCTGAACATTATTGCGTCGGACTTGACAACTCTGAAAGTCACCATATTCAGACAGAGTATTCGGGTATGGGACGCACTGCGAGCTTCGTTTTCACTACCCTACATTTTTACGCCACATGAGATTCAAGACCACCTGTTTGTCGATGGTGCCCTTTTGTGTCAGAAGATCGTAGACGCCATACCTGCGAAAAAGCGGGCACACACTCTGCTCTTGTTGACAACACAGGAACCTAAAGTAACCTTGGACAATTATCTGGGAATGGTTCCGTTCTGTAAGTCGATCAAAGAAACCTATGGAACGAAAGCAGAGTATCCCGACAATACATGCTTGCTTGTTGAAGACGGGGCACAGATGGTCAGTTTCTGGAACTCAGAGGAGGTTGTACGGCACTTAATCGGTATTGGACGAGCTGCCTACCTTAAGTTCAGGACCGACAGCCTCCACAAGAAACTCGCGTAAGACTTCAGTCTTGGGCGGACCAACATACTCGAATGTCTTGGACGATGTCTGGAGTTTGTATGTGGGATACGAATCAACCTTGAACTCCGCACATTTCTTGTCAGATTCGCAATTAATATACCGGATATCAATGGTCTTTCCGCCATACGTACGATCTTTGAGAATTGCCTCCAGGCTGTGCATTACAGGCATGGCGTCTTGGGAGTAGGGGCACCATTTTGTATAGAAAAAGAGGAAGTGAGCTTTATCGTCTGGTATTCCTATTTCCTTGACCTCTTCGACAAGCATGCGGCTGGCGGGGGGGAATCCGCGAAATACCCAGTACAGTCCGACAAAAACAAGGAGGGTGACGAGAGTGACCCCACTGGCAATGAGTCCCGTCTTCAAGACATCCATCTTCTATTTATTTAGGATAGAGAACAGACGTTATTTTCCGTTCGCGAGCATACCATTCACGATACGCTTGGTGCTGAGGAGTACCAGAAGCCAATTTCCACATAAGACTATGTGTTTGACGCTCGGGTTCACCCAGAATATGGGGCTTTACGGTATACCACTCTCCGTTATACCGAAACATTGTTCTTTACATATACGAGTTCGCTGTCTTAAAAGCGGGCGGGGAATCCAACGAGGTTGGCACCAATACCGAAGCCGGCACCCGTGCGGGCCGAGGAGCCGACAGAGGGGGCATAGATATCGAGGATGGCGAACACGGCGAGGGCAGTGAGGGCGATCGTGCCGATCTCGTCGACGCGGAGCTTCTTGCCCGGGAGCAGGTAGCATGCGACGGCGACGGCGAGGCCCTCCAGGGCGTACTTGACTAGACGCTTAACGAGGTCGGCAACATCAATGCCAACAGACGGGGCGGGGGCAGCCTTGGCAGAGGGATCGGACATTTGTTTATACTTGAAGAAGGAGAAAAATTCAGGTGGGTTTGGAATAAGTAAATAAGGAATGATCTCGACGTATGTCGTTATTATTTTATACGTTCTAGCCATCGTCTCCCTGGAAACCTGTGCGATGAGTTGTTTCAAGACATCCATAGAAGACTGGCGGTTCTTCCTCCTCGGTGTATTCTTTTATTCAATCGTCGGACTGATGCTGGTTCAGACATTCAAGCTCACTGGATTGGCCTTCACCAACGCCCTGTGGTCGGGTCTGTCAGTTATGGCGACAACGACGGTGGGAGTCCTCTATTTCAAGGAACGACTGCACCTCCACGACTACCTTGCGATTGCGATGATTGGAGGTGGGGTTCTGATCTTGAAATTCACTGAGTAGAAGAATAATGGATAAAGCTTTTTCGTCTATTGTCCTCTTATCCATCGTAGAGATCTATGGAGACTTTGCCCTGAGGTTCTACGCCCAGACAAACAACCTGACGTACTTTTACCACGGTATCGCAGGATACGCGGGCGTCGTGTTCTTCCTCATACAGTCATTGCGACACGGTAACGTCCTGTACGTGAACGGCATGTGGGACGGAATTTCGGGGATCCTGGAAAGTGCGGCGGCATACGTGGTTCTGGGAGATCGTCTAGAGAAGCCGATACAGTATGTCGGACTTGTCTTGACGTTTGCGGGAATCATGCTGATGAAAGCTTAACGGTTTACTTGTGTCCGACGAGCTTCCACACCATCTTGTGAGTGAGCATCCAGACGGCACCGAACACTGCGGCATGGGTGAGGTTCACCGTCATCGTGGACGCCCCGGGAGGGAGGCGAACCAGGACGCCGGGGGTGAGGAGATAGAACAGGACAGCAGCATATACAGCCATTCCCCACATTTGTTTGTTTGTATACTCCCGCGGGAAAAAAGCATTTTAACGTCTAGAGAGGGGAAGTATAAATGAGCTCTCGGCAGAAGGTTGAGCTTCCGAAGGTGGACGACGACGGTGTGGTAGACTACCTCGATGAGGATCCCGAGCTCCCCAACCAGCGTTACTGTATTGTGTCCTTCATTTCACCCGAGAAGGTGATTGAGCGGAAGCAGGATTTTTTCTTCAAGAAGTTCCTGCAGTGGACGGACTACGATTTCAAGGTGAAGGGACTGGAGCACCTGGCTGACTTCCTCGCCAAGAAGTATTCCCTCAAGATTGACGATGTCATGAAGGATATCCACGATTTTGAGAAGACGCACCGCGACGAGCTGAAGAACTCGGATGTCCCGGAGCAGTACCAGGTGTTTCTCCTGAAGCACGAGAAGGAGGTGCAGGAGGCGTTTGACAAGGCGAACAACTTCCAGTGCAATATTCGTGGTGTCAAGGTTCGCCGTGCCTTCCCGTCGTACGAGGAGGCTCAGCTGTGGTGCAAGGTTCTCCAGCGGAAGTACCCGAAGGACAACCTCATGATCGGTCGTATGGGTTGCTGGCTGCCGTGGGAGCCGTCCGAGCACCTCATGGAGAACGTGGAGTACGCGAACTCGCAGCTGAACGAGATCATGCGGAAGTACAAGGAGAACGAGGCGAATCGCGAGCTGTTCTTTGCCGAGGAGCGTGAGGCGTCAGTGAAGGCTCAGAAGGAGGAGAATGCCAAGCGTAGGGCAGAGCAGAATCAGCTTCAGGATCTCGCGAAGCCCGTTCACCCAGCAGAGGGAGCCATGCGAGAGTAGTAATCAACTATGCCCTGTCTTTTTCACCCACACGGATGGACCACGCCTCTGCGATGCCAGCTCGGCATTGTAGTCGTTAGCTGCCAACATCGTGGACATAAACGGCTTGTTATCCACCCACAGGGAGTCCGCACACATGTGGAACTGGGGGTGATCGCTGGCTTTGTACCAAAACACCTGGTCTTCCAATTTGTTCGAGCTCGACGAATTGCAGATCACGAGGCACTCGTAATTTTCCGTACACTGATCCATGAACTGACAGAACATCTCGAAGGAGGGGAACATACCTGCGTAGTTCTCGTAGATACGGCGGCGGTTGCCCAGAATGTTTTCGCGAAGAATGAAGACAAAATCGACGTTCGTGCGGAGATTAGGGGTAATACCGAGGGGGTACTGCATGGTAATCATGGTGGAGAGATCAACGTGACGGCCGTTCATGAATACGTAGCGGGTAGACTCCTCCTTGATCCACGAAGCGTCGTAGAGACAGTCGTCTAGAATAAGGAAGGCACGGGGGTCTACGTTTGACGCACCCGCTCCACGCTGTTGTTTCAAAGCCAGCTGACGCCGAATGACGTTCATGATAATTTCAGGTTTGTACTTGTCATGAATGAGTTTGGATGGAACCATATCCTGGAAGAAACGGTTTGCCACCTCTGTTCCGGAAATCACAGTTCCAATCGGGAACGCATCCTGGTTGTGAAACAGAATATCACGAACCAAGAAGGATTTTCCGGTATCCTTCTTACCAATAATCACAATCATAGGAGACTTGCGTGAATCAATCGCACATCTCTGTTTGATCATATCCATATTGAATTGACGAATGTTAAAGTTCATCTCCTTCCTTAGTATTTTCACAGGAGTAAATAATGTCAAAAAATACCCACGCATACACGATTCATACCATCCATCTGACCTCGGGGGATGCTGTGCGAGTCACAGGGAATATTGCGATTTACTCGGTGATCTATACAATCGCTGGAGCGTTTCTGTCGTATATTCTCTACTACCTATTTGACGAGTTCAACGAAAAATGGGAGGCCAGAGGGCTGGGGTATCAGCTCTTTGATGTATCGGCCGAAGTGAGTATTATTGGAGTGGTGGCCTTCTGGCTGGTCTACTTTATAAACGTATCAGCTCCAATTATCCCTGTCCGCAGAGGGCTGGAAGATTTCGTGGACTCCTACACTGCTGGTCTGTTCTTCATGTTCGCCATCTTTATTTTCCTGGGAGATCTTACCAAAAAACTGACTTACATTTTTGATACGTTTGTAGGGTCACACTTTGACCGAGTATTCCCCGCCGAAGGGTCTATCATCGACGGATCACTGCGGTACAGTGACAAGCAAAAAGCAGGGAAGTAAACATAACGGGAATGCCTAAACCTACGCCCGACTTGCGAACATCCAACGTCCAATTGGATGTTCAGAAGTACTCGAACCTTCCGGGACTCCAGGAACAGTCGCAGAAACTCTGGGGTCTTCGCCGCATCCAGCCCTACTTTCCTTCCATCCAGAAACTGTTCAAGCTGGAGAATGTCCGTATGCCGTACCACTACGGACTGAAACTCCAGCTTCCGATCCAAACGATCAGTTCGGAGTCAAGTGTCTACGTGTCTGGAAAAGAGGTTCCGATCCATCTCAAGAAAACGATGCTGTTCTCGCCGTACCGGGTCATGCACGGGGACTATGCGGGAACGGGACTTCCAAACACAGATGATACGGTATCGGAACCCCTGCGTATCCAAAGTCCTTACAATGCCGCATACGTCGGAGCCCTAGCCTCTGTAGTTCTCTCGGAATCTGGGTGCCAACATTTCCCGAAAGTGTACGGCGTGTTCTCTGGAATCGCTGAAAAGCATGTTTTGGATATCTCAGACGATTACGAGGATCTGTGCGATCGTCCATGGTTCTCTCAGAACATCGGACACTTTTTCGACCTGCGTCTCCGCAAGGCGGAACTCCCAGTGCTTGAACTTTCTGATGCGACGGAGTCCATAGATATAGGTGCAGTAGAACTCGAACCCCTTGCTCTCCCATCTCCACCAGTGGACATCATACAGTATGAGCCAGAAGATACGCACGACGATATGGGCGAATCAGACAGTTGTTCAACAGATTACGTATTCAAGGTTCACTCAGCCGCAAGTGATAGCGAAGACAGTGATGATGAAGATAGCGAGAGCGATGAGACCGGCGAAGGGTTTTCACAGGATGAGTTTGACGAGGCGTTTGCCCACGCGATCTTCAAGGATGCCCCTATCCAGATCACGGTTATGGAGAAGTGCGAGGGGACACTGTACCTTCTGTTCAAGGAGACGTCCGATGTGGCAAGGCGGTGTGCGTGGATGGCTCAGGTGATTTTTGCTCTGGCGTACGCCCAGCGGACGTTCGCGTTCGTTCACAACGATCTGCACGTGATGAACGTCATGTACGTTTCCACGACTTCCGAGTTCTTCTACTACAATGTGGGGGGCAAGAGTTATCGTGTTCCTACCTACGGCAAGCTCATTAAAATCATCGACTTTGACCGAGCATCGTTTTCAGTCAAGGTTCCGAAACTGAAAGACTCGAAGTTCTTTATGTCCGACCAGTTTCATCAGGACGAGGAAGCGGGGGGGCAGTACAACATTGCTCCGTTCTATAATTCCAAGTACACTGAAATCAAGCCGAACCCTTCGTTTGATCTTGTGCGTCTTGCTACGTCACTCTTCTGGGACTGTTTTCCGAAGGGTCCCGATGATGAGTACACGTCAAATCCGTTATTTAAGATGTTCATGACATGGCTGACACTTCCCGACGGAAAATCGGTACTGTTCCGTGATCCGCAGAATGGGGATTTCAGCGAACGGTACCGGGGGTTCAATCTGTACAAGGCGATTGCCAGGTACTGCCGAGATACGGCAGTGCCTCGCAAGCAAATTGAGAAGTTCGGAACGCCTTATCTCATTGACAGGGTTCCTCGCGGCGAATCATTTTTGGTGATTGAGTAAGAAGTAATTACGCCCCGGGCTTAATGCACGTGCCATCCGGCTCTAGCTTGTAACCCTTCTCGCAGCTTATGCACTTGGTCTTGTCAGCTCCGCACTTTCCATGCTGACACGAACAGGAAGCAAGACCCTCGCGGCCGCCGAGCATTGCACTCACAGCGTGGTGGGTGAAGTGGTACACGAGGGCAAACACGACACCGTGGACAGCGGCGACGGTCAGCTTCGATCCGCCCGGGGGGAGGCGGAGGAGAACGCCCGGAGTGAGGGCAACGAACAGAACGACGACAAACGCGAGCTTGAGCCAGTACATTTTGTTTGTATCCTAGCGAGAAGAATGTTTGTAGCCCAGTATAGTAAGAATAATACTATGGCACTTCTTTACTCTGGGGATATATTCCCGTCCAGCAGGTATCCTGGGATTCTGGGGTACAATGCATCCGGTGCCAAACCCCCTCAGCTCTGCAATGTTCTTGTTGTAGATGGCGTGAACGGTAATGATTCGTCAGCATCCGTCGGTGGTTTACCATATAAGACCGTGAACGCTGCAGTTGCGGCCGCGACGTCAGGAATGCACGTTTGGGTTCTTCCGGGAATCTACGAACTGACCGCGGGCATCACGATTCCTACAGGTGTGTCCATCCGCGGATCCAGCGTACAGACCTGCGTTCTCCAGATGACCAACGTCATCGCGAACACGACGCTAGTCACGATGGGAGAATCGACACGTATAGAAGATCTGACCCTCAATCTTACATCTGGAGGTCATTATACGCTCACCGGTATCGCACTCCCAGGAACAACCTCCCAGACGTCCAAAGTCCGTACGTGCGTCCTGACTGTCCGCAATTCCGCCGCTTCGGTAGGCGGGTCATCGGATGTCACGGGTGCCCTTGCATCGGGAACAGGAGCACTTTCACCTTCGTCCTTCTCGTTCAATTCCCTGAAGGGATCTACCATCAACGTGTATTCCAATGGCGGCGGGAATAAACGTGGAATTTTGGTATCTTCGTCAAATACACTTACCACGCGTGATTTGAATGTATATGTTGCTGCCCCCACCGATTCAACATCAACGGGATCGTATGTCGGAATTGAGACGAATGATGCTACTGCAAATCAGTATGGAAGCATTCAGTTACGGTCTACCACCGTAGGAACGTTCACTTCCTCCATCAGTGGAACGAACTCGGACATTTTACAGACTACTCCTTCGTCCATTATCTCCCCCGCCTACCTTGCGTCTGCAGGTATTCAGATCGGTCCAGGAACGGACTTGGTAACCAAGACTGCGGGAGGAAAAGGGTTCTCGTCGTATGTGTATCCGACCACGATTTATTATGGGTTGAAAGGAAATGTTACTAGTGCTGGTACTGGATGGTTATGGCCAGGGACACAGGCAGTAAGTGCAGGAGCGTTTCCAGATCCTGGACTTCCCGCAGCGTACTACCGTATCCAACAGCCATGTATTCTTTCGGGAATGGCGGTTGGTCTAAACGTATCGTGCGGGGGTACAAACTCACTTACAATCCTCGTCCAAAAAACCCCAGCTGCAACGGGGGTGAAAGTGGATACATCGTATACACTCACACTCAGCGGGGCAGCTATCAGCGGATCGTTCTATAACGCATCTGTGAACTTTGCAGCGGGGGACTATCTTCATGCATACCTTTCGTATACATCAGGTAGTCCCACCAACAATGCCCACGACGTAACAGTTCAATTGGATCTGTTCTAGAAACTGGGTTTCCCAACGAACATATCCTGAACGGCTGATGACGCGACGGACGCAGTGGCGACAACCGTCTCGGTATCTCCACCCATGGCAAATAGCAGGCCACCCGCACCGGCTCCCGACAGCAATCCAATCTTAGACGCATCCGTCCAATCGACGGGCTGCTTCTTAGTATACCGCTCGGCAGCGTACACTATAACTCCAGCAAGGGCGACAAGAACAATGACAATCAGAAGATTCGTGTCGACCATTCTATTTGATAGGTTCTGCTGGATTGTTTATAACTTTAGAACGAGCTCTCCGTCCTTCGCTTCCAGCTTGACATCCTTCTCCTCCTTTTCCTCATCAAGGCTCTCGAAATCGATCATGGCAGTCTCATCAGACAACTGAAGCTTGGGATGCTCATCATCGTCCGTTCCCACATCGTCGTCGTCATCCTCCTCCTCTTCCACCTCGAATGCCACCTTCTTTTCTGGCTCGGCTGCGGCTGCGGGTGCGGGTGCGGCTGCGGCTGCGGGTGCGGCTGCGGGCACAGCTTCTGCCGTGGTGGGAAAGACTGTATCAGTAGGCTGAATGACATCCTCGGCTTTCTGGGGTGCCTGGGGTGCCTCCTCGACAGAAAAGTATGTGTTCACAATGGACTGCCAGGGAAGGAAAGAGTCAAGAACAGTATCGAACGCAGTGTCCATAATTGTATCGATCTCTTTACGATTACGAGCCTGCTGCTCGGACGTTACACCGAATGTACGGAACAGGTATGCATGCTCCCAGCACCGCCGGGCGACTTCCTTGTAGTACTCGTGCACGAACTTGGGAAGCGGGGGTCGTTCGAACTCGACATCGATACTGTCTTGGGTAGAGCGGTACTGAATCGCGGCGAAGGCACGGAGGTAAGTCAGTAGGACACCTGTGAGAAGTTCTTCGAGGTATGAGCACTTGGAGGCGGCAATGATACGCTTAACCTCTGTCTGTAGAACGTCGTCAGTCCACACCGGGATGCGGGTCAGGAGATTCTGGAATGTCTTCAGAATCTGGTCGGTCTGATTATTCTTCTCGCAGATGGTCTTGGCGTTCTCGTACACGCTCCAGATTCCCTCGGTAACGTGGGGAAGCACCATAAGCGAAAAACGATTACGAATATGCCGCTTGGCAAACTGAGCCTCGTCTTTCAGGGACATTTGTCTTGACAGCTCATATCTTTAAGTGTACAATGAACGCCAGTGTTCAGGAAGAGAGGTGTTGAAGTCCGTGAGAAGTGTCTCAACCATCTTGCGATCCAACTTCATGGGGAACTTCACCGGGATCCAGAACTTGTACGCCTTGGCACTCTGTTCATCAGAAATGCGTATGAGGTTCACGCGAGATACGACGGCATCGACCACACGAATGAGGTTGCGTACACCCTCTTCAGTGTTCGAATACTCTTTGATAATATATTCTGCAGCATCTTCGGTAGCCGAAAGGTCGGCGGCGGCGATTCCAGCGTGCTTCAGGATATCCGGCCAGATATAGTTGGCAACAATGACCTTCTTTTCAGTTTCCTTGTACCCTGGAATATTGATTACACGCATACGATCTTTGAGTACGGGATGAACGCGGCTCTCGTCGTTGAACGAGAATACAAAGAGACACTGGGATAGATCAAAGTCAATACCTGCAAAGTACCGATCGTGGTAGTGGGAGTTCTGAGATCGGTCGGTGAGATGGATCAGCATCGAAATGATTTCTTCGCCGTGAGGAGTACCGCTGACCTTATCGAGCTCGTCAAAGTAGAGAACAGGGTTCATGCACCCAGCTTGGATGATCGAGTCCACTATCCGCCCCCACATGGATCCTTCATAGGTGTACGAGTGTCCAGTATAGTGAGCGATATCAGACGCACCTCCTAGAGACGTGAAGATAAACGGGCGACCGAGAACTTCGGCAATACCGTTACGAGCGAAGGAGGTCTTGCCGACACCCATAGATCCACGCATAGCAATCACGTTTCCGACCGATTTAGGATTGGAAATCCACTGTGCCAGGGTCTGAAGGATCTGGGTCTTGGCGGAGAGCATGCCGTAGGTCGCTTTGTCCATCTTTTCACGTGCATTCTTCAGGAAATCAGCACACTTTACTTCGCCGTCGGCAATTGTCACCGGCAGGGGGACGTTTTTTCCGAACGGAATCCGGAGAACACCGTCGATCCAATTACGAAGCTTCTGAGATTCGCCGTTGTCGGATCCCATACGGTTCATGGCATCAACTTTACGAATGATCTCACCCTGGATCTTTGCGGGCATATCGATGTCCAGTACTCGGAATTTGTAAGGAACATCCGACTCTCCAAGGATGTCAGCGATCGTCTTCATCTTTTTCAGAGCACCCTTCTTCGCCTGCTTCCCCAGACCCTCGAAGTAATCACTCTCTCGCCGACTGAGTTTGAGGGCAGGCTCGTCCTTATCCTTATCCTTCCTGTCTTTACCCTTCTTCTTGGTATCATCACCAATGATAAACAGTGGTTGGTTGCGACTGCCTCCACCAAGACGACTAGCAAACAGGCTTTGAATGAACTCGTGGGGAATCTCGTCATCTTCATCCTCGCCTTCTTCGTCGTGGTCGTACTCGTAATCATCATACTCGCCCCTCTCGTCATCGTCCTCGTCCTCATCGACACGAGCGTGGAGATGGATCTTTACCGAGACAGGGAGTGACGACGGGAGTGTGATTCCGTGAATAGTCTGAGTCGCGGCGGCGGGCTCCTCCTCCTCATCCTCCTCCTCTTCCTCATCACCATTGAACGTTGAATCGTCGTCGTCTTCCTCGTCGAACAGTGTATCGTCATCCACCCACCGTACGTTATCATCTATGGTCTTCTTATTGCGACTACGAAGATCGTAGCGTTTCTTGGGATCTGCAGGCTGATTTGGCGGTGCAGCCTCGCCGCTCTTCGTCCGACGACGACGTGCTACGTTCTTCAATGTTTCGGACATATTACTCTTGTCCTCCAGAAGAAAGTTTTGACATGCAATCCATTTTGTCGGATATGTATAAGGAATGGACGCCGCTTTCATAAAGAAGGCACAAAACATCGTAGATTATGAAACTGCCCACGACCCCAAGGTGAAGGAGGTTCTTCAGATCGTCAAGGAGTTTATCCAGGCTAAGCGTGTTCTGTGCTACGGCGGAACAGCTATCAACAACCTTCTACCGAAAGAAGATAAGTTCTACGACCCGAACTACGATGTTCCTGATTACGATTTCTACAGCGAGAAGCCCCAGGTTCATTCGCTGGAACTCGCGGACATTTTTTACTCTCGCGGGTTCCGGAACATTGAGGTGAAGCCCGGTGCACACTTGATGACATTCAAGGTGTTTGTAGATTACACTGGCATCGCTGATATAACCTACCTTGAGCCCCCAATTTTCAAACACCTGTGGGACGAAGAAATCATCAAAGGAGGAATTCATTACGTCTCCCCGAACTTCCTACGGATGTCCATGTACCTCGAGCTGTCTCGTCCACGAGGAGATGTCTCCCGCTGGGAAAAGGTGTACAAGCGTCTCATGGTTCTGAACAAGCATTACCCTGTAGGATGCAAGCCGTATGCTGAGAAAGGTCACTCAATCTTGGGAGATGCCCAACGAGATGGAGTGGAAAAGCTACTGCAGACGAAAGGTATTGTTCTTCTGGGAGTTCACGCGGTTGAGCTACATTCTCGGAGTCGTAATAACGTGTGGCAGACTCCAGTGGACGTTCTAGCCGACGATATGGCAGCTACTGTCAACCAGTTCATGAACGTGCTTGGAAACGTAGATGTCCAGGAACGCCCTGCCTACGCCGAACTTCTACCCGCCCACGTCGATATTATTGACAAGGCAACAGGTGCCCTGGTAGTTCGAGTGTTCAAGACGTTTGCGTGTCACAGTTACCACCTCCTCCAGAACGGGCTGCGAGTCGCATCCATTCCCACCCTTCTGCAATTCTTTTTTGCATTTGTCTACGCCGATGCCCACTTTATCGAGGGAGGTTATGACCAGGATCGCGTGATCTGTATTTGCCAGCGGCTGATGGATCTGGCGGCATCTACGAAACGCCGGTTCGATCTGTTGATCCCCCTAGATTGCCTGGGACATCAGGAAACACTCACGGAAATCAAGAAGAATAAGAGCGACCTGTTTGAAAAGACTCCCAAGAAATCAAATGAGTTCTTGAGGCTCTTTTTTGCGTATAAACCCGGAACCTTGAACAAGACCCAGAAGAACCGGATCAAGACGATCCTGCGGAAAACTGCGAAATCGTCAACGCACGATTTAGTATCGGATCAGACTGACTGAAACCTTGAGTAGGTTGAATGGCGTATAAGACGACGAATCGCAGGGAGTACACTGGGGAGTCGTGTACCCCACACCCTTTACGAGGGGATTGTAGGGTCCGTATGACTGTGTAGTGTGTCCCATGTCTTTGAAATCCGTTTGAGGAATTCCGCCGATGGGATTATAATTCTTCTGTGTAGAACTCAAGTTCTGGTAATTCCGTTTGGTACCCTGCTGCCGAAGTAGACGCGTAAAATCAGACGAATCACGGATGCGATTGACAAAATTCGGCGTTGTGTCCTTGTTTGCGTTCGCGGTGACAAAGCATAGCGACATTGTAGTTTATTGATGACTAAGAATAAAGATATAGATGACCGAAGACTTGATTCTCTTGTTTCTGGTTGTGGCACTTCTTGTCGCGACCATAAATATGACAGCAGTGGGGCGTGAGCACATGACCAAGTCTCCTCCAACCCAGTTGAGCCCAGAGGAGAGTCTACAAATCGTTGAGAGTTCTCTCAAGAAATCGGGTCCGTCTGGGACATACGCAGCCTTTGACACCCAGCTTTCAAAATATGAAGATCTCATCGCCAAGGATGGTAGCGACGAGTAGTAGAAATGTTCACATCATTACATAATGAAGAAGTACGTCTTGATTGGGTTTGTTGCACTCGCTATTTTGATTGTATGCCTCCTCCGTCCTCGCAGGGAACACCTGGACGTGCAGAACTCCGATGACCCGCAGATGCGTCTTAAGCAGGCACAGTCAAAGGTAGGGCAGATTAACGACCGCCTTTCAGTTATGGAAGCCAAGATTGAGGAGTCTGAGTCCAAGCGTGGAGAAAGCACCGGCGAGGCGACGAATGCTCTAGGAAGCAGCTCTGGAAAACTCAGTTAATATATAACAAGAATAGCAATGAAGTCTTATGTCCTGATAGGATTTATTACGCTCGCTATTGTCGTTCTGATATTCATCACACGACAGCAACGGGAGACATTTGATAGTACGGATAAGGCGATTGCCAGCCTTCTCGTGAACCCGAATATTCGACTCTCTAAAATTCAGAAGTCGCAGGAAAAACTCGAGGACGCTATGAATGCTGGTGCAGGTAAGGCTGGAATCAAAGGTATATTGTAAACAACTACTAACTAATTACTGTGCTGACCGATCCACCAATCGGTAGAGAGGTAGGAGGGGTAGAATGGTAGGGTATTTGCACTGACCGAAGGGCGGGTGTTCGCCAGGCTGCGGACGGCATCGGGGGTAAGGGCGTAATTGTAGTATACCAGACTTCCAATCTGACCGTTCCACCCGCCGTTTCCGGCAACATACAGTGGCTGCTCATTCTGGAGAGGCAGTCGCTTCATTGTGATGTGGCGGTAGAGTAGTCCGTTGACGTAGACATCCAGAGACCGCTGGTTGACAACGATTGCAAAGTGGTTGAGCTTTCCTGCAGGGAGGTTTCCGACGACAACCTTTTCTGGGTTATTCTTATCGTATGTATCCTGTGTGATTGTAATCTGGTTCTTTCCACTCGTCATAACGACGGAGGGAGACTGGAGAGCCATATCAAGACCGCCCTTGGTGAACAAGATTGGGCTCTTGTTCTGGGGATCAAAGTCGTTAATCAGGATCCAGGCGGCATACGAGTATTCAATACCCTGATCCTCGTTATTCGAGAGGGGGAGTAGGGCATCATACTGCTGGTTTGTCTGTCCATCCTGAAGAGGTCCAACAATCGTTACGCTTGCCAGCGTTGGTTGTAGTCCTCGGGGTTTAGATGAGAAGAAGCCGTACCCGAACTCGTAAAACACGAGGATTCCGATGCCCAGTACAATGAGCGTCATGAGGGATATAAGTATGGTCCGTGTATCCATAGTCTCTTGTTATTTTAGAAGGTATACTTGTTTATTTCCTGTCCCGTCGGATCAACCACCGCAAGTTTTACGACATAAGGGTTCGTGGGTGTCGAGGAGCTCGCTGCTGTCTGGGCGACCGCGGCGGCAGGCGGTCCAGCCTTGTAGAAGGACATCGCCATATTCGGGTTGAGTGCACCTGCATAAAAGTTGAGAGCCGCGAGGTTCCCCGAGAATCCACCCTTACCCATTACCGTGGCATCGCCATTCGGGGCTTGTGGAACCGCGGGGAGTAGGCACGAGCGTACCAGCATACCGTTCAGGTATATATCTACGTTGCGGCTACTTACAGACAGAGAGATACAGAACCATGACTGGAGAGGTACGTTCTTGACCTTACACGTGAACGAATCGTCGGTGGATCCCGTGAGTCCCACCGGGGACGGCACGCTCGACCCGCCCGATCCAGCGGCACCGGACATCAAGTTGATCTTGACATCTAGAGTGTTCTCAACAGGGTCGAGGAAGACGTAGGGGTTCAGAGAACCATCTGCTCCTCGGGTAAGAACCGGCTTCTCCTGTCCGAACATATAGTTCCAGTCTTGAATAAACATCCACCACTGAACTCCGTAGTTTCCACCGTTAGTACCAACCGATACGGGGATAGACGAACCGGGAATAACCATGGATGTATTTGTCGTAACGCCCGCAGCAGGAGTTACGCTTCCAGACCAGGTAGGCGTGGTGAACGTTCCCTGGAGGATAAAGAACGTGCCGTAAATGAGGAGGGCTGCCAGGACCGTGAATATAGTGAACCACATGGCACGGGACTGGAAGGGATCCGTCGAACGGGCAAAGTAGTAGTACGCCAGTGCGAGTTCAACGACCACAAAGACGATCGTAGCAATCGTTGAGCTGGTGATGAAGGTGAACGAAACTCCGCTCGCGGGTCCAGCGTTCGCAGTTGCTGCCTTGGCGTTCGGGTTGGGTGTCGCAGCCGCAGCAACCGCAGCAGCGTTCGGATCGGTGGGAGGCGTACTCATTCTTATTGTTAGAAGAAGAGGTAAAAACGGAACGAGAATTATCTGGCTGGCAGATAGACCAACTGAAATAGAAGATGTCTACTCCTATAACAATCTTCTGTAATAATTGCGGACTAAGGGGGCATACGTTTCGAGACTGCGGCGAGCCCGTCCTCTCGTGCGGAATTATTCTTATGCGAAACTTAACGAACCCCGGCGAACCGTCGACTCTCCCTCTTCTCACCGAAGATATCGAAGTCCTCATGGTGCGACGTAAGGACAGCATGTGCTACACGGATTTCATTCGTGGTAAATTTGATCCCGCTGACAAGGTGTACGTTCGGACGCTGCTCGACAACATGACACAGCAGGAGGTGTCCCGACTCAAGCACGAGACATTCGAAGCCTTGTGGTGTCGATTGTGGAACAATTCGGATAGACACGAGTATGAAATGAAGTTTGCAAAGGAGAAGTTCGATGCGGCGAGAGAAGAGATCGATGCGTCGGTGTCCATGTACATTGAGCCAGAGTGGGGATTTCCCAAAGGTCGTCGTCTGAAATGCGAGAGCGACCAAGGATGTGCCGAGCGGGAGTTCTTTGAGGAAACCAACATTCTACGATCATCATACACGATGGTGTCGGGAATCCAGCTAGAGGAGACGTTTGCAGGAACGAACGGGATCATGTACCGCCACAAGTACTTCCTGGCTGTCATGTCTCGTCCAGACAGGATAGATATCCACCAGCGATTCACGAACATGCAGAAGCGGGAAATCTCGGCGATCGGGTGGAAGACTATGGCTGACTGTATGAGCCTGACTCGTCCGCAGTATACTCAGCGACACAAGATGCTCCAGGAGCTATCGTCTCTCGCTGAAACGGTTGAAGTTCGTCTCCCGAAGGAATAATAAGAGATGACTGTATTTGCTTTGACAACAGCACGCGAGTGGGGAATTATGTTTGGACTAGGGTGTGGAATTTATGCATTCTTTTTCCTTCTAGGGTTTGGATTCTCGGCTGCTGCCACGTTTCATGACTGTGAGAAAGCCGATGCAGCAAAGAATGCAAAATATGGAGCCATCTGGGCAGCATACCCCGCGGCTGCGTGGTTCATTATCAGGTCGTTCGAGATTTTGCGTGTTCAGTTTGATCGGTTCTACCGGAGCTTTGATAGCTCAGAAGGAGGTATTGAGAGGGCAGGATGGATTTCTATAGGGTACTTCCTGACTCTGGCATGTGTCGTGGGAATGTACGGTTTGGTTGGAGACTCCGTCAAGGATGTGTGTATACCCAGCGTAGACGAAGCGACAAAGTTCAAAGAAGATATGGTTGCACGGAAAGCCGAAAAAGATGCGGCGATAAAAGCTGCTCAGGAGTCAACGCCCGCCGTCAAACCGGTAGTAGGTAGTGCACCAGCAGATAAGAAGTGATTGCCAGCATGATGATCCACCACCATAGGGGAAACACGGTGGCATCCCTGCGTCCTGCACCAAACTCCCTTACCTTTCCGCCATTAAAGACAAGTGCCGGACGAAAGTACAGGAGGGCGGACACTAAGAAGAGATATATAGTGAGCATCCATACACGAGGATCTCCGTCCAAATTCATTGTATCATGAACGTATTTTATTTACGTTGTTGATACAATATGAGCACGGCTTTCGTATTGCCAAATCGCAAAGCCTTTGCTGACTATATTGCCCGGATATACCTGAAATATCGGAAAGACCCCGCACCCGACGAAGAGGGTGTAGACCTCTGTCTCCAACAGGCTGGAAAGACGACTCGCGAACTCCTTCCATACCAGAAACTTGTTCGCGACTACCTCTCCATTGAAACTCCGTATCGGGGTCTTCTCGTCTACCACGGTCTTGGATCTGGAAAGACCTGCTCGGCGATCGGCGTAGCAGAGTCCCTCCTATCCACAAAAAAGGTGTGGGTCATGCTCCCTGCGTCTCTCCAAGATAATTTCAGGCAGGAGATCCGGAAGTGCGGAAATGCCATCTACGTCCAGAACAATTTCTGGGAGGTTCGTATCATACGCAGCGAAGCCGACAAGGCTCCTGCTCTTGCTCTAGGGATATCCGCAGAGTTCCTAAGTAAAGGGCGATACTTTGTCACCGTTCCAGGAAAGGACTCAAATTACTCGTCCCTGCCTCGTGACTCTCAGCAGGGTATCGACGAACAGATTGACGACCTCATTAAGAACAGGTACAATTTCATAAACTACAACGGTCTGACTGGCGAGAGTGTGCGTCGCATTGTACCCGACGACGACCCCCTGAAATCCAACCCTTTCGACAATGCGGTCGTCATCATTGATGAAGCCCACAACTTGATTTCCAGGACAATCAATAATTCCGTCATCGGAAAGAGGCTGTATGACGCCATATACTACGCCAAGGATTGCAAGGTCGTGGCACTCTCAGGAACTCCCTTGATCAACCGTCCCAACGAGATAGCGTATCTCCTCAATCTCCTGCGTGGACCCATTGAGCGAATTGTGATCCCCGTGAAGGAGCTTCCAACGTGGGACGAGGCAGGAATGAAGACGTACTTCCGTAAATTACCAGAGGTGGACACGGTGGAATTCAACAGCGTCAAGCGGTCGATTCAGATCACCCGTAACCCAGGACATTTCAAGTCGGTGTACAATAAGGAGGGCGAGCGTATTGCAGTCCAGTATGATGAGGCGGTGACATACAAGACTCCAGGAGATTGGGTGGACAGTATTCGCCAATCATTTGCCGCCACGTTTCCTGGCGGTGTTCTCGCCCCACGCGAAAACATCCAACGTGAAGCCTTAGAATGTCTCCCTACTAACTTTGCAGATTTTATGAATACGTTTGTTGAAGGTCTTGATGTCAAAAACGCTCTGCTTTTCCAGAAGCGTGCACAAGGTCTCGTGTCCTACTACAAGGGATCCGATGAACGGATGCTCCCCAAACGGGTAGATGACGACAAAATGCTTGAATTGATCGAAATGTCCGACGAGCAGTTCAACCGATACCTTGAAGTGCGATGGAAGGAGATTCAGCAGGATTCCAAGAAACGTACAGGTCCCGCTACTCTTAACGAAGACATGAAGACCTATCGCGTCATGTCCCGCCTCGCTTGTAACTACGCCGTTCCGTCGGATTACCGTGCTCTCGCGAATGAGCAGGGAGAGGAAGATAACGAAGACGACAAGAAGACTTTGATTCTAGGAAAGCTTCGCGAGAACCCTGACAAGTATCTCCGCGACGAAGGTCTAGCGACGTACTCTCCGAAGATGCGGAAGATCCTTGCGAATGTCAAGGCAACAACTGGAACCGACAACTTCAAGAACCAGTTCATTTATTCGCAGTACCTCAAGCTTGAAGGTCTTGGAATTCTTTCGGCTATTCTGGATGCGAATGGATACCAGCGATACCGTCTAATCAAAGAGGGTGGAAAGTATCGTGAGGCTCCAGACCTCGACCCTGCAAAACCGGCGTACGCATTTTATACGGGTGAAATCGAGAAAGCGGAACGTGAAATCACTCGCCTAATTTTCAACGAGGATTACCTGGGGCTGCAGTCCGATTATCCCGAACACTCGGGAAGTATTCGTGAAAGCATACTGAAACGCGGTGGAAAAAAGCTGATATGTATCCTGATGGCTACATCTAGTGGTGCGGAAGGTATTAACTTGAAGAACGTCCGACACCTGCACATCATGGAACCGCACTGGAACCCTGCGAGGCATGATCAGGTGATTGGACGCGGTATTCGCCTGTGTTCACACGCCACCCGCCAAATTCTGTCAGAAGGATCCATCAAAGTCGAAACGGTTCCGCAAGAGGAACGCACGATCCGTATATCGTTCTACGTATCCGTCTTCTCAAAGGATCAAGCAGCATCCAACACTGCCTTTAATATCGTGCCCATTCGAAGGACAGATAGCAGTCCCAAGAAGTACAATCTGCCGGAAGGAGGTGGGAGGGCACCTGAAGCATTCATGACCAGTGATGAGTTCCTGTATGAAGTGTCGTACGAAAAGGAGAAGATCACAGCTGGAATTACTCGGCTAATCAAGCAGGCAGCAGTAGACTGCGAAATTCATCGCAAGCTGCACTCGAGGGAGAAGCCGGTACTTCAATGTATGCGGTTCGATAGCACGACCAAAGGCGAAGATCTGGCGTTCAACCCCAACATCAAGGACGACGAACTTGATGCGTCCTACCTCAAGAACATGATGAAACGCAAGCGGCGGCTACAGAAGGTGAAGGTCAAGGATTTCGTATTCCTGGTGGATCCAGATACCAAGGAGGTGTTTGACGAGTCGGCGTTTGGGGATAAACAACGACTACTCAAATTGGGAACCCTCAAGGAGGATCGGATTCAGTTTTTCACGTATGCTTAGTTCTTCTCAAGGATGCTCTCCAGGAAGGCATCACAGATCTTAGACCACGGACGAGCACGAGCGGTAGCCACGCACTTCTCGGAGGTTTCACGACCCAGCATACTCAGTGACTTCTCCATCGCAGAGGCAACCTCTTCCGCCGTCGTGGTGTACTCCGTGAGACCTACACCCGCAGTCATCTGGAGGTAGGAGTAAGACGTCAGAGGACAACGTACACTCGTCTCGTCCGTCATGAACGACTTGTAGCAGTCCAGATCCAGCACGACCTGCGGGGCACCCGTTGCCATGTGCTCAAGCTGGCAGAGACCGAATCCCTCGCCGTTTGACGTGTTCACACCAACATCTGCCACATTGTACAGCTGGTTAATGGCTTCGTCATTAAAGTAAGCTGTGGGAGGCGTGGTGTCTACGATCGAGACACGAGTGCCGTACTTCAGGTTGTCCAGACCCAGAAGCTCGAGCTCATTGAGATAGATCTGGAGAGGCTGGTAGAACGCCCCGCCCTCCGGCTTCACGCCCGTAACAAGGAGGAGGTGAAGAGGCTCGTCAGGAAGCTTCTTCAGCAGACGGGCAAACGCCATGACCGTCAGATCGAGACGCTTACGCTGCGAATTGCGGTTCATGTTTAGGAACACTTTGGCATTCGGGTGAATGCTGAGGTTCTTGCGGACTCCGATCCGCTCAGAGTCCGACATGGGCTTGAACACTAGGGTGTCTACACCATGCTCCATCACATCAATCTTGATATTGGGCGTGGTGAGGCGGGTCATGAGATGAGCCTTCCAAGTATCCGTGAAACAGATGATACGATCGGCGGCGTTCTCAATGTTGCGAAGAAGACCCATGTCCGCACCCTTGTATACCTGATCAAGGTAGATCCAGAGTTTCCACTGCTTCTCCATATCCTTCGTCTGCTGGATGAACTGGTTGACGATAATCGGATCATTGTAAATCATGATGATGTCGGGGTTCACCGTCTCGACATACTCCTTGAACTTGTTGAAGCCGAACCCCTGTTCCTTAGGATCCTCGTTGGCGGCAGCATCGTACTGGATCACGCCCTTGAGGGGGCGAGCAGGGGCTGGCAGGCGGGCAGGAGTACGCTGAAACCCAAAGTGAAAGATCTTGATAAGAGGCGACAGAGTTCCTAGCTGCTTGAGGAGGTTGTAGGAGACCTTCGAGTACCCTGTAACCTGCTCAGTGTGTGTTGATACAAGTAGAAACCGAACAGGTGCCATTTTATGATTAACCTTTTCTATCTGTAAATACAATAGCATGGCAGAGTATTACACGAATCTCACGCTCAGCGGGCTTCCGATCACGTTCAGTCAGCAGACTCGGTTCAAGAGTGCATCTGAAGTGACCCAGATGAGGAAGCGAACGGTGGTCAACAACTACTACACGAACTATCCCCAGTCTCAGAAGGCGGCATATGCAAGTACGTATACGACGTTCCAGGCGGGTTCAGTCTATAACGATATTGGAGAAACGACCACCTCTCTTGTTCCCACGTGCTGCACGAACGGCAACAGCTTCGTCCTTGCCAACAATAAGGCATTGGCACCTGGAGGCGAGAAACAGACTGCCAATATGAATGTGAAGTCCCGGGCAGATATGAACAACCCTCAGTAATTAGTAGTAAGCCATTCCGGGAGCCTGTCCGCTCTCCTTCATTTTCGGGATCTTGGTGAACTCCGAGAACCGATCCATGAACGGAACTGGAGGAATGGGGTAGAGCTCGTGTACCGAGTTGCTACGCGTATACGCCCCATGAATCACCTTGCGTGTCTGTGTCCCTATCCAGTCGTACCCGAAGCGAACGCTCATGTACGAGTGAATCAAGACAAAGAGGACAAGGATGCCAATAATGATATACGGCAAGTTCCGATACATTAATCATACCCTATAAGATAATATAGTAAGAATGGGTGGCGGACTCGTTCAGCTCACTGGCTTCGGTGCCCAAAACGTGTTTATCAATGGAAACCCTTCCATGACGTACTTCAACAAGATGTACAAACGATCCACCAATTTCGCAATGGAACACTTCATGCTGAATATCGCAAATATCACCGACACCACGCTCCCACCTGCAGGAAACAAGACGTTCACGTTTCCGGTTCCTCGCTATGCCGACCTGCTCCACGACTGCTACGTATGTGTCCAGATCCCCGATATCTGGTCTCCGCTCTCTGGATTCGATAAGCAAACATCGTTGGCTTACGAAACCGCCTTCCAGTGGTCTCGTAATCTCGGGTACAATATGATCGAGACAGCCTCTGTTCTTTTCAACGGAACGGCTATGTGCACGGTAACAGGAGAATGGATGAAGGTCAAGAGTTACTTGAACAGTGACAAGACTCGGCGAGCTAAGATTGATGATATGGTTGGCAATACGGTGGACATGCACGACCCTGCAAACGCCCCCGGACGCACCAACCAGTACCCGAATGCGATCAACGTGTCTGCCACAAATACTGCCCCTCCCGCTCCCTCTATTCGCGGACGTCAGCTCAATATCCCCCTCTCCTTCTGGTTCTGCGAGGAGATCGGACAATCCATCCCCCTTGTAGCCATGCCCCAGACTGAAGTATCCATCCAAATCACCTTCCGCAATATCTACAGCCTGTTTACGGTTTTGGACACACGCGGAACAGCTGCGACCAACCCCACATTCCAGACCCGTGTCACCGGAAACCCTGGAGACTCTTATCTTGGAATCCAGAATTACCTGTCGTACCCCGATACGATGGGGAATCCCACCAATGCCTCGCTTGTAAGCTGGAACCTCAACCCCTACATTGAAGCCAACTACATTTTCCTAACAGACACGGAACGTGCGTACATTGCGAAACACGATCGTTCATTCCTCATTACTCAAGTCCGCTATCTCAAGAACAACAACCAGTACGGGTACAACAACGTAACTATTCCGATGTACAATCTGTGCACCCGTGTCGTCTCCCTCTTCCAGCGTCAAGACCGAATTCTCTTGAATGATTGGGACAATTACACAAACTGGGATTCAATATACTACCCTCCTGTCCAAACATACCCAAGCGTCCTGCCGACCCTGACTGCACCTGCGACACCCGACCAATGGTACTCGACTGGAATTCAACTTTCAAACTCAATGGATTCCCAGAACATTCTACTGGAAGGAAACCTGACATTTGATGGAACTGATCGGTTTGTAACCAAGAATGTCAACTTTTTCCGCAATATTCAGAATTATCGTTTCTCACCGGGTGACACAACTGCTCTTCCCGGTATAAATTTATACTCATTTTCTCTGGATCCCAATACTATCAGTCAACCGTCTGGAAGTGCAAACGGCTCAATGTTTAATAAGACCAATCTGCAGTACACACTTCTGACACCCCCTGTCGTTCAGACAGGTCCAGTGTCTCAAATACCAGTATGCGTCATTAAGAACACCACGTTCAATACCAATCCCACCGTTGTCCCCGTTGGAGCAACGACTGTTCCGACGAATGCGTCAGGACAGGCGATAGCTCCGCCGGCGGTACAGGCGGGTCAGACGCTGACGGTATACCCTTCCCCCACAAACGTACAGATTCAATATAATGGATATTCGTCCATGATCTATATTGAATCGTACAATTTCCTCAAGGTTACAAATGGACAAGCAAATCTTGTCTTCAATACATAATAGATTCGGATGGCGGACAATACCGATGACCCCGTTGCCGATGTTCCTCCGGAGCAAGTAGCCACCGATACTCCCGGACCAGTTGTGTCATCTGCAAATGGACTCCTCCTGTTTACGTTCACTCATATTCTGATTATTATTTACTATCGTGCCGCGTGGTTCGCTTTGGAATCTCTGGTGTTTGAGAAGTACCCTGCGATCGGAGCGTATTCCACGTTCATTCTGATTCCCTACCTTGTCCCTCTTGCGGGAATGCTTGCGTCGGTCGTGAATGCTTCAACTGGGGGACTGACAGCATGGACACTCTCCACTGTGGGAATCGCGTCATCTGTTATGGGGTTCGCACTGATATACATCCTGGTCTTCGACATGCCCCCCGAGACGATTCAGTTCGCCATGAAACTCTTTAAATCGGGGTCTCCGTCTCCTCCTGTAGCAGCGGCGTAGATGCACTGAGAGAATGCAGCTCGTCCATCGCCTGCTCAGGACTCTCAAAATTACGGAACAGGATCTGGTTGACTTCAGCCGGGCTCCACTTCTCATCCATCTTGGCATCATCGAACAGTGGGTGGGTTACTCCGTCCGTGATGTCGTAGAACCCTTCAATCATCTCTTTCAGGACAGTTCGCGAACACTTCTTGAAATGGACGATCATATCAATGCGACCGGGACGAATGAGAGCACGATCAAACCGCTCGGGGAAATTGGAGGTGAATACCATAATGCGACCGCTGGATTCTAGGGTACCATCGAGGAGATTGAGGAGGAATGAGAGATCGATGGGATCCTTAATAATATCATCGTCCATTTCGGGAGCAAACGGATCCTTAGGAGCCTGCACCTGCTCTGGACGCTTCCACTCCCGCTTCAGGAGTACGTCGCCCATCGCATCGGCGTCCTCGATAATGTAGAGTCGCTCGGAAATAGGAATAGTGTACTTCTCAAGTGTTGTCCCGTTGTACACGTGAAGATCGTCACTAAAAAACAGCTGGCGAAGCTGAGTCTTGGTCTTGATTTCCGAGAGCTGGATGTTCACGGGGTGACGACGGGCAACGTTGGCAATCGCCTTGATTTCCGACGTCTTGCCGGTTCCAGGGTCTCCGTGAAACAGGAAGCCGAGGGTATACGGAATTCCTTTGCGTTCGTACCACGACCGCTTCTCCAGGAAAAAATTGACACGCTTCTTGACCTCCCGCTGCTGCTCAAAGTAAACGTTCTCAAACGTGCGGGTTGTGGAGAACTTGTTCTTGGTGTACACCAGAAAGTTCTGGGGAAGAGGATTCTGATTCGACTTTCGCTTCTTGTTGTCCACCATCTGGTCAAAGAAGTAGAGATCGTTGCCCAGTTTGTTGAGCATGCGGCGTTCGTAATCCTGGTTGCATGAGTCCACGAACTTCTGCAGGGTCTGAATCGGGTGGTTGTAGCAAAAAATCTGAAACTTGATGTTCTTGATATTTCCATCATCAACTTCTACATTCGTGAGCTTGAAGTAGATATCCTCGTCGAGACGCACGGACTCAAACTCGTAAGGGAGGTAATCGTGGTTGGCGATGGAAAGAAGCCGCTTGGTGGCTGGGGAGCATGCGACGTAATGAATGATGGCATCCATCCGTGTCATAAATAGAGGAGCCTGTCCGCCCTTAGTGGGAGGAGGAGATCCACGCTCGCACTCAATGACCGCCGAAGGTTTACGGTCATCGGACTCGATAGAACTGGCAAAGGATGTCTTAAGAGATGATAGCCACGAAGGGTACAATGCGAGTCCACGCTCATATATATTGAGTCCAATGAATGCCATGAGCGGCCTAAAACTGTTTCCCGTTGTCGTCAAGACTTGGAAGAACAGTGACATCTTGAGAAGTTCACCCAGAGATGTCATTGCTTTCTTCGAATATTTCATCGGGGTGAGCCAAACGCTGTTAGGCACTTGTCAAGGGTGGGAATACCCTCATGAACTGGCTTTGACCGTTTGAGACGGAGCTGCTGTGAGGCCTTGTTCACAGTCTCGCTAGATAGAGAGACATAGGACTTGACATCGCGGACTGATGACTGAGTGTTCACGGACGGCATGTACAGTCGGACTGGAGGCATCGCCAGCTGGAGAGGCTTGGTACAGTGCTGGACAAATTCGCGGTACTGCTGGATATCCAGATTCCCCCCAAACATTCGGAGGACACGCCGGTCGGGAGCGGGCTGAATGTCGTGATCCTTGTATAGCGACCGGTAGACATTCCGTAGCAGGGAGTGACGTAGCCATTTATCAGACTCTGTGATTCCGGGCTCGCGGTAGATAGATGCAAGGGCACACTCGGGGCTGCAATAATTTCCCTCGGCAGTGTACATGTTCGTGTAGACATCATAGTGCGTCGGGACAACAAATGAGTCTCCGGGGATGGTGTGGCAGCACCACAGGCATGCAGATCCGGGAGGGTACGATGTCTGCAGGGAAAACTTTGATACCAATTCGTGAATGACCGACTCATCGAAGCGTCGTTCCTGTGCTTCGGTGGTCTGGAGAATATCGGAGTACTCCAGGGCTCCTCCAGACGGAGCAGGAACATCCACCCTCTCCTCCTCGAAATCAAAGTCCTTCCCTATTCGCAGGAAGAATATCACAGGCGGAAGCTCGACTGTTGGCTCGTCTACGACCTTCTTTCCCTTCTTTGCTCGAGCAGGGGGCATTTACATGAATATGGATTTTCTGCGTAAAACGGACTGGCTTTTTGGGAAGGTACCCAGACACTACAAAATGGCGGAGGCGTACAAGAAGCACACGCACCGCGAGCACATTCTGTCTCTCCCCGACACGTATGTCGGCTCCATCGAGACGTCGGTTGAGGAGATGTACGTCGTGGAGGACGAGAAGTTCATTCAGAAAAGCCTATCCTTCAACCCTGGATTCTACAAGCTGTTTGACGAGATCGTGGTGAATGCCCATGATCAGGTGGTGCGGATGCGTCAGCGTGGATCCGCCAATCCAGTCAAAAACATCACAATTGAGATTTCGAGCGACAACAAGACGATCACGGTGGAGAATGACGGGGAGGGTATCACGGTAGCCGAGCACCCAGAGTACAAGGTCTGGGTTCCGCAACTGGTGTTTGGCGAGCTTCTGACTTCCACGAACTACGACAAGGACGAGAAGAAGCTGGTGGGCGGCAAGAACGGCTACGGCGTGAAGCTTGCCAACATCTTCGCGAAGACGATGACAGTGGAGACGGTGGATGCGGTCTCAGGCAAGAAGTATACACAGACCTGGGAGAACAACATGACGGTGGTGAATAAGCCGAAGATCGTGGCGTGCAAGTCCAAGCCGTATGTCAGTGTCGCGTGGACCCCCGACTTTGGAAGGTTCGGTCTCACTCAGATAACAACCGATCTGCTGGGTGTGTTCCGCCGGCGGGCGAGTGATCTGGCGATGACGGTGGGCAAGGATGTCAAGGTACATTGGAAGCACGGGGAGGAAAAGGTACTGATCAAGTGCCGTGATCTGTCGGCGTATGCGAGCGAGTTTGTGAGCACACCGGTAGCGGCACACACGAGTGACCGGTGGAACGTAGTGGTCGCGGATACTCCTGCGGACGGGTTCCTCCAGGTCTCGTTCGTCAACGGTATCTGGACATCTAAGGGTGGGACACACGTGGACTACGTGGTAAACCAGATCGTTTCCAACCTGTGTGAGTTCCTGGAGACGAAGAAGAAGATCAAGGTCAAGCCCTCACTGGTGAAGGAGAACATTGCGGTGTGGGTGACGGCGGCAGTGGAGAATCCGTCGTTCACGTCACAGACGAAGGAGGCACTGACCACAAAGAGCACAGCATTTGGCTCGACGTGCAAGTTGCCAGACGAGTTCTTCAAAAAGGTGCGAGCCAAGCTTGAGTTGGTGGACAAGTTGGTGGTTGCTCAAAAGGAAAAGGACGAGAAAGAGAACAAGAAGAGCGATGGACGGAAGAGTTCTAAGATATACGGTATCCCGAAGCTCGACGACGCCGCCCTCGCAGGTACCGCCAAGTCTGCCGAGTGCACTCTCATCCTCACCGAGGGGGATTCCGCCAAGGCAATGGCTCTCAGCGGTCTTACAAAGACTCAACGCCAGACTTTCGGAGTGTTCCCACTGCGGGGGAAAATCATGAATGTGAAGGACTCGTCGGCGTCAAAGGTAGAGCTGGCGAAGGAGATCGCCGAGCTGAAGAAGATCGTGGGACTTGAGTCTGGGAAGACGTATGCGGATATCAAGAGTCTACGGTATGGACGTATCCTGATCATGACCGACCAGGATTACGATGGGTCGCACATCCGCGGTCTCCTCATCAACCTGTTCCATGAGCTCTGGACGGAGCTGTTTCGGATCCCAGGGTTCCTCACCTACATGGCAACGCCGATTGTGAAGGCGACGAAGGGTAAGGAGAATCGGACGTTCTACACACAGTTCGAGTATGACCAATGGAAGACGTCGGCAACAGGGAACTGGTCGATCCAGTATTACAAGGGGTTGGGTACGTCGACTCGCGAGGAAGCCCAGGAATATTTCAAGCACATGAATGTCACACAGTTCCGGTACACTGCCGATGCAGATTCGGAGGCGATCGATCTGGCATTCAACAAGGCTCGGGCGGACGATCGTAAGACATGGCTCCAGGGACACGATGCCTCCGCAATCGTGATCCCAAAGGCGGATAAGACCCTGCCGTACGCAGAGTTCGTGCACCGCGATCTCATCCACTTCTCACACTACAATCTCGAGCGGTCGATTCCGAGTGCAATCGACGGTCTCAAGACGTCGCAGCGTAAGATTCTGTTCGGCTGCCTCAAGCGTAACCTCACCTCGAAGGTCAAGGTTGCCCAGCTGGCAGGATACGTGTCGGAGCACGCAGGATACCATCACGGTGAGATGTCGCTCAACGAGACGATCATCGGCATGGCTCAGGACTTTGTGGGTTCAAACAATTTGGCATGGCTGGTTCCCAAGGGTCAGTTTGGTACGCGTCTGGAGGGTGGCAAGGACTCGGCTGCGTCACGTTACATCTTCACCTACCTTCAGCCTTACATGAAGGATCTGGTCCCCTCCGACGACCTGCCGTGTCTCAAGTACCGCGACGACGATGGGCTGTCGGTGGAGCCCGAGTGGTATGCTCCCGTTCTCCCGATGCTTCTGGTCAACGGTGCTCGTGGTATTGGAACTGGTTACTCTACCTACATTCCATCGTACAACCCTATAGTCATTCGCGGTCTCCTGCTTCGGTGGCTGAAGGACGGTGACAGTCTCAGCTCGTTCAACATGATTCCATGGTACCGTGGGTTCAAGGGTACGGTCATTGCTCGCGATGATGGCTACGATGTCACTGCCGATTATTCGTACAATCCCAAGACCAAGACGGTGGTGGTGCGGGATCTGCCGATCGAGTACTGGACGTCGGACTTCAAGGCGTTCCTGGATGCCCAGTGCGAGAAGAAGGATCTGGTCAAGGATTACACGGATACCTCGACGGACGTGGACGTGAACTTCGAGGTGGTTCTCAAGGATGAGATGACTGTTCAAGAAATCGAGAAGAAGCTCGGGCTGTCGTCTCGCATCAGGCTGACGAACATGCACGCCTTTGATCGCCACGGCAAGATCCGCAAGTTCGCAAACGTCAACGAGATCCTGGTCGAGTATGCGGAGACTCGGCTGGCTCTGTATTCTGACCGCAAGTCCAGTATGCTGAAGGAACTGCGTGGGAAGCTGCCGTGGCACTCGAGTGTCGTGAAGTTCCTGACACTGATGTGCGAAGACGCGATCGACCTGCGGAAGAAGCCCCATGCTGAGTGTGTGACCATCCTGGAGAAGCACGAGCTTACGGATATCCCCGACCTCCTGAAGCTGCCGTTCAGCAGCATGACGCTGGAGAACGTTCAGAAGCACCAGGCGGAGCTTGATCGGATCCGGGCACGGATACTTGAGATCGAGGGCACGACGCCTGAGCGGTTCTGGGTTGCCGATTTAGAGAATCTCGCCTTGTAGAGAGATAAGATAGGATAGAATGAACTACCAGAGAATTCTAGCAGGGGCGGATGCAGAAGCCCGAGAGGATTATGATTTTGATCCTCGAGTAGCCCTTCAGGAAACGTCCGAATCTGGTCCTAATGTAGAACCTCATCAGAACAGGCACCCGCAGTATGTGGATACCAAATCGGGAGGACAGGCAACTATAGAGGAACTGAGTCATCCCGATCTGAATTCAACTCTGACTGCACCTGTCCAATCAGCTCCATCCATGATTCCGCGAAAACGAAATGTCATCATTGATTCCGCACAGCGGGACTGGACGATCCAGCCCGATGCGTATGCTAATGTTTTTTCATTTGGGACACAGGTTCCCGTCCAGATAATCGGACCGCAAACTCCGTTCTACTTTAACAACCCTACAATCCCAATATCTGCATGGGAGACCCCAGTGAATCCTCCGAGTGTTGTATCAGGAGCCCTCGCCGGATTCCAGACCGTACCAAACAACATTCCCCAAACATTCCCAGCTGGAATACCGTTGCCCGCCTATGTAAACACTACAAACCAAGGACTCGTACGCCCCTCCTACGGTTGGAAGCTTGTTCTATCAAATAACCGACTCGTACACAGCCCCACGCCTGTAAACTACAGGGATCCGCAAACTAAAGTCTTCTTTTACCCCGTGTTTAACGCTGCGGATCCTGCTGGTGCTCAGGTTGGTATCGATATTCAGCAGAAACAGTATGGAACAAACAGCTACTCCTACGCCACCCAGCTGGCACTCTCAAACGTGTCTGAAATAAAGCTATCGCGGGCTATACTACCAGTCAGAGGAACACAGCCATACACCCCGACCACCTTTTCTGATACCGTTGACTACCCCTCCGCATTTCACACACAGCCGTACATCCTCATGACAATTGAGAACTTGAAAGGAAACTATCTGGGAGGATCCCAGATCGTACAACAAACCTTCACTGTTCTCACACAGAATACTCGCAATCTGTATAGTGGAAATGGTACATACCCAGGTCAGTTTTCAGACTACTACGCCTGGTCTAACGAGTCTTACAATTTTGACCCTCCCCTTGCCAAACTATCAAACGCGAACATTCAACTATACAACCCTGCCGGTGTCGTATTTTCCCAGCTTGATAATCTCAGTATAGTTGACTTTGTTTTGGACGCGAAAAGCACAGGGAAGGTCAAGTTTTTTGTCACACAAACTGCCTGCAACACAACCTTCGGAAACTGTAACGCCTTCCTGTCCTCCGATATTCGGGTAGGCGACGAAATCACGTTCTATTCCCCCGCCGTAACTCAGATTGCGGCAGATTCCAATTGCACTCCTCAGCTTTCCGCTTTTTTGAATCTCCTGTCGAATAACTTTATGGTGACCGACGTGTGTGGATCCGACTTTACAGTACCCAACTCGTTTCCTCTTATTACCAGTATTGGCACATCGTTCACTGCTGTTCCGAAAGTCTCTGGGTTCGCGGGAATGTCAAACTCTGTCACCACGATATGTGCACTGGTATGTACATTGTCGCAAGTATGTCTCCAGCAATATACCGGTGTTCCAAGCAATCTCTCGTTTGCAGGGAAGCGTACGCTGACTCAGGATTATGTGATCCCGATAATGAACTTGAACGTCCAAGCTACCTTTGTTCTGGAAGTGACGACGATGGAGCCAGACTCGAAGAATATCCAGAGAATTATCCCGAACTAAAGATAAGAACAATAGATGCCTGCTGCTCCCCAAAACGGTGAAATCTACCCCCGTCGGACTGGCGACCTTAACGAGTATTATGTCGATACCGCTATCCGTGGTGCCCCAAAACACACAGGGTTTGTCCCGAATCTTGTAGACCCCGAGACGCAGGATACTCAGGCGTTCAAGCTATTTTCAACGCACCACGAGGATCCGAAACTGTCTTACGGTTCAACGTTTCAGCAGCAGGCTGTGATTCGCGTGCACACCGCCACTCCACTAAACCAGGCATTTTTCTCGGACGCCAATATTCAGTACCTCCAGGACGAGATCCGGTACCGTGTATGGGAGAAGAGCGACAAGAAACATGTGATTGATCCCCAGCGTTCCGATGATCTGAAGACGATCATGCGTGCATACTACCTCCAGTACCAGATCAATGATGAGAAGAACGCCGCCAAGGAACTGAATGCATTGAACGAGCGTGTCATGAAATACTGTGTGGATGATATTCTGGGTTCTATCAACATGTGGCTCTTCAACCGCAGCCAGACGCTCAACTACCCCGACCAGATCAGCCGCCCGATCAACCCTCACATCTATGGCACGAAGAGTGCGGAATTCAAAGCGTTCTTTTAGATTGATGACTAGTAATGAGTCTCGTGCGGTTCGGAGATCGTGTTTACGGAAAACTTAATGACAACAAACTTCTTGTATGGGACGCAGGGTGGGATACGTTTCGTCCCGTTGACAAGATTGTGTGGAATCCGATCCGGAAAGATGTTCAGCTGATATATGGTCAGGTATGTTCTGAGATATTCGACACAAAGTACGGATTCGGAGACATGCAGACGGAGTGTGTAGAGTTCACAGATAGGTTCATTTCTGATATAGAAACTGCACCTTCTATCGATGTCATTGATGACTTCTGGAAGTGGACAGGTCAGACGAGCGTATGGTTCTACGACCGTATGATTGTCGTACACCCGTGTGCGAGCGGAACGCCTAGCAGGGCAGAGTATCTCCGGATCATGAATCTTCGTGCCAAGACAGCCAAACGCATCCCTCGTCAAATCAGGGGAACACTTAAACGAAGGAAACACTAAGAGTGTAATGCGAGTCAACATTATTTCTACGCACCGCAACCAAACAGGTCTGGCTCAGGATGCAGATATTCTCCAGGGAATCTGGGCAGCCGCCGATGAGACCGTGAAGTTTCGCCGGATTCTGAATGCCCAGCCCGAATGCGACGAGGCAGAGGTCAACGTGTTCCTGGAAGTCCTGAACCCTGCCCTGTTCACATACGCCGCTCGGAATATCTTGATCCCCAATCCAGAGTGGACGTATAAGACATGGATTCCCTACCTTGCGTCCCTAGATGAGATATGGTGCAAGACTGAAGAGGCAGTTGAAATCTTTACAGCTCTCCACCCCAACGTCAAGCATATTGGCTGGACATCAATCGCCAAAGGGGTACCCGAAAAGAAGAACTTCCATAAGGCTGTCGTCATCACTGGCAAAAACATCTTTCGGCATCCTCAGCTCATTGTGGACGCTTACTCCCTAGCCAACATCAAGGATATCAAGCTCCCCGAACTCCACGTCATCTATGATGGAAGCCGGTTAAAGGTCGATGTCCCCGAAACTCTTACCAACGTTGTACTTCACTCGACGACCATGAAACAGGGGGAGTATGATGACCTTCTTCAGGAGTGTGGTCTTGCCATATGTTGTTCAGGGGGCGAAGGTTTCGGACACGCGGTCAATGAGGCTGCTTCTACCGGTTCTATCCTGCTTCTCAACGATATTCCGCCATTTAAAGAGTTTGGGTATGAGGCTGTGTGGGTGAAAACAGAGAAGACTGTTCCCCATCCAGAGTGCCTCGGCGTCATTGCCAAGACCACTCCCGAATCGGTGGTCGAAGCATTCGTAGAGTATGCGGATATGTCATTCAAGGAGCGGAAGGCGATGAGTAGTCGAAACGCTGATCTGTATGTCGAGCGGCATTCGGCATGGACAAAGGAGATGCAGGAATTTCTGAAAGATTACAGGTGCGACGGAGTATTCTCGGTAGATACTGATGCGATTCCCGAGTCTGATCTGCCAGGTGTGACTATCATTACTCCCACACGTGATCGCCTGAAGTTTATGGAGATCTGTGCCGGAGCTGTAGAGTCGCAATGCTATCCAAAAGACAAGATCGAGTGGATCATCGTTGATGACGGTAAGGATACATGTGAAGAGTTTGTCAAACACTTACCCTACGTCCGGTACATCCTCGATTCTCCAGGAAAGACCATTGCAGCCAAGCGTAATTTCGCAGCCAGTCTTGCCAAGTTTCCAGTGATCGTCCACTTTGACGACGACGATATTTATCCCCCGAACAGTGTTCTGTTTCGCGTGTCCATGATGTTGCGTGCCAAGAAGGAATGTGCGTTCTGCACCACCCTGCCGTCCTACGATATCGCAAATTACATTTCGTTTATTAACGTTCCTCCGATCAGACTGCCTCAGAGCATGCGGGTATCCGAGGCAACGATGTGTTATACCCGGGCATTCTGGGAGGAGAAGGGGTTTCCCAACGAGACTCAGATCGCAGAGGGACACGCATTCATTCAAGGACGTGAATCAAAGTGTGTAGAGTTATCTCCCCAGGAGATCATTGTGAGCTTGGTACACCCCCGCACCACATCTAGCCGCCGGGCTCCGGCTATGGAACCCAACGGATGCCATTACGGATTCACCGATGATCTATTTACCATGCTTTCCACGCTCGGTGAGTTTCTCAAGAGCAAGCCAGTGACATAAGAACCTACATTTTTAGCGGTAAAGCAATTGCTCTACCTAAAAAATGTTAAACAGGTTGAGTGTTTAATACATCGAGTGGCGGCGGCGGCGACCTCCCTTCTCGAGCTTCTTCGAAAGCTTCAGCAGAGCCTTGGCGACCTTCTTCGCCTTGGTGTGACGCTTGCGACCACCCTCGAGCGTCCTGGGGGCATCCGCACCCGCAATCTGGCCGGCAGCCTCCTTCACCTCGGCGGGCGGGGGCGGCGGCAGCTCGGCACCTCCACGGCGGCGGCGGCGACCGGCGACCATCTCCTCACCTCCACGGCGGGAGTGGCGGCGGCGGCGACCAGCGACCATCTCCTCACCACCCTTGCGGGTGTGGCGGCGACGGCGACCGCCCGTAGCGGGGGCAGCACCAAAAGGCGAGGCAGAAGCGGAGGACCAGTATCCGGACATTTGTTTATACTTCATTGGAGAAGATTTTACGCAGAGCAGGTGAGGCAGTCGGGCTGCTGGGGGCGAGCCTCAGGCTCCACTGTGAACTTTTGTGCCGAGGCGACTGCCTTGGTTCGGAGGTAGTAGCACCCCGTCTTGAGCCCTTTCTCCCAAGCATACAGGTGCATACTCGATAAACGAGCATAGGATGGGTCGGCGACAAACAGGTTCAGCGATTGTGATTGGCAAACGAAGGGAGACCGGTCGGCTGCCAAGTTGATAATCGTCTTCATCGGAATCTCCCATGCTGTACGATACCGCTCCTGGACGTCGGGGGGCACACCCTGAACACCCAGGACACTGCCGTTGTTGGCGATAATGGAGGTTCGTAGTTCGGGCGACCATACCCCCAAATCCACCAGCTCAGAAATGAGATACTTGTTGATGACGATGAAATCACCTGCCAGGACGTGACGGACATACAAGTTGGACGTAAACGGCTCAAAGCACTCGTTGTTCCCGAGGATCTGAGATGTAGACGCCGTGGGCATCAGGGCAATGGAGAGGGAGTTCCGCAGTCCCTTACGCACCTTCTGACGAAGACCTGTCCAGTCAAGATCGTCGGATAGAGGGTTGACACGCCATAGATCAGGCTGGAGAATTCCCTGAGATGCAGGCGATCCCTCAAAAGAAGGATACGATCCCTTGTCTACGGCAATGTTGTACGACGTATGGAGGGCGGCGTAGTAAATATGCTCAAAGATCCGGCGGTTGAGATCGGCAGCTTCAGGAGAAGACCAGGTGATACGCATCTTAGCAAATACATCAGCGAGACCCTGGACACCAATCCCGATGGGGCGATGACGCAAGTTGGATGCCCGGCACTCGGGGGTAGGGTAGTAATTGCGATCAATCACAATATCCAGATTGCGTGCCAGGATAGCGGTGTAATGCCGGAGAGCTTCGAAATCATATGTCCTATCCTCCTTCACAAACTTGGTGAGGGAAATGCTGCCCAGGTTGCACACTGCCGTCTCGCCCGCATCTGTATACTCCATGATCTCCGAGCACAGATTGCTGGACTTGATGGTGCCCAGATTCTTCTGATTGGATTTGTCGTTCGCCGCATCCTTGTAGCAGAGGTAAGGAGTGCCAGTCTGGATCTGGGCATCCAGGATCATCTGCCATAGCTTCTGGGCGGGAATTGTCTTCCTACCCTTACCACCTGCTTCGTATTTGCGATAGAGAGACGTAAACTCGGAGCCATACACATCCGCGAGACCTGGGCACTCGTGAGGACACATCAGTGTCCAGTCCCGGTATTCCTTTACGCGACGCATGAATTCGTCTGGGATCCAGAGACCGTAAAAGAGATCACGAGCCCGATCCTCTTCGGCACCTGTATTCAGCTTGAGACGTAGAAAATCCTCAATATCTGCATGCCAAGGCTCGAGGTAGACTGCAAACGAACCGTTTCGCTTGCCACCTTGGTTGACATAACGAGCCGTATCGTTGTAGACCTTGAGCATGGGAACAATACCTGTCGAAGCCCCGTTGGTTCCGTGGATCCTGGAATTCTTGGCACGGATCTTGTGGATAGCTAGACCTACTCCGCCCGCCCACTTGGAAATCTGAGCACAGTCACCCAGGGTCTCATAAATTCCTTTGATGGAATCCTCCTTGATATCCAGAAGGAAGCAGCTGGACAACTGGGTATGATTCGTGCCCGCATTGAACAGGGTTGGAGTCGCATGGATAAAGTATCCGCGAGACAGAGCATCGTACGTTTCGGCGATCCGACGCATGTTGGGAACATACTGGGTAGGATACCCGTAATGCTCGGTCGAAAATTCGTCCGTGTGGATCTCAATTGCCACCCGCATCCACATGTGCTGGGGACGCTCAACAACCTTGCCATCCAACTTCTGGAGATAACTCTTCTCTAGAGTCTTGAACCCAAAGTAATCAAAGAGTTCAAAGTCGCGGTTGTAATCAATCATTTCCTGGATTCCCTGCATACGTGAGACCTCACATACCTTCTGGGATACAACTCCTCGGGCACAGAGAAGCTCTGCACATTCGTGAAACGAAGCAGGTGTATTCTTATGATGGTTATCAATAGCAATACAAGCTGCAAGCTTTCCGTAATTGGGATGGGCACGACCCACCATCATAGCTGCCGTCTCTGCCGCAAACTCGTCCAGCTCCGATGTTTTGATACCATCCTGGATCTGGGAACAAACTTTCTGGGCTACAAGTGCCGGATTCACATGATCCAGTCCAACGGACAACTTCTGAATCCGATGAAGTACCTTATCAAACGAGACCTCTTCATGGCGTCCGTCGCGTTTGATGACGTACATCTTCTTACCTATATCACCCGTCATACTCTTAAACGCCTATAATATTTGTACGGATATGCATCGACTCGAGCTCCTTGACATAGAGGGACATGGCATATGGCATGCGTAAAACTCCAACTTCGCCCTCGCCAGTGCTATCCAGGAGACCTGTTTCTTTCTGAAAGATCACCTCATGCTCGTCCGACCGCTTCATGAACGACTCTTCTATAAACCCTGAAACTCCGTGGGCTATGAGAGCATCACGCTCCATTTCTCCGATACGCAGTCCACCCCCGGCGGAGCGTCCCTCCAGCGGCTGGTGAGTCAGGAGAGTTTTGGATCCTGTATCCCGATAATTGATCTTGTCCTCTACCATCAACTTGGAACGAATGTAGTAGGTGGGACCCACAAAAATCTCCATCTCCATCATTTCGCCTGTTTGTCCGTTGTACATGATCTCTGAGCCGTTATACTCAAGCCCAACCTTGCGAAGAAGTTCGCGGTATTCTACCATCTGATCACGAGCAGTGAAGGGAGTAGAATCAATCAGAGCACCCAGAGAAGTACCTACACGCGAAGATGTTGATTCTAGAATTTGCCCAGTCGTCATGCGGGAAGGGAGTGCATGGGGGTTCAGTATGAGGTCGGGACGCAGACCCTTGGCTGTGAACGGCATGTCACACTCATCCAGAATCATGCCAACTGTTCCCTTCTGTCCAGCACGCGAACTGAACTTGTCGCCTAGAATAGGCTGCCGCGATTCGGCGATACGGATCTTGACGCCGTTTAAGGTCGTCTTTGCCTTACCTAGTCCCCGTGTGATTGTGAACATCTGAATTCCATCTACCCGTCCACGCTGTCCACGCTTTGTTGTAGTGGAGGCATCCGACGTTCCAGATATCATTCCGACTAAGACCGTATCGTCGTCGACCTCTGAACCGAACCTAATAATTCCATTGTCATCTAGCTTGGAGTAGTCCTTACCAGCTTTCAGTTTCAGTCCCTTCTTTGCCGGATTTCCGAATTCTGTGTGTGTTCCCTCCATTTCATTCACCATCTCTTCGACTACGTTGTACGAATGGAAATAGGTCGTGCGAAACAGTCCACGCTTCATGGCTGAACCGTTCAGGATAACCGAGTCTTCCTGGTTGTACCCCGAATACATAGATATTGCCACGATCGCGTTGAATCCGTACGGCAGGCACCCTCCTCGCCCAAGAACGTGGGGGTACATCCACGTTTCACAGATTGGACGTTGAGGAGAATTCAGGATAAGAGTGATTGTATCAAACCGTTTGTTGAAGTTAGAATGGTACCACGATGCACCCTGACGAGACTGGGCACACGAAAAGGCTACGCGAGGAGACGGGTTGTGGTCTGCGAACGGAATTACTGCAGAGAGTGGGGAGAGCATGAATATTCCGTGAATCTCAGAGGGTTCAGTCTTGGAAAACGGAGCCATTGAAATCTTGATTGTATCCGACTCGTCGGCATCTACGAAATCAAAAATGGTGTTCTTCATATCTTTCCATGCTTTCTTCGACAGAACCATGTCTGGTGTGACACCTGGGCGGTACACTGGACGATAAGGTCTCCCTGCATCGGAAAAAACCATAAGCTCGTTGTCTGTACGATTCCACGAAACTGATGTTCCGGGGTTCTCCCGACGGTAGGTAATAAGTATCTCATATACATTCTGAGCATTTGCCTTAATTACGCCGTACATATCTCCATTGACAAACACTTTAGTCCAAACAGGGTTCCACCGAGCAGGATGGATCGACGATACACTCTGAAAATTGGGGTCGGATGTCAACTTGCTTTTTAGTTCGGTCGTATTGCCTTGGGTTGACACGAACGCAAGGAGAGAGAAATGTTTGGTCATTCCGACATTTCGCCCGTCGGGCACATCAGAAGGGCACGTAAGACCCCACGAGCTTCCGTGCAGACGACGAGCACCGAGGGCTTTGACGGAAGGATCCATCTGAAGAATTGAGCGGCGAAGCATAGACACGGTTCCGAGCCGAGAGAACCGGCTGAGAATCTGTGAGACTCCATCCTTTGATCCCCACTGTCCCTTGAACGACCTCGAGAACTCATTGAGAAACATATTCATCTTCCAGTAGTATCCAATGTTTTCACGCTGAAGAAGGGTCGCCAGGTTTTTACCAGCATACGTTCGCTCCTCGAAGTGGACGCGAGTATCCATCGCAAGCTTCATTTCCTTTGCCACGAGCTTGTAGATTCGGCGGAACTCCTGAAAACACAGATCCCCCGATACATCGAATCGCTTGAACCGAAAATGATCGCGATCTGACGGTTCGCGAATTCCTATCGCGTTTTCAACTGCTAGACGCAGCATGAACCCTAGGGCATAGGACTTACGGCGGTAAAGTGCACCAACATCATCGTCTTCAATATTCGGGAACAGGGTTGCCTGTAGATTGTAAAATACTTCCTCCTGAGTACGGGTCTTTGTAGCAGCACGGAGGGTTTCCATGTCGGATTCCACTGTGTGTCCAAGTATGATTTGCATGAAGATATCATCGTACACTGTACGATCATTCTCTGGTACACCAACAAGCATTGTGTCATAAATCTCCTTGTCATTGGTTAGACCCAGTAAATGAAGCACGCTGATGATGGGGACTGGAATTGAGAAACCGGGTAGCGTGATTACAGGCATGCCACGAATACGTGTGGATCCATAATCTTTGATTGCCTGCTTGGTCGAAGCCCGAGCATCAATTTCCGCCATAGACACTTCACGCTTAGCGGGAGGGATGACGAGATAGTGAGAAAATGGACCGCGTGCCCCGTCGTCTGAAACACCGCGAAATCCAGCATAGTACTCTCTGTCTTCCCCCTTTTCCTCTGTCTTTCCTCCCACCTGATCCGCGTCTGACACCGATACAACTGATCGTGAACCAGCGTAAAAAATGTTGTTTCCAAGACGTTCCTGTGACAGGAGAATACGTTCACCTCCGTCAATAATGAAGTACCCTCCAAGCTCGTGGTAATCTTCTCCTTGTGCATACGACTCGTCCGGTGTCAAGGCAGACAGATGACAGAACTTGGATCGTAACATGAGGGGCAGACGGGCAATAGGCACCTTTTCGAACTTTGTAGTCTCTACGCTGTCCCCGATCTGGTACTCTACCTCGATATCTGCAAGGCAGTCGAGAGTATACGTCTTATTTTCCGTCCGACACGTGTTCGGCATCACGGCATACTCGAGCTCGTCGAGAGGGGGGCGGTACCCAATAACATCGCCGTTCTTTCCACCAATATACACTCGAATCTCACGAGCGTCGCCCAAGACGAGGCGTACTGGGTTGGACGCTTTCAGAAACAGAGGGATACGGCGTTCGACCAGATCATTGTACGAATCCACGTGGTGCTGAACCAGGGGATTCAGAGTTGTGGTATAATACGTATTACAGACGTGTCGAGCAGCGTCCACACTCATTATACTCTTGTTAATAAATAGAAGAGAATGTCTAACGGACTATCATGCTACACCACATATTTCAAGCAGGCGTTCACAGGACCGTTCACTAATTGGCTGAGCCCTCAGTTTGCTCCAGTGGGGTGTGCTGATACGTTCCGTTTCTTAAACGGTCTGTTCAAGGATTTCTTCGTCATCCTGATCACCACCGGAGTGTTTGGGCTCTTTGCCTATATCTACCTCGTGAAGCTCCAGCCCGTCATCTACGTGAAGCGTCTTAAGAAGTTAAACCCGTGCCCAGACCTGTGGACGTTTGACGGGGAAAACTGTAATCCCACCTATACGACCCAGTGTAATCCGTTCAATCCCAAAAATTACGATGGACACGAATGTGAAATTGCCAAGGCTTGCGGAACTGGGTGGAAAGGATTTTGTAGGTAGACGCATAACAGTGTAATGCTGTCGGAAACGTACCGACCCGAATCGTTCAGCGATATTATTGGACATACGGAAGCCAAACATGTTCTATCGCTCTATCTTCGTGCAAACACTCCTTCCCAATGTGTCCTGATCTGCGGTTCTCCAGGTATAGGAAAAACAACATTGGCGTTAACGGCTGCCCGAACCCTAGGATACGAACCCCTGGAAATTAATGCGTCCCGATCCCTGCGGTCTCACGATGATGTCACAACCCTGCGTGATTCATGCATGGCTCCTGTCTCCTTCACCTCATTTGTAAAATATACAACAAACCCCCGGAAGACCTGTGTCATCCTCGACGAGATCGATGGCAGCGATCCACATGCCCAACGAAAAGTTCTGGAGTGGATCAAGGATCCCAAACGTGTCGTCCCAATTATCTGCACGTCCAACGAAATCCCTGTGATCTTCAAGAGAGCTCCTGGGAATGTTATCATTCACAGATGCATGCCACTGAATACTAGGGATCTGTACGAGAATCTGCAAAAGCATACGCCTACGCCATATAGCGAATTCCAAACGATCGTCAAAGAGTGTCAACACGATGTTCGGCGACTCATGAACCGGTTTCAGTACGGGAAGTCCGATATACTGAAACAGATTCCCGTAACGGGAGACGCTATTGCCGATCTTTTTAAGCATCAAGAAACGTTTTACGGAGTACAGCCCACATACTGGGATCTTTCACCCAGTTGAACCGTACGACGTTCTTGGCATTGTCGGAATTATGGATACGACCACCGAACTTCCGCTGGTCTTCAAAGATCTCGCTCTTATTGACTGTATTGTGTGCGTGACCAATCACGAGCAGAATATCAGTGGCGGGAAGCATGATCATCTCCAGCGTCCAGTCGCGAGTAAAGGTACCCTCCTCCGCCTTGTTTGCTGTCTCCAGGAAATACCGGGTCTCGGCACACTTGGCACGGAAAAGGTAAGTGGCAGCTGTGGCGTGGTTGTGTCCGTAAGGACCCACATCCATCAAGACGTTCTCGCGGGTCAAGAACACCGTCATAACGGCACATCCGATAATGTCGAACTTGGGATCCTTCTGAAGAGCCTCGACCGATACGCGGATCCGCTGGGGCAGATAGTAATCATCATCGTCCCAGAAAGCGATGAACTCGGGCTTGAGCTTGAGGGCTTCACGGAGACATACATTGCGAAGAGATCCTACCGGCTTCCTCGTCTTGATATGGAAATATGTGACCTTGATCCCCTCCTTCTCTTGGATAGGCGACCAGTCCTTCTCTGGGTCATCTGAGTTATCGATGATAATCCAGTGAAGATTGGGATACTCCTGACGCTTGAAACACTCTACGGAAAAATCAAGGCAGAAGCGGCGGTTATACGTTGGGGTGCACACCACCACTAGGGGCTGCTGCGGGTTCACCACCGGGGGCTCCTGCTGTGCCATTTGTAGTAGGTGGGCTGACTGTTCGTAAATCTGCCCGACACACCGGGCAACGCGTGCTGATCGCAAACCACGACTGAGCACACCTGCGATGGAGGGCGTGATAGTTTGTGACAGTTACACCGTCCCCTAGCGGGGGTCCAGGACACAGGGTTTGAATTGCAACTTCCGTTGTAATACCCTCCTGGCAAATGCAGCACTGATCCTGCTCGGATACATTTGGAGGATTCTCGTATGCTCGCGTACCCTCCGCAAACTGCTGAGGTGTCAGTCCCACTGTCACCGCATCCCAGAACTGGTTTTGGGTTCTTCCCTGTCCCAGACCCACGAACGCATCGCGACCAAATATCAGCTCGGCGAGATTGAGAGGAACATCTAAATGTTGTCCAAGAGGCGGGAGCGGTGCCCGTGCCCTGGGAGCTGGAGGAGGAGCCGGAGCAGGGGTGGAGAACTGAGTGAGGAGTGCGAGCATCCTGTCTTCGTTCGTCAAGAACGTACGCATAAGGTGGTAAGGAACCACCGAGTGCCGACGAAAAAAGGCAGACCGGGCGTATGCAATATCTCCGAGAAGTTCAATCATTTGTTGACTCATTTGAATACTTGTATGACGATCTTACTTCCTTTTAAACCAGTTATCGAGAGGTCCAGTCCGAGATGCTCGAATAATGTTCTGGATATACTCCGCCTTGAGAAACAGCAGGGAATCCAGCTGTTTCTCCTTGTGCTTCAGAACTCCCAAGGTAGCCTCCTCATCTTCGGCTCCGTCGGCAATCATTCCGTCGTACATGGACTTGTACGAAGGTCGGGGCTCGCGGTACCCTGGAAGGCTCTCGATACAGAGAGCGAACAGCTGTGCCACCGGGTTCTGGATCTGGTTCGTAATGTAGAACTGCGAGTCCAACTTGAGATTCTTCTCAAGGATATATTCTGGGGTCTCGATCTTATCAGCCTGCAGCTTCTTGTCGGTCTGGATGTAGACGTACCGGAGCCGCTCACCCACAGACGGAGCATTCCCAGGATCCCGCTTCGTGATTCTGTCTGCCAGAATGCGGTGGGCTGGGATTGTCGCGTGACCCGTGTACCCTTCCGCCATCGCCTTGTAATCGTCCCTCAGCTGCTTGGTGATCTCGAACTTCTCGATGGGGAGCTCGGACTTCATGACCTTTACCAGCATGCCCTTCACAAACTCCGCCGCCTTCCCAATATCCTTCTGTTCCAGGATGATGTCTAGGGCACCGCCATACACGTCCTTGACTATGGGTGCATTATCCCGCCGCCGCAAGACGATACCCATGGACGCACGCTTACACTTCGTGGGATCCTCCTCATACTTCATCCCGACGTACCGCTTGCGACAGAACAGAATGAACGGATAGAACGTCTTCTCGTACCCGATCACAAATGCCGAGTGAGGGCATCCCTTCGTGATCTTGGTCGCTGCCTCCTGTCCTGCTGCAATCGCACCGGGCAAATCCTTGCCTGGAAACTTCACGAAGATAGAATCCGTGTCGCCATACACCACCTCCGCCCCATCAGCTTCCACCGTCGACTTGGCAAACAGGAGCGAACGCCGACCCACTGCAGTCGTGCACGCGGCAATACACATTTTCCTGATCGGAGACGTCCGCGAGCCCAGCTGACCATAAATCGAATTGGCAACGACCTTGTATGCCAGCTGAAGACCGTTATACACTGACTTCTGAGCATCGTCCAACTTGGGATCCTCCATCTTCTTCCTGGCCTCCTTTCGCTTCTTCAGCATGATCTGGAGAGCCGTAGGAATCAGACCCGTTGAGAGAGGCTGGTCGGGCGTGGCTTTGATATACGTGCACTTACACGTTTGACCGTCTTCCGTGTACGTGACCTCACGCGTGTCCACTTTGAGGCTCTTCATTTGCTCCGCCGTCATTCCCTCCTGAGACACCAGCCTGGTTCCAGCATAGTTCTTCTTGCACACCAGCGTATCGGGCGACAGATTTTCGCCGATCATGGAGGAGGGGTACAGACTGTTGAAATCCAGGACAGCGATTGGTGTATCGAGGTACATCCCGATCTTGGGCGAGATCACGATCGCACCCTCATACCCAATTCCTTCGCCCTCCAGTGCCTCCTGCGTCTGGAGAATCTGGTTCCGCTTGGACGCCTCGTACGCCACCCTCGAGAAGATCTTGATACCCTGACCCCGCAAGAACAGGAACTGGAGAGGCACGAAGCAGACGTCAGCCATACCGCGAGAGTTTGTCAGTGTGTCCAGCTTGGACATCAGGGTGAGAACCAGGTCGCAGTCCTGGATACAGTACTTGGCAATCACCGCCCGATCCTTCGAAGACCCACGGTGCATCCGAAAGATATCCTGAGGACCAATGTCATCCTTCGTGAACGACCACTCCAGCATCTTCTTCTCCTCTGCAGAGAGATCGCCAAACAATCCGTCAGTATCGATAGTGAATGTGTTGTATGTTACATATTTCACCAAGAACTTGCGACCCTCCTGGTAAGGATTTGATGTATTTCCCACCAGATCAAAGCATACGTAGTTCCCAGCGTAGAGACCACGAGTCGTCTTGGTATGAACGGTATTCCCCTCAAACTTCAAGACCTTGTCCCGCAGAAAGGTTGAAGCGACATTATCGAGCTTGTAGGAGTCTAGGGTATGCTCACGACGCATCGAGAGCAGGAGATCGATCGTAAGACGACCCGGAGTCTTCAGGTACTCAACCTCATACTTTCCAGACGCCAGATCAAACGTCTTCTTCTGAAGAATATCGCCCCAGATCTGTCCTCGGGACAGATTCAGTTTCATACCACATATCCTCGCTCGAGTTGCTAGGAACTTGTCGTCGAAGCCGTACGTGTTGTATCCGCAGATAATGTCGGGATCCTCCTGTTGGACATACTCCATAAACCCTTCAATCATATCTGCTTCGGTAGGATACCCCTTGAACTCCACAGATGGGTCGTCGGACTTGTCCACAGACGGCCACACAAATACCTTGCGAGCAATAGATTTGGTCATGGCATTCGACCACCGAGTCGTGATTCCGATCTGAATCACCGGATCTTTGTCTGGAACTGGAAACTGACCGCTTTCTGACATACATTCAATATCGTAAGCTGACACCTTTAAGGGTGTATCCGCACTTGGTTTGCTTTTGATATTTGACACGTCTACATACGATGCCTTCTCCATGCCCTTGATCTTGGGTCCTGCCACAAACGCTACCGGTGATGCCGGGGCAATCTCGTGATCGTGGTAGAACCTCAGGAGCGGAGGGAGGTTCGCTTCGTAGACCGTATAGATCGACTTCCCCTTCTCCAGGGCATCCTTCGCAACCTTCGTTGCGATCCGGAAATCCTTCATGGACTCCACCTCCACCTTCTGAACCTTCAGTGGCTCAAAGTTCTGGAAGCCAGCGAACACGTCGTACTTCTCCAGGTGCGTGACCGTGATCTTGCTTATTCCGTGCTCTTCCGTAGCAAAGTCGTACTCGGATGCGACATAGAAATAGGGCTTGAATCCACGGACTCGGAGAAGAGCTGAACTGCCCTCATCTGTCCGTCCGTAGATATCAATAACATACTTTCCGAAATCGTCATGTTCAATCCAATCACAAGGAGAAAGAACAGACATATTGTTGATTCCAAAGAAGGAAGCCCAGAAAGTTTATCCGTTTTAAAGAATAAGCATGACGTCCCAGGAACCGCAGACAAATAACCCGCAGCAGTGGTTTTATGCCCCGACTCGTCAGAAGAATGACACAGTGCAGCAGGACTACGATGCCCGCGATAATAAGGGACAGCAGGATTACTACCTGTCTACCGCCCGCCCTCCGCCGGAACCCTGCCAGAACTTCGATCCCGTCGCGGACTTTGCGTCTGCATTCGTGACGATGAACTATACCGGCAACTTCGGAAATACGGCAGCTGGTGGATGCGACGTTGACCTCTACTCCCGCCTGGCTCTCGGTGATCCGGGTACCCAGCGTCTCAAGGGACACCAGCAGACCTTTGCCCGCCCTTGGGCGACCACCCCGAACATGGGCGGTGGTGCACCCGTGTACAACAAGGATACTGAGAGTTACCTACAGCAGAGTGCCTCGATCCGTACCCGCAAGGAGTGCTCTACCGTGTCCGACAAATTCTTCCCCCAGCAGTTCGATCCTCTCATCCCGAGCGTTCGCGAGGATCTTCGCGATATGAACAATTTTCAACAGACCTGGGCTCGCGGAGGAGACCCCACGCGTCTTGTTCGTCAGAAAGCTGTCTTAGAGTAAATAAATGCGAGTTGTGTTCTTTGCACAATTTATGCCAGATCCATGTGGAGCGTATTTCCACGACGTTGCTATGGCGAAAGAACTACAGCGTCGTGGACATTCAGTGAACTTTGTGACGATGGGTAAGCCCACGAACGGAAAGCAGGGAGTCTATCGCGGTATCCCGTGGAAGCACTTCACCATGTCCGAGCCAGAACTCAACGGTGGGAATATCTGGTGTTCCCCCCACTTTCCTTTCCTAAAGCTCGTTCGGAAGCTGAACGAGAAGTTTCAGAAGCCCATCCTAGTTACGATGCATTTTGGCGAGGATACAGAGAGTGTTCGCGAGTACCCTCGTCTCGGTAAGTGGGCGGAGATACTCTGGGTTATTTCCGACCACATCAAGGATCACATTTTGAAGACAGTGCCTCTGTCTCCCGTATTCAAGCACGTTGAGAGTACACGCCCTATGATGCTCGAGAACGAATTGAAGTTCCAGGAACGGGGAACTCTTCCGACCGGAGACTGTATTACGATCGTAAACGCGAACGTCCTCAAGGGGCTTGGAATCTTTCTAGAGCTTGCACGTCGGTTCCCTGACAAGAAGTTCCTGGGGGTTCGTCCGTACTACAACAAGATCAATGTCCCCGAGAACATTCAGAATATCGAGTGGATTGATATTCAGGACGATATCCGCGTAGTCCTTCAACGTACACGTATTATGCTGGTAGGATCCATGTACGAAAGTTGGGGACGCGTAGCATTCGAGTCCATGTACAATGGAATCCCTGTCATGCACACCAAACCATTTGAACGTACTGACTTTCGTGCTCGTCCGTCTGGATCTACAGAGGGTATGGCAGAGTGGATTAAAGACAGCCAACTCGCGTGCTCGTACGACACAATAGACGACTGGGAAAATGCCGTGAAGGCTCTTGATGATCCCGAGACGTATGCATCCTATTCCAAGAAAGCGTACGATCGGACGTATGAAATGGATGTTTTCAGTGATATTACAAACGTCGAACGGAAACTCATTGATTATGCAAACGCGTACCCTCCTCCCGCAGATCTAAACGGCAAGGCTCAGATTATGGCAAAGCAGCAGCCGGGGGCGTCCCTTCAGGTACGGATGCCAGTCGCGGGGGGTAGTGCGTTGCCTTTCCGCGGAGGTCGTTTCTCGGTGAGGCGTTGAGCATTTCCGCCATCAGCCTCCCCTGCCTGATTCGCTCCCGCGTTTCGTCGTCGTGACCGTCATCAATTTTAGGGGTCGGGGGGATATACTTCGTTCCCGAGATCGCGGGAGTCACCGCTAGTTCTACTAGGGCAGAAATCACATCCCCACCCTGTTTAACAAGCATCGCCTTGGCATCGTCATGGGAGGCTCCAGAATAGTCCACAACCATCTGAATCTTCTCTGGAGTAGTCGTCATATTTTATGTATACTACATAAAGGCTCAAAATGAAATTCATCGAGAACCTCTGCCCCCCGGCTCTCCTGTATGCTCTCTTCCTCGCCATCCAGCTGGGATTTGATGTCGCCGACTTTGCATTTGTGACTGCCGGTACCAAGCTACTGTTTGGCGGTGCCACGGTGTTTATCCTCGACCTGCTCTGCCGCCTCGACCTCGGAATTGTCGCATGGTTCATCATGGCTACCCCGTTCATCATCACTGCCCTCGCCACATCAATCGCCATGGGACTGGAGATTGACCGTATGGTGTTCACGCATACATTCTAATTTACACATTGATCCACTATACTAGAAAATGCGGCGTTTGGCACTCGATGCCCTAAATTATATCGCTTACGGACTCGTAGGAGTCTACGCGGCGGTAGAGCGTTGCTGTGCTCGTCGTGGCTCTACCTATCTCACTGCTGGATGGGAGGCTGTCAATCTGGAAAACCTAACTTCGTCTTCTTCGGTTGAGTATCATTCGTTGAACCGGGTCAATGCCAACATTGTGCTCCACCATATCCGGAAGTACCACGGTCTTTACGCGGCTGACCGAATCGTTGTTCAGTGGGCGACGGAGGCTGGGCAGGGGTACGAGCTCGATAGCGTCTTTGATGCTCCTCTTCCTCCGTGGTTTTTCATTGGGTACATTGATGAGTCTGGTAAGACGGTGGACTGTACCGAGGATATGACTCGTATTGTTGTGATCGGAAACCGGATTACGGCTCCTCTTCTTCGATACCTTAATCCCGCATCGAAGAATGGTCGATGGGTGTACGTGAACCCCAAGACGTTTGACCAGCTGGAATTTCCTGCCGGGGGTATTCTAATTGAAGGAGGAGATGCTGCCACCGAGTCTACGAAAGATGATTAATCACCCGAACCATGCAGACGTGGTGTGGAAGTACATGGAGATCGACAAACGAATTCGACCAGTGCAGTTTATGGATCACCTGTCGGTGTACGCCAATCTCTTTATCCAGCCGATCGGGCACGTTCTTTTTTGGGGGTGCTACTTCTTCTTCCCTGCCCTGTTTGTCTACTTTGGTGGAACCCTGGAAACCACAACATTCTCCATTATCCTCTATGCCATCTCCTCTCTCCAGGTTCTCTGGAATACGTTCGCGGGCTGGAGCGACGTAGTAGAACACTACCATCTCGGCACAACCCTGCTGACCTGGAAGATCTTGACCCACGGTCTTGGTCTTCCCCTTATTAAGATTAATTCATCTGATCCCAACCATCAGTATTTCAAGTATGCGGCAGCCATCTCACTGCTTCAGAACTTCGGTTAAGTTTCCACCGAACATTCCCTGGAAACTCTTTATGAGCTCTGCTCCCTGCTGGACTTGAGGTCCCAGGGACGAGAGCGTCTCCACCAGCTGCTTCTGTGTCTCCATCAGCTCCTTCGTATCATCACGCATCTGCAGCACCTGCTCAGGGTTCAGCTTCTGGAACGCGTGCAGAACTGTGGTTCCCGCATCCAGGTGCGAATCTTCGATCTTGCTTGACTTGGAGTCCGAGTGAGGCTCCGGGTCCTTTTTCTCATCCTTCTTTGACTTCTTCTCCTCCTTCTTCTCCTCGCTCTCAGTAGGGTTCTCGTAGTTCTCCTTCAGAGCCTGTCCGGAAATGAGAACGACTCCCGCGATCGTAGCAATACCCAGCGTCACTGCGGCTACAAGCGGCATGCGAACACCGTAGCCGATCACGACAGTTATGAGGACAAGCCATACAGCAAGGTACCCCAGCCGCCGCTGGACAAGGAAGACGATTGTCACCAACAAAAGTAGAGATGCAATAGCAGTATCCACGTTTGCCTTCATTGATACTAGAGTAGAATTTAAACAACAACTACTGGACTTCCAACGGCGACCGTATCTGCTGTTCCAGCCACTCCAGATCCGTTGAACGTGTATCCCGTACGGGGCTGCTGGAGGGCTAGCGAACCTCCACGACGGCTACGACGGCGGCGTCCCGCTACCGTCTTCCGATGACGACGACGTCCGCCCGCCTGGTTATTTCCACCACGCCCCTGGAGATCGGCACCGCAGTCACTTCCCATATGATTGTTCCACTGAGCGTTTCCAGCATTCGGACCGCCAGCATCCGAAAGGAGAGAGCCTCCGAAGCTGTATCCTCCTCCACGCTTGGCGGTGCGAGAACGGCGGTGGCGGCGTCCAGCCTTTTTCATTGTTGTGTGTTTACGAGCCATTTGTATTGGACGGAGACTAGATTCTCGGAGTCCACGTTCCATCTTCATTCTGAACGCACTCTAGAGTGAAGACCTTACCCAACGCCCTCAACTGTTTTGAGAGTGTCATTGTGCGTACACGCAGGTATCCGACATCGGCTACCTTGTACACATCTGGAATATCGGTTGCGACAATCTCATACTTGTCAGAAAAATCCGGCTTCGATTCAATAAATATACCCTTTTCTCCGTGGGCATCCGAATAGTACTCGTGCCCCCGAATTTCAGTCGCGTTCTCACGAAGGTCAACCCTACGCGACTCAAACTCTGGGCACGGAGTATAGGTAGCCTCAAATACCGCCTTCAGAAACTTAGACCGCTGTTCAAATGATCTGGTCTTGAACATCTGTATTCCATTCCACATCCACACATCTGCGATGTACACATGTGTGGAGGTGTATTCGACACGCAGGATCGTATCCTCAAAACACCGCTCGTCCCATACAACTCTGAAAACCTGTGGAGTCGCGTTGTCCTTTCGCTGTACCCAGAACGCCACCGGCTTCGACGACTCGTCCCGTGTCAGACAAAGCCACCCTGGCATTCCGGTTGTTTGGGGGACCTTATACGTCGTCGACGACACGACTGTGCCTTGACGGGTCATCCGCAATCCTGCGTCCCAGCCGTAGAGAGTCTTGAGCCGGTTCATTATTATATGTATACCTAGACCCGTCCCGTCAAAATCACTCAGCTCTTGCCACCTGACCACCCGACCTTATCGACTTCCCGGGTCTCGATCGGCGGAGGAAGCTGGGGCTCGGACTTGTTTGATTGTACAATCGGTAGAGGGAGGGGAGCATATGTTGGTACGTTCACCGTCTGTGAACTCTGCTGCGGGGGCTCGACACGCGGGGGGAGAACAACTACAGGTGGCGGGATGGGTGTGGAATCGGGGGGTATAATTGCCGGAAGGGGTGTGCGGTCAACATAGACGACCTTCGGCTTAGGCGGCTGAATCATCCTGGACACCCAGAAGACTCCAATATGAAGAACCACAACAACCATGATCGTCGCAAAGGCAAGGTATACAATATCAGAGATCTCCATGCGGTGAGTTATTCTATCAAAAGTTTTGTAAGCCCTAGAATTAAACACAGGACTATGACAGATTCCGTGACCGTACCCGCCCAAATAGTCGACTTCGCGAACAAGTCCGAGCTCCTGAAGTTTGTGATCAAGAAGATCGCCGAGGTGGAGATCCTTGCCGACCGCTCGGACGAGGACAAGGCGAAGTTTATTATTGACGAGGTCAAGAAAGCGATTCGCGACTCTCCCCTGTCGGAGGAGCAGAAGACGGAGCTCACGACCTGGTGCGACGTGTCCCTCCCCCACGTCATTGAGGCTGTCAAGCTCGTGAAGGCCGAGGCTTCGAAGGTCGTTGGCGTGGCTCTGTCCGAGGTGAAGAAGTGCTGCCCGTCGTGGTTTGCGAAGAAGTCGGCGTAAACAGATCGTTATTCTCCGAGAACGAACCGTCCCCAAACTTGTTGACTAACACCTCCTCGCGATAATCAATCCGATCCAGGACGTTGGGGTACGGATGGACTTCAATTTTTACCGACCCGTCCTTCTGGGGATGCAGAGTTCGGCACGTCCTTTCGTGTGGATTCAAACACTGGTTTCCACACCAAAGAAAGTTGGTCACGTATGTGATAGTAGGTTTCATGTAGACCATCCCCATCTTTGTGACACGATACATTTGTATATGTAAGGTCAAGCTGTATCTAAACATACATGAGTCCCAGAGTCACCGCGAAAAATACGAAGGCATGGACCATGAGTCCAAATCCAGTAGGCACTCCGTTCTCAAAGATGCGGAACGTGGTATAGGGTCCCGTCACAGACGTCACGAGTCCGTCCATCACACGAAACGTAATGGGGTTAGCCAAGATGTAGAACAGAAGACCCTGGAAGGCTGAGATCTGGAGCTTCTGGGTATCAGTAGGTGCAGGCATTATTCTCTAGCTTGGAAAGTATTGCGGGTGGCTTGTATCGTTTCCAGCAGCTGCGGAATCTTCTGAAGAACCGCCGAGATCTCCAGCTCGTTTCTCTTAGCTGGTTCGCGTGGATCGGGTGATTCGGTCACAAAGATCAGGGCTGAAAGGAGAAGAGGCTGCCGTGGTTTCGCGAGCTTGGGCTCCCATCGCAGACAATACAGTTTGTAGAGGGATTCAACATACGTATTCGTATGTGCGTTGATGACATCCCAGAACATCCACACCAGAGCTCTGGAAAACTTAGAGTTGACGTAGGGATTGCGGCGTTCCGCAACGATGAGAGACTGCTTTGTCCGCTTCTTCTGTTCGCGAGCATACGTCAGAATCCACGACATCCAGTAAAGTGCCCTCAGGGCATCGCGTGTCTGAACGGAAAAGCAGAACTCATTGAACGGGATTTTTAGCTCAAAGGGATCGTCCGCTTTCGTGAACGGAAGGCACGCTGTCTGGGTCGTAGCCCTCAGGTTCTCGCGGATAGTTTCCGGCATAAAATCGTGGAGGGGTTTGATGGTGGGAAGGGTAATAGGTTTCTGTTTTTTCGCTATTGAAAGAGCCACCGCGGTCTCACACACGAGCAGCCTGGCAATTTCGTGATTACGTATATCCGTCATCGTATGGATCGTGAACATGTCTTCGATCGTTGAGAACCGTTCGTACTGTGATGTCAGATAGGTGAACATGTTCGGGCATCGGTGGACGTAGAGCCCCCCTGCTTCAAACAGCGTATTCCACAGGGAATGAACGAGTCCAGAACACAGGAGTTCCAGAGTCCAGTAGCACGCATAATCTGCGTGCCCCAGCTGAATACTTTGGAGCAGAGATTTGTGTGCGAGTGTTCGCGAATGTCCAGAGAATGTGAATGTCTGGAAATCTGCGACCGTACGGTTGTCTGAGATCATTGTTCTTTGGAAGAAGTTTAGAACGTGTAATATACCGAATCAGCTCCAGAATAAATCAGCGTCACGAGCCCACCGATCGCAAGTGTTGTGCTTTTTATTCCATCTGTGTTGAATGATCCCCCAGAACACGCAAGCGTAATCGCCGCCGTCGAGTTGTTCTTGATGACCCAATAACTTCCCTTGATAGGTCTGTCTCCTGGAAGAAGAACCACTGGAGCCTCACACGTCAAATTGAAGTAGGTTGAATAATTCGAAGTCGATAGTTCGAATGTATCGGTGGTCTTGATACACACGACATTGATTGTATTCGCGATCGGACCACCAACTGTCAGACCGTAGGCTGGATTGGGGACACACCCTATTCCCATAACGTTATTTGATGTATCAACCTGCACCGCCGGAACCCCCTGCTGCGAAGAGTACACCACGAATGTATTTGGGGTATCAGGAGTATACCCTCCCGAATTACGACCAATAAACACTGAATTACTCAGAGTATTACTCATTCCAGCACGCTCGCCAATATACACGCAACTATTTGCCGTTGATCCCTCTCCTGCCGAAAACCCAACAGCCGATACGAGGGACCCTCTATTTCCAACAAGTGAACGCATTCCCACACCCACATTGCTAGAACCGGTCTGGTTCATTCCCGAAAAGTCCCCGATATTTATATCGTAGTTTCCCGAATTGGTCTTTGCCGCATTCATACCGATCGCTACAACGTTTCGCCCAGTGTTCTGTTCTGCTGCACTTGTTCCCATAGCGTTCACGTATGCTCCCGTATTTTTAGATGCTGCGTTGACTCCAATTGCTGTCAAGTATGCTCCTGTCCCCGAATCTCCGGCACCTGCACCAATTGCAACGACCCCGGCTGCCGACGACACGCCCCCTACACACAGACTGCTTATCGTCGCGTTCGTGGATACAGCTACACCATTTATAGATGAAACTTCAGATAGAGCTGATATTGCTAGAGTACCAGAGATTGCGATACCTTCTCCAAATGTCGCCCGACCCGAAACAGCGAGAGTCCGTGCTTCAAGTGATCCTGAAACAGCAGCGTCCATAAATGTCGCATACGATCCTCCGGCGTTCAGGGTCGATCCAGTCAAAGTCATCGTTCGCACAACGGTATCAGACAGTATTGATCGTCCGTTCACAGTGAGAGTCTTGGATGCGTTCAAGGACGATACAGCGACCTCCGAATTCGAGGCGTTCAGAGTATTTCCATTGACAGTGAGAGTCTGTACCGACGTATCTAAAAGCGTAGCTTGTCCTCCGATGACGATATTCCCGGATACACCAAGGACTCCTCCAACTGCCATGTCCCCAGATACTCCGACCCGTCCAAACGAAGCAGATGCCATGGGTGCCGCGAGAGTCGATCCGTTCACGACAAGTGATTGAACCGTCGTATCTCCCTCAACGGTGAGATCCTTGCAGATGCTGAGAACCGATAGACTGGCTACCGCATCCGCTGCACTGAGACTCGTTCCTTTGACAACGAGATTCTGTACCGTAGTTGTTTCCCCCGACAAAACTGCTTTTCCCTCCACCACAATATCGTTGTGTACCGTCAGAGACGATAAGGTCGCAAGGGCATTCGAGGCGGAGACGACGGATCCGCAGATACAGAGTGTTGAGAGCAGTGTATCTTGGAGTATAGCTGATCCAGATACCACCAACGTGTTCTGCACGGCAAGGGCAGAGACTGTTGTCTGAGAAGTCAGAACATCCAGTCTACCTCCAACAACCAACGAATCTACAATGTGTGTATCATGAAGTACAGTACGTCCTCCAATATTTACATTGTGGTACACGTCGAGCGATGAAAGAGTTGTTTGACAGGAGACTGCATCAAGCGTACCGTTGACCAGCAGCGAACGTACCCGCGTATCTTGGAGCGTCGTGCGTCCAGAGACGCTAACAATATCGTTGGAAACGAGCAGGCTTGAAGCCGTTACGAATGATAACGGAGCATGGATGAATTCTCCCCCCACCTCCAGAGATCGAATGCTTGTGTCGCCTAACGTAGTGTATCCCGAAAAGTTAACAATATCACGATAAACCTTGAGATCGTTATAGACTGTAAGAGATGATAGAGTTGCACGTGTGTCCCGTGCCTCAATTGTTGATCCCCGCACTGATAAGGTGTCCACCGTTGTATCTGCAAGTGTTGATAACCCTACGACATCAAGTGTTCCTGAAATCTGAGCGGACGATACAGTCGCCGTAGCGTTAGGGGCAAACAGTGTAGAACCGTTCACGCGGAGAGATCGAACGTACACGTCTGCCAGCGTAGTACGTCCACCAACCACCATAGTCTCCGAAATGATCGCAGACGACAGGAGGGCAGCCGCGGTTGGTGCGTTAAGTTTCTCTCCAGTTATCTTAAGAGTTTGGACGGTTGTATCTGCAAGCGTTGTTTTTCCGTCTACGTTCATATTTCCAGGCGATTCTATGGATGAAAATGTAGCAGAGCCATTCACCGTGAGACCCGCGACCGCCGTGATGTTATTTTGTACAGTGAGTGTCGAATTCATAAAGGAAGGACCGTTGACATTGAGAGCGTATCCACCCGGAGACGTTCCTACTCCCAACGTTCCGTTCAAAAGCATATTTCCCCCAATCATGTTGCTGGTCTCATATGCATTGCTGAGACATCCAGCATACAGAGAGACACCACCAATAAAGTTGCCAGAGTATCCTGGAGTCATGATCGCACCATTAGGAAGTATGCTTATGTTTCCATTGTTCAGGGTTCCGTTCGTAATTGACCACCCGCCGATCGAATTGGGTGCACCCGCTCCAGTACGTATATACCCCCCACCAAGGTACACGCCTGCAATACTATACGCAGGAGCATTGAAATTTCCAATAATCGTTCCGTGAACCACGAGGGTTCCAAATACGTTCGCATTCTGCATATTCGTCGTTCCAGTTGAAGAATCGAAGGTCAGTGCTGGATTTCCGTTTGCCTTGTCTGTATCGTGAAATATGATCTGTCCTGGTTTCCCCGCAAGTGGTCCGGTGGGTCCCGTTGCACCCTGTGTACCCTCCGTAGCCATTCCCTGGTGCCAGTACATCGAATGACCATCCGAACACATCGTTAAAAAGTATCCTAACGGACCTGGTCCTCTCGGAAAGTCAATTCCATTGATTTGTCGTAGGTTTATGATACAATTGTTCGCCATGTTGATATGAGGGTGGGGTCCAGCAGAGGTCACCATCGATGTCCCGCCGCCACCCATGATTCTGTACTGTTTGTGAACTCTCATGCTCATACTGTATGGGTACTATTATTTAGAAAAGTAGACAAGATATTGATACTCATAACCTATTGATGTCATGTCCACCATTTCATGACGTGTGAACCCTGAAGAACGCACAATGTCCAGCATCGCCGAAACCCCAGGCATAGTCAATTGATGGATATTTTCGCGGTAAGAGTGTTTTGGTTTGTCAAACTCAAATACCTCTTCGAATCTAGCCTTATCGGAGTCGGGATCTTTGACGAACCTACTCTTGTACTTGAACTTGTCGAAGAACACGTCAGAATCAATGACTCGCTCGTCGCTATACCGCTGCACCGAGAACGGACCAAACGGCGAGGCAGCATCCAGGATCGGGTCGAACTTGTTAGGATCTACCAAGTGAATCACAAAGATTCCACCTGGACGCAGCCACGAGTAAATGTTATCAAGAATCATCTTGGCGTTTTGAAACTGGTAGATAGAGAAGTAGAGCATCATGGCATGGGAGAACGATTTCGGAGCAAACGTTTCCGCCCGGGCGATGTCGCCCTTGTAAAAACGAGCACTCTTGCACTTCTCCCGAGCCTTCTTCAACATTGGTTCCGACGCGTCGACTCCCACAATCTCAATTCCTTCCCGGCACAGCCAGTCAACGTGAGGACCACTGCCACAGCACACATCGAGGAGCTTGATCTCATCCTTCGGCCACTCCGACAAAGCATATTCCTTGATCGATGCCTTCTCAAACGAAATACGTTCTGGCGTTGTAAAAAGCTTATCGTAGACGCTCGCATAGAAATCATCGTAGATCTCTGGAAAGTCCTCGTGCGTATCGGTGTCTCCATCCTTCTCCCTCTCGTTATCGAACATCTCGCGATGAACCGTGTGTAGTTGTGATAGCAGCAGGATGGCAATTGCCGTAAGAGCTATCAGCCAATATGCTAAACTTCCTTCCATCCTCTCTTGTATCTATGTAAGAAATGTGGGAGACACTTCCAATCCAACGTTCCCCGGGGCGAGCAGGAACAATGATAGACAGAGAGTTTGACTACCAATCCTACCCTGAAATCAAGACCGATGTATGGAAGAACGTTCCAAAACATGTCCGAGACTGGTGTTTTTCCGTCTGGAAAGACGAATTTGAACTGAGACGCCCGTCTATGGGCGATGATGACGTTCTCGCGTGGATCCCACGCATCGGAATCTTAGCCGCGAAACGCGGTCACTGGATCGGAATCGATAAGTCCTTCATGGTAGTCGCAATGTGTTTCAATTATGTAGACAGAGGACACAGACAGAAGGGGTGGTCGGGACGTATGATTACCACACTGTGCAGAAAAGTGACGGATCTATACGGTCCCACTCCATTCATGTTCGAGATACAGCATGCAACACCCACCGGTCTTCTGTCAGTTAAACCGTATCTGACGTTCACGTACACATGGATCCCGTTTGTGTCTATCCAAGTTCCACCGAAGTGGACATCTATACCCCTGTCCGAATTCAAGAGAATTCCTGGGTTTCATCCCAACGAAATGGTGGGATACCTAGCCTTTCAATATAACGGTAACAGAGTCCTTCTAGACCCTCATAACGATATTGTTTTCTACGACGATCTCGTATCCCTCTGCACATTTGACGGACTGCCACTCCCCGGTGCCTTCTGCCGTGTCTTTTCGCCAATTGGAAACTCGAAAACGTACCTTGCGAACTTGTACTTTGATTCCCCATCCTCAGTGGAAACATTTATGCTACCTTGCTGACTGGACTGAGCCCTGGGCTTGAAATCTTGATATTCGGTAATCCTGGCTGAGTATTGTAGTAGGAACTTCCAAATAGACCCCTAAACCCTGTGAACGCTATTCCCGACTTCCTGAAAATAATGATGAGCATCAGTAGAATGAGAATTGCAATGAAGACATCGAGGATAGTTGCAAACGACGAAGGAAAGCTCGAAAAGTATGCGACCATGGGATTGGATGTTGCGGGAACCGGAGTTGCGGTCGTGGGATCCGTGAGCTCAATGTACCTATCATAAGCCCCAATTTTCTGGAGTTTCTCCGACAGGAGATTTCCCAGGAAATCAATATTTCCTGACACACTCTCTTTCAGGGACTGCTGTTTGTTCCGGATAGTGGCAATGGAGTCCGTGTACGCTGCCTGGACTGCACTTTGGTTATCCAGATCGTCATATTGCTGGCGGTATGCATCAAGGACAGGGGTCATCTTCTTATCAACAATCACCTTCCTCTCTTGATCTGCCCACGCAGGTCCATTCTTCATGCTGTAATAACGGAACCGAAGCTGTTCGAGCGTGTCGGGGTCGACATCGGGATTCTGAACTGCACGGTTATACGATTCCTGGGCGGACTGTAGGGCTCTCGGATCATCGGACCAGTCTGATAGAGACTTGTCGAGTTTTGCCTTCAGATCTTTATCTGTCATTGTTTATTGACAGCAAAGGAAATTGCGAACCCGAGACCCACAAGCATACCTACAATCGCGATGCTCATATTTGCTATAGGGGGAAGTACAAGTCCTAGGACAAAATAGGACAGAAGAACGAGTGCAAGGGTGATTGTGATCGTCTGAAGGATTTTCATCTTATAGTCCGATGTCGGACCTCCTACCGTCTGAATCTTCCGCTTTATCCGATCACGCTCGGCTGCCGTATTCTCCCGCTCTTCGCGGATATCTGAAATCTTCTTAATTACCGTGTTAGCCGCCTGCTTGACCTTTCCAACTTCAATTTGTGCATCCTGCGTGCTCGTCGCAGTTCCAAGGGCATTCACGTCGCTGTCCATTTGAGACAGGTATTGACGTGTCTGATCCAGAGCCCCCGAGTTGTCAATGCTTCCGGGGTCTATACGCTGGTAAAGATTACCCGTCGACCCAGACGTTGCTGCGGCAACGTATGTCTGGTAAGAACGCGGATTGACAGACACAGTGTGCGATCCAGGCAAGGGACGGCTTGTGAATGTATTGTCTGGATGACACGAATCGTCATTGGTGTACGGCGGAGAACACCGCACCGGTCGGAAAGACGCCTGATCAACTCCAATAATAAATTTCGAGTCTGCTCCTACCGCCAGCGGCATAACCCCCGACATTCCGCCCTGCTCCGACCACCCTCCCTGTCCGTTGCCCGAACTCTGATAAATCTTCTTCTCGCCGTTCGCCGCCGCCGCAAGGGCATAGGTGTTCCCAGAACTTGCAGCCACAATCCCCTGGCTTCCAGGCGGCTGAGAAATCGGAACCCACGAACCTGTGGTACACGGCTTTGAGCATCCCTGGCTTCCCACGAAAATGAACTGATCGGTAATGTTGATCGTAGGATTAGCAGGTGGAGTTCCTGGAATGGACTGGGGAGTAGACCAACTACTAGATCCATCAGAGTGCTGTGTTGAGAAGGCAAGTGACACTCCTCCGAGACTCGGCGAAGAACCTACGGACTCACCCGCCGCCGCCGCAGCTTCGGGGGACGGAGACTGATCCGTGCTGCAAAAACTAGGATTTCCTCCCGGAACACCGTAGCACTCTCCGACCGCGTCAGTCTTCATTCCCCAGTTGCTGGCACCGTTTCCTATCCAGTTTCCCCCGATGCTGTCGCACTCCGACTTCGTGTACAGCCGGATATGGTATCCTCCGCTTGTTTTCACACTTGTGATTCCCTTCCCACCCGCAGGGCACCCTGGCTTTGTCGCCGACTGGCTGTTGTATAAAATGTAAACGTTCTGATCGTCCACCGCGATGTCTAGCGGCATTCCAAGCATGTTGGGGGGAGAAGGTACCGCTTTCCAGTTTGCACCGTCGCAAGGTTCCTTGCAAGTATACACATTTCCCGCTGAGTTGAAGCCCCATACGAATCCCGTGGGAGACACAACGATCTTGCTGAGGGCTCCAGGCAAGGCTGTCCATGATACAACACTCGAAAGCTGACCCTGAATGTAACTCATGAGACCCTGAGACTGTGTCTGGAAATCTTGGGCATACTCTGCCATCTTCTTGTTATATAGATCCACGATAATTTCATGTCTATTTGTAATGAACCCTTCCGATTCATCTGATCTTTGGAATTCTACGACCCTGGACCCTGCGTCGGTGATCAGTGAAAACAAGGATAACGAGGCGTTGAATAAGGCGTTGCAGGATCAGAACAGTGCGACCGACAGTGCACTCGCACAGTATTACCAGATACGCGAACGATACAATGAGATGTTATCAGAGGCTGTAAAGACTCAGGATCCTACAAAGCGGGCGAAGCTTATTTCCACAATTACTGAAATGAATCAGCAATTGTCGACGATTGTTGCCTCTATTCAGCAGATGTATACTTCGGGCAAGTCAACGCTTGGACAAATGCCCCCTATCAATTTCGCGGAGGATCTCAACCAGTTCAAGCGTGATCTTAGTATGCTGTTTACTGAAAAAGATGAAGTGTCAAAGCTCAACACAGTATATTCCACTCTAGCAGGGGCAGGTGGAGGTGGATCTTCCTCGTCGTACTACATTTATATTATTGCGATTCTCGGAATGCTTGTTCTCCTTCTGGTGATGTTCACGTTCACATCCCTGATGACGAATGTTCAGAGTGCAGTGAGCTCTGTTCCTTCTATGTCTCTTCCAGAACTGCCCGCTATACCCTCCGTCCCATCATCGGGCTTAACATCGGCGACGTAATATTCATTTCGAACGGCTGACCCGGTCGGAGTGCTGATGCCGCAAACGGGTTCATTTGGGGAGACCAGAACCCTATCAGGAACATAATAGGTATCAAAATAAGAACAATACCGAGTCGCAATATCATTGCGTATCCATTGGATATATCGATCGCCGGGAGTTTTGGTGAGTTTTCAGTATATAGATCGTACCGATTCTTGGCGGCCTCGTAATCGTCAGATATCTTCTGGGCACTCGTGTGAAGTTCGGCAGCCTTGTCATACTCCTTACCCATATCATCGTTGCCGTTCTGGTAAGAATCGACAAAATGCTGCATGTCGGACTTCTGCGACTTGACTTCATCTTGCCGGGCAGTGAGCATTTTGTCAATGGCGTCCTGTGCGTTCTTATAGGCTGTCTTATACGCCTCATTCCCAGTAGTTACAAATTGGACGTAGTTAGACTTGTACTCGTCCATCATTTTTTCAAAAGTAGAACGATCAGCCATTGTATTATTATACAGTCGCTACACAAAATCGGTAATAAGGAGTCGCACCTGCATCGGGAGACTTGCGTAGAACCTCAATAATATCCCCGGGTCTACCCCCTATCCAACGGACTGGAGCATCCTGAGACCAGATATGGGGTGTAGGCATGTACTCCTTGTGCTTCATCGCAATTTGAGGGAGAAGGGGATCCTCAGACTTAATCTGGATATGATCGGCGATCATCTTTTTCGCGATCGCATCGAGAGAAATCCCGAAGCGTGCCAGGAAATTCTTGGTCTCCTCTGCATCCAAGATCCGATGCTGCGGAACCGCACGGTGCGTTGTAACATCAAACGTTAGCTGCCCCGTATGAAAGATCTGAAGAACGTGACTCTGAGCCGCCACAGCCTCCAGAATCGTATCAGATGGCGGGATCTGGACAACCACTATACCACGAGTCCCGCCATGCTCCTGGGTTAAAGAGACTAGACGCAGAACCTGATCCTCGGTAATACGGGTACGGTTGCTTATGAAGACCAGCGTGTCGCCGTACTTGGTAACGGTAGCTGGGAAATCTGTATCAATCGTTTGGGGTGCAGACGTATTGACACCACGCTGCTGGAGCATGAGTTTAAGGACTTCTTCGGTCGTCGGCATTGTATTATTGTTTCCTGACGTGTTTAATTCTATCCGTTTTACAATAGAACGAGCAATGAAAAACTCTGGACTCTTAGCTCTTGCTATCGTTGGACTTATTGTGGTAGGAGTCCTGTTTGCTGGCTCTCGTGAGAAGTTTGGGGTTCCGGAGTTTCTAGATCGGACGTCTCAGCAACTTCAGTCCCAAGGTGAAGCTTCATCGTACGCACAATCAACGACCCACCTGCGAGCCCCGGATTCCCAGAAGCCACCGAAGGGGCAGGCTCTGGGGGTGCGGGTGGGGCAGTGGGAGGGATATAATGCTCAATTCTAGACGGGTCTCGCCGACAGTCTTGAACCATACGCCAGAACTCCTTGAACTCGTCAATGTGATCAGATAACCACCGCGGATCCCGCAGAACATTGTCGATCCGAATATTCCCCAGGAGCCACCACACTACCCGGTGCTCATCACCTTCAATCTTTGACTTCCAGATGTCCGGATCTTCCTCTTTTGGCTTGTAGGAGATCCTGCCATCGTCATACACCACCAGTGCTCCCTTGTACGGAGACTCTGTCGTATTCCACTCTGTTCGTCCCACCGTCTTGAACTGCATCTCCACATAATCACATTCATCAATATTACAGCACTCCATCTGCATCTGCATCTGGTGGTAGTAAGCGTCGGGAATAGGAGTCTCCTGCGTGAACTTTCGCGAGATGGGACATTTGAACTCTACCAGCTTCCCCCACCGATAATCCATCTTGTCCTTCATGAGCACAATACCGTCAGGGGATGCCCCTAGAAACGGGTAGATAGGATGGACGACGCAGGTGGTATCTACGATTTCCGCACCACCCTGGATGTCCCCATATATCTCCTTCGCCAGCGGCTCAAACTGCGTACCCCAAAGGCAGGCTGTAATTGGTCCTCCATCGTTCGTCTTAGGTCCATCGAGCTTCCGCATGAGAAGCTCCTTCTTGGCTGAGGGCGATGCTGTCTTAAACGCTTTGGTAATCTCGGACGCTGTCATCATTTCCGAACGGCGGAGGTGCCAGCTGTCCGACCGCTGGTCGGCGACGCCGTAGTCGCGGAGAACACGGTGGATCGACCGGCGACGGGCCCACACTTTACCCAGGTCGGTAGCCAGAAGTCGATATACCTGCGTTTTATAATTCCGGTAGTCGTATCCACGATCCCGGCAGATTTTCTTGATTCGGTGGGTGAGATGGGTACAGGCATCTAAAGGAAGGTCGAACACTTCCATTGTTATATGTTTGGTACGACATATGCGTAATCCGATTTACAGGAAAACCCTGCGGATAAATAATGACGACCACAGCCGAAATTTCTACACAGGAAGATTGGGTTCTCCACCGACTTGAATCCTTCTATACTCCCGACCGCCTCACTCTCCTCCGCAACATTCTGGAAAACAAGACCAATATCTCTCTCCGAATCCTCGACTGGTTTGTGACCAACTATTCCAAGATGAACAACGTATCCTACATCTCAAAGGCTGGGAAGCATGTGATCGTCTACCTCGCATACAAGTCCCACCTCAAAGCCTACAGCAAGAAGATGTTCGACCCATTCTGTCGCTGGACACGAGTGAACTTCCATGGGGTGTCCACCACCGTAGGTCAGCTGAACTTCTTTGCATGGGCTATCGAAGACGATGTCATTGAGTACCTTTTTGAGCACCGTGACGATATCCATGCGGATATGGAGACCCGGATGTCTACGACGGATAAGAAGACCACGGCATCCGAGCACACCCGAAAGAAGCGGCACGAGCTGTCACACTCTGCAACTAAGTCCCTGAAGAAACATGATGTGAAAATTACCGTGTCGTTTTCATAAGATGCGGATCTGGTACAAAGATCCCATTTACGTTGTCATCCATGTGCTCTCGGGAAGCCTAGCTTACTTCCTTCCCGCGATCATACCGTTTCTCCTGCTCTACCATATCTTGCAGTATCTCCACGACGTCCGGTTCTTTGGATTCCAGGGCGAGATACGTCCCGGCAACTCTTTTGAACACACGCTGGTTAAACTCCTTGAAATCCTTGCGGGTTATTTGCTTATAAAACTTATCGTCAAACCATAATTGATCGGCATGCTGTCACAGAAAAGGACGGGCGTGCTATACCCCGCAAACACCGATATCGCAAACTTTGATCTGGGGACGGATGTGGAAGAGTACACGTACGATGGACGGGAAGTGTTCCGTGGGAACCTCGATCCCGAATTCTCGGATTCGGACTACCAAGTGTACTGGCTATACGATGAAAACCAGCGTGTAGGTCTTGCCGAACACACCGGCGAGTCCCACACATGCTACTGGTTCTACTCTAACGCGTTCGCGACCCTTCTTCAGGAGCCAGAGTGGGAGTCTAGGGACAGGAGCGTATGGTCTATGATGTCAGAAGCTGCGTATGAAGACTGTATGCGGTACGGCTGGACAACGATTGAAGAATTGCAGAAGAGAACATCTCTTGCCATCATTCGACCGTCTGACCTTGTAAAGTATATTCAGCCCGATTCACTCTGCATCGTGTGCAATACAAACGACAGGCTTCCGGGATGTGTACATGAAAAAAGAACGTATCGGTTTGACGTCTTCTTTACATTATTTGTGGATGATGATGGCGTGCTCTACGCTCCTCCATCAGATACTCAGGCCTTCGCAGCCACCTTGCGACGACCCGACGCAGCAGGTGCGGGAGCCGGAGCTGGTGCGGGAGCCGGAGCAGCGACCGTAGGCGTAGGAGCCGACTCCGACTCCTCCTCAACCTCCTCCTCCTCCTCGTCCTCCTCGGCAAACGCTGCCTTGGCACCACCCACGACCGGGGCAGGGACATCCTCGGCATCGTCCATGTCGTCCTTGAACATCTCGCGAGCCGTCTGACGCTTACGCTTGCTGACCTGGACGTAGGTCGGCTTCCACGTCAGACCGAAACCCTGCCCGATCACGTAGATGCTGCCTTGGGCAACCATCTTGGCTGAGCAGCCCTTCGGGAACGCCTCCTGCAGCGACGAGGGCTGGAGAGGAATATCCGTGCCGTCCTCGCCGATCACCTCCATAGATACGCGACCGTCGTACACCGGCAGCTTGAAGCGGAGCGACGGCGGGTACTTGCCGTTCGGGACCCAGCCATCGTTGGTCTTGTCGACCGACACCGAGAGGAACTTGTTGAATGAGTCGCGGATCGACTCCTCGCCACGCTTCTTGCCGAACCACGCGGCAGAGTTCGCTACGGCAGCCTGGATGACAGCCTCCTGGAAGTCACGGAGGAAGTTGTAAGCCTTGGACATGTCGTCCGTGCCCGTTGCTGGCTCGCGACCGTACGGGTCGCAGCCCTGGAGCGACGCCGACATCGTGTAAGACGTCGTCGTCGACCCATCCTTGTTCTCGTTCTCCTTCACGAGACAACCACCAGGAAACCCAAGCTGAGGGAAACGGAATTGAACATTCTGGTTGAGATACTTGAACGAGATAGACTTACCACCCTGCTTATTCGGGCGAGGCTCGGAGAACTGGATATCGGAGGCGGAGATCTTAGAGACGTTGACGACTGCGGGGGCTGCCATGGTGTATGTTGTGCTATTGGGTTTCCCTGATTTACCCCTGATCCGTTTTTACCGAATAGAATCGTATCGTATTGTATTTTCGTATCATCGGATTGTAAATACAATAAAGTATGAGCTGTCTTGCATGTAAAAATAAGTCATCAATTGATAGATGTGAATCAAAAGCACTGCGAAACCTGCCGTATTGTGGGAAGCACATGCGTTGCAAGAAGACCAATCGGTGGGTCGAAAAGAATCCGGGAATCCTGTCCAGTATCTTGAAAATCCAGTCCCTTATCCGCGGAGTGCTTGCTCGAATTCCGCTCCGTATTGCGGGGGTAGGAGTCCTGAAACGATCGCTGTGCCACAACGACGATGAAATTATCACGATGGATCCCAAGACGGCTGTTCACCCCCATGACTATTTTTCCATCGAGGAGGGGGGTAAAGTATACTGGTTCGACCAGCGATCGATCATCCAGTGGTCGCAGAAGGAACTTGAAATCAAGAACCCATATACCCGCACAGTCCTATCACGCGAAGACACGAAACGTCTTCGTTTGGCATGGAACTTCCGTCAGAAGAACGGATTTCAGTTGTACCATGAGGGTCAACGCCTGCCAATGTCAGCCTCCGATCGGCGGGATAATCGGTGGCTGCGTGTGACTCAGGTCATGCGTGAGCACGGGTACGACGAGATCCACCACGAAAACTTTATATCCATGAACATTCCTCAGTTTGCGGTCTTTATAAACTCGCTAACGGAAGATACACGGTGGCAATACTTTGAGACAAATGACCCTAACCTCTACCGGTTTCACTCCCTCCTGAAAAACATCCGGAATGCGGCGTACACGTACAACTGCGAAATACAGCTGAGCTCGGATGTGGCTACGCTCATTTTGAGTATCATGTACGAAATCCGCGACCTGGAAGACTTCGTGTTCTTGGTGTATGGAGCATACCACCGTGCCCATGAGTTCTGAAACTTACTCCTTATCAATGCTGTCCTCGTTACGAGACTGGAAGTAGTCACGCAGCTGATCACGCAGGATCTCGTGGCCAGGGTAGAGTGTCCACACGCCCTGCCAGTCCTTGTGTACGTCCACGGACGGATCCACATTGTTCTCAAGCATAATGGCCCAGCGGTCCTTGTACTTGCGATCACGCTTCTTGCCGTGCCAGAAATGGTAGATCGTGCCCTTGACGTACCCAATGTTCTTGTGGAGACGGAGGGCCCGGTCCTGCCATGCCATCACGAGACGGGCGTAGTGCGGGTGAATGCCCGCAGGGATAGACCGCTTCGCCTCGCCCACAAGGGCACAGGCCATATGATGGTCGCCTGCACCCAGAATGCCGTGCTCAAACAGACCCCCGAGGGTATTGATAGCCTCGCGAGTGGCAGCCCAGCAGTATCCGGGGTGCCAGTACATTCCCTTACCGCCAGATCCCTCGTAGTAGTATCCCTCATCCTTGCTCACCATATTGGCATGCGGCATGCCGTTCTTGTAGCAGTACGCAAAGCTCTTGGTCGTCGTAATGATCTCGTGGTTCGGGCCCAGGTCAACCGCATCCTCGAACATCTGGACCACAGGATGGTGCTGGAGCTCGTGGACCGTCTCCTGCATCCAGTCGGGGCGGACGAAATCAATGTCCCCGTCGATCCATGCCACATACTGCCAGGTGGGAGGCAGACGAGAGATACCGATATTGATGAGGTTCTCCTTCAGCCAGAGCTCGGAGTCTGTGCGGATCTGGATGTGCTGGGGGTTTGCCGCATCCGTCACCTCAAAATTGCGACCGCCGAGTGCACCCTCCACGACATACATCTTGGCACCATACTTCTTCATCCGTTCCTGGAACTCGCGAAACAGGCGAGGACGAGTCTTGTACCGCTCAGGATTGGTCATTACCGCCACAACATAGAAGTCATTCAAAATATCCGCCATCTGGTTTTATTGAGTATGTGATCACGCTTTAAATAACCTTATGCTGGGTGTTCTTGGATTTGAGGTAAGCCTGGATGGCTGCCAGATCCTTGGCGTCCACTTCAATCTTGGCCTTCTGTTCCTGCTTCTGTTCCGGCTTCTTTGCTGCCGGTGCCGGTGCAGGAGGTGGGGACTTTGCACGGGGCGGGGGAGGAGGGGACGTTGCCCTGGGGTTCACGAGCTTGGGTGTAACGGTGTCCGTATGTTTCGGTGCAGGGGCGGGAGTGCTGACCGGTGCAGGTCGCGGGGCGGGGGCAGGGGCTACGACTATGATTGGCTCGGGGATGGGAGCACGAGCGACCGGGACTTCGGCAAATGCTATGCGAGGAGGAGCTGGAGCTGGAGCTGGAGCGGGTGCAACTGTCTTAGACACAACAGCAGCGGTGACTGCGGCGGCGGCAGCAACGGGAACAACGATATCGGCAACCTTATCGTCTACGAGCGTAGGTGCCTGGGCCGAGGATGTATTAGACGCTTCGGTGGCAGAGCCCGGTAGGACAGATTCGATGGCTGACTTCACACTGTCGGGGACGGGGAGTTTATCTAACATCTCTTTGGGAACCCGCATGGATTTGAGTTTCCCCAGGGGGTCGTTGCCTATAGCATTCTTGATCGAATCGGGGAGCGGGACACGGTTGATGACATTGACCAGGAAGGTGTTGATGGTCTTGGTGGGTGCGTTCATGAACACCATGATTGCTCCAAGAACACCCACCATTCCTACGGCAAGTCCGCCAAGAATCGTTCCCGTGTTTGAAGACTCTGCGGCAGCGGCGGCACCTCCAGCAGCCGTGGCATTCAAGGACGTCGAGGGCGTTGAAGTAGGAGTAGGAAACGCAGTGAACATAAACTGAGGACTGGATGAAGCAGAGAGATTGAATGGACTGGGAGAAAAGGTCCCTGTCAAGCTCATCGTTCCAAATGCGGTCATTGTCGCAGTCCATGACTGGAGAGTTGTGGCGTTGGGCGACCAGCTACCCGACAGTGTCCCAGAGCTAGTCAACGTCGCAGTCAATGTAGAATTTGAGGTTCCGCTCACTGTAGCCGCCGAGGTACCCGTTCCTGTTCCCGTGCCCGTGGCCGTAGCCGCAGCAGTGCCAGATCCAGTTGCGGTTCCAGTGCCCGTGGCAGTTCCTGTCACAGTCTGCGTCAGAGTACCAGTGCCTGTCTCCGTCCCGGTGCCCGTAGATGCTGGGGTTCCGGTTCCAGAAGCAGAGGCAGAGGCAGATACTGTGGATGCGGCCGATCCACTTACACTTCCTGAGACCGACGCACTACTCGCCCTGCTTGCAGACGGCGATACAGATACCGACTTTGTAGCAGACCCCGATACCGTTGTAGAAGCAGCTGGGGAACTTGTCGGGGTTAGGGAGACTGGAGGGGTCGTTGTGGGGGTTCCCGACGCAGGGATTGTAGCCACATCAAATCCAATGACCGCAGGTGGGACACAGAGAGCGACGGGAGCAGAGGTGTCCGCACACGGCAGAGCGTATACTCCCAACTGTATGGAGTCCGTTGTCGAAGGATTGGTTCCCGTTACCGAAAACCCGACACGATAGGTCGTACCCCCCGTGGCGTTGAACGCCTGGTATATACCGTCAAAGGTTCCCACGGCACCATCATACCACTGGCCCGTCGACCACGTACCCGCTGCAGGGGGCTGCTGACCCGCCTGGTACCATACCTGAAAGCTCGTGGGTGCACTCACTGTGTTTCCGTTGACGATAACGTTTCCACCCGTTGCCAGGTTGGCGTTCTGGAGGATCTGAGACGCAGAGTAGGGAACGGCCGAGGTCAGGCTGGGCATGGTGAACGTCCAGAACCCAGGGTCCTGGCGGAACACGAAGCCTACCAGCCAAGTACCCGTGTTTGTGACGTTGAACGTATACGAGTAGGGCACAACTACACTTGCGGTAGGGTAGTTGATTGAGGCAAGGTAGCATGGGGGCAGGACGCCCATAGGAGACTGGGGAGGATTTGAATCAACACAGGAAGTACCCGTCACAACTGCCAGAAACCCTAGAAACAATGATCTCAGCATGGTCTTGTCTTGTTGCGAGAATAAACGCAGGTTCCAATTTTTGAATTTTGGACCCTTTTGCACAAAACTAAAGTCCGGCCGGGTTGAGGCATGTCGGTCTGGCTCGAGTTTTCGTTTTCAAGTCTCAAACTGCAAAATTCAAAAATTGACCATACCCCCCCCCCCCCCAATTTTAAGACTTTTAGCCGTTTTCGGAAACTTTTTCCCGCTGGAAAAAAACGGCATAAATACCCCCTTTTGAAGCCCCCTCTCGTCTGTGCCTGGAACGGTTCCGTTCTACGCATAGCGTCTGTGGGTAAGAAGGCTCTATGTAAAAATTCACTTTTTCACAACCCCGAAAAATTCAAACTGCCCCGGGGCGAGGGGTCTACACTCTTACCCGAGAAATAACTTTTCTCATAATTTCGTGTTGAGACCTATTTACGCCCTCCGACAGGAGTATATACATAACCGCGTTAGAAATGTCCGCAAAGCCGTCTGCCTCTATTGTAAACACGATGAGCTCTGCTGATGCCCCCAAGACCGCGAAGAAGGCCGCCGCTGCCCCCAAGAAGGTCGCCGCCCCTGCCGCTGCTGCCCCTGTCGTTGCTGCCCCGGCTTCGGCCGCTGAGCCCAAGTCCGCGAAGGCTCCCCGCAAGACGGCAGCCAAGACTGAGGTTGTTGTGCCGACGGTCGCTGCTCCGTCCGTGCCCCTCCCCCCGTCCCCGGCGACGGAGGCTGCTGCCGGTGCCGCTGCCCCGGCTTCGATCGCTGGCGTTGTTGAACGTATCCGCGAGCTCCGCTCCCGCTTGGCGAACGATCTGAAGGAGATCATCGCCGACACGCTCCTGGCTGCCAAGACGGCGGCTCGCGAGGTCAAGGATGCCAAGCGTAAGCGTCGTGTCAAGAAGGACGTCGCCGACATGACGCCCGAGGAGAAGACGGCATGGGAGCTCCGCCGCTCCAAGAACGCGTTCCTGAAGCCGCGTGCCCTGTCCGCCGACCTGTGCTCGTTCATGAAGCTTCCGGCTGGCTCGCAGCGTTCGCAGACGGAGGTCACGAAGTTCGTGTCGAACTACGTGAAGGAGAACTCGTGCTTCGACCCTGCCAACAAGCGTCATATCATCCCCGATGGTGTGCTGTCCCGCCTGCTGAAGGTCAAGGACACGGACACGGTCACGTACCTGAACCTCCAGTCGTTCCTCAAGATCCACTTCCTCAAGGCGTAAGTAGGTAGTTATCGACGACCCCCTGGCATCTTAAACATATTTTTTTGGGATATACTTCTCATAAAACTAGGTTTATAAGTAGTTTGTGGCATTACAGGAGTCGACTTAGGAGTCTCTATATAGAAGATTATTCTTTCATTATCATGGTACGCTATATACTGGTCTTTTTTATCGAAATCGCTAGTGTATAAGTGTAGATTGTGCACTGGAAGATTACACTTTTCTATAAGATGTTTCCCAACACAGGCATCTTCAGCTGAAAATACCGTTGAGTCCATATATTGTAGACATTTGAGTGCTGTCGATGAAAGATAGTACGCCGGTCCTCCACAGTATACGGTACTTAGTACTTGATTAGGATTAGGGTTATAGTTATATGTTACGTGCCCCGCATAATGATCCTGTGTGGACCGAGTGTATTCCAACAACTTAGGAATATTGACAAGCACATCATCATCAATTTTTACAACAAAGGACGGATTGAACTTGTGGTAAACAAACTGTAAGCCCGCTTTGATCTTATGTGGTAGACCAATATACGAGTCTGGGCACCGAAGAATGCACTCGTGCGATTCTGAGTTATACACATATTCACGTTGTAGATTCGGATCTCCTCGTAATATTACATAATTTAGCGTGGGAGGTATGTCATTTATCCAAGTGAGTAGGGGAACCCTATTGGATGAATAACAGCTTATAATCATAATGCACCCTCGTGGCATTTTACTACTAATTATACAGGGTGGATATAACATCCGGGGAAAAAATACCCATCAATCATATATTCTGGGTCATTGAACCATTTGGAAGGAAGGCAGAGGGGGCGGTTGGGGTTCAGATAAGCTCCCCACCACGAAAACGAAGAGTTTGCGGTGATGCCGGACTTGCACTGTGTCATGAGGTATAGAGTATCAAGTTCGTTCTCATCAATAATCTCATAGTCTAGATCTTTGAGATACTCCTGCTTCTCACAGTACTCTCGATCGTTCGTAAAGACTGAGAAGCGAGTAATCCCCTTCTCCTTCATGAACTGAATTGTGGAAGGGTAGTACTGTTTGGCAAGTCCTACGTTGTGAAGCCAGTGCCCTACATAATCCCTGCCGCGAACATGGAGAAAGCAGCTCTCGGAGAGTCTAGGGTACTTTTCAAGAAGTGCTGGGTTCTCAAATACGAGCATATTACGAAATCCTGGAGGAATATACTCCCAATTCTGAAAGTAACCATAGAACAACGTATTACCACTTATAGTTGGTGGTGTCTCCATCGGGAACAGTTTTGGAACTTCGTCGATTCGGTTCAAGGGTATCTGAACATTCCCCTGGTTAAAGTTCCTGAGAATTGTGCTGAAGTAGTCTGTTGACGAATGTGGAGATCGCTGATAATGGTTGTGTGACAGAACAACCGAATGATCTTTTCCCCATAATGTAGCAGCAGCAATTTGAAACAGCCAGTTCCCAAGCCCGCCCATCAAGTATGGGATTACAAGAACCATTTTATACTAGTCTGTTATATAGGAGTAAATAGTAATGGCGAATCCGTACGTTATTAACCTAGATACTCGTCCAGACAGGTGGGCTAGGCTACAACAGGATTGGAGGGGAGCGTTTGAGCTTACACGTGTATCTGCTATTCAGGAAAGTCCTGGGTGGGTTGGATGTGCCCTGTCCCACGTGAAAGTTATTGAAGAGGCAAAGCAGCGAGGGGATCCGATGGTACTGGTATGGGAAGACGACTGCAAGCCCCGGAACCGCCACCCACGTGCGATCCGAGAACTCTGGAATGAAGTATCCTATAAGCTTTTAATGTGCCGAGATCAATGGGATGTTGTTCTGGGTGCAACGTCAAGGGCGTATAAAGGTGCAACGTACAATCAGCCCCTTTCAACACGCAACGTAGATGTATACGATCTTCCACACGGGTTTACCACACACTGGACACTGTACAACTCTTCCTCATACGATCGTATGATCGAGTGGAAGAATCTACGTTCTCCTCAAATTGATGTGTACCTCTTCCAGAACTTCCGCGTTAAAACTATCATTCCGTTCCTGGCAGGACAGGTTCCTGGGTACAGCGATATTGAAGGAACCGAGCGTGATTACGACAGTTGGTTCGATGGAACAGAAACGAGTATTTCTGGGACGAAGCAGCAAACACTGGCTTCACTTGTCCATAAAGCTCCGGCAGTTCAGTTCCCGAAATTTATGACACGCTGAATATTAGTTTCGAGAATCGTATACTGTTTTGCACGCTCATGGTTTGCCTGGATAACCGGGAGATAACGGTTGTACGGTGGTAGATATCTACACTTTTCTTTGAACTCGTTGACGGATGCAGTGTCAAGAATGATCCACCCGCGAGTATCGAACCAGTTGGAAATATTGGGACACCCGTAGTAGATAGGTATAGTCTTGGTAACGAGACAGTCAATCAATTTCTCTGTGAAGTAGTTGTTCTGCCGGGTGTTTTCAATCACTATAGAGTACTGGTAATCTAGAAATAGAGCTTCTTTACTGTCTCCGAGAATCGGATTATTAAATCCAACAGCCGGGATAACAGGAGTATCTTTAGAGGATCGATACCATGTGATGGGAGTTTCAGTAATATGTTTCTGATTCCGATAAAGGTCTACTCTGAACTTGTGACCGTCAGTTTGAGTTTTCCTTCCAGTAATGCAGGAGACCTTAGGCTGTTTTCTAGATAGGTTGATTGAGTTGTATACCGAAGGAGAAATCCACGTTGTCCCCCATACGTACTGCCGAGCATTTGGGCAGGCTTTCAAGATTTCGTCGTCGTATGTAAGTATGACGTCGAAGTTCTTGTGATTGTCAATGAACGCCTGGCGATGATGAAGGATCGCATCGGGTTCGGCTTGGACACCGATCAATACTACATTCTCACTAGTACCTCTATTGGCAAGGGGTGAGTCGAGTGTGAAGTGTACGTTCCTTGAAGTCTCTGGAAATATTGATAGATTCAACCATGCTGTTTGTGTGTATGGCATTTAACAGTAAATACTCCCTTACAAGTAAATGGAGAAATATTGTCTGATCATTTTGAACTGCAGGAAGTATGCAGTGAAGAGACATATACAGCGATCTACTTGGCTTCCAAATATTCGGATCCGCTGGTTTCACATTATCGGCGATCCTACTATCTCATCTGAATACGAGTACAACGAGTCAGAAAACATCATGTACGTGCAGTGCAAGGATACGTATGAAGCACTTCCGAAGAAAACGTACTTAGCTATCCTTGCGGTTAAGAATCTGTTTCCTGATGTTGAGTATATCCTGAAAACCGACGATGATATGAAGTGCGAAATACCTGCGTTCGAGTCCATGCTTGAAGAAATTATAGGATACGACTATGGCGGGGAAATTGTAAGCGTTGACCACGACCATGTTAGTACGTATCACTACTCAAACGTATCCCCTGAATATCAGAAACCTTCAATGATGTTCAGAACATATTATTGTCCTGGACGTTTTTACTTCTTAAGCCGGACTGCTACTCGCTCGCTGATTTCACAGAGGAAATTTTTTGATGCTCAGATGTATGAAGACTATGCAGTTGGATACCTGTCCACACGTATTCCCAACGTGAAGATTCTTAACATGAACGCAAAAGCGATATTTCATGACGATGAGAAGACGATTGAATTGAAGTAGGGAGCCGTATAGTCTACGTGCTTCCCCTCAATATTGCTGACTCCTGGTGTCTGAACAGCAAGGGTTGGATGAGCAAAAATCCAGTTATCTACTGTGTGCAGACGCTTCCAGTATTGATCTACACAAAAGATATCATGGTTATTTGTTTGACAGAGACCCATATAGCCCTCGCGGAAATTCTGGAGAAGTCGGTCGTAGTAGTGGTTCTCGCAAATGTATGCTAGAGCAGTTTGACATACGTTTCCAGCGATGAACCGTGAGTCTACCCTACTAACCCGCGATCCTTTTTGAAATATTGGGGCAAGAACAACCGCATCATGTGGGGGCAGGTTTGACAAAAGGGAGTTAATTACCGAGGGTCTCTCAACCCACTGCAAATCATCTTCAACAATCATTACTCGAGGAAGATTTCGTTCCTTCGCAAGCTCAAGGCATCGTATATGAGACGCCGAACATCCAATGTATCCAGGTGTATGTTTGATCGCGGGTACACGTTCAAACGTACAGTTTATCATTTTCAGCTGTGTTTCAACAGCATCTCGCCGATCAGTGCGTTCATCTAGGTTGATATAGAATACGTCGATCATTTTGTGTATCTGATTATGCTTTATCTAAACCCATATGCTGGCAAATTCCGGCAATGTCATACTTGGTCTCTGGCAGGATACTCTTCCCAGAAAAGATGCGAAGGGACATTTTTATCACCCTTTCGGGTGCTCTTTAAATGAGACGAGTTCAATGGGAAGCAACAGGATGTTGAACAGCTACGCGAACATCTTGCGAAATGCAACACCTAGGGAGAGCTCTCTCTCTACAAACTCCCTTGGCTTGAACTCGGTATACCTACCCATCATTTCATCGAATTTCCCAGAGAGCTCTGCGGCATCGTAGAATTTAATACCACATTCATCTGACCAGTAAGAAGCAGTGGTTGCGTGTAATGTACGATCACTATAATCCGAACGTCCGTTACTTCCAATCTCGTCGCACATCGTACGAACATCCCAGACGAGAATAGGAACATTCATTGCCATCGTTTCCTGAAACGCGAACCCCTGTGATTCATGTCCGCCCACCCAAATAACGAATTTTGTATCCATCAATGCGTTCTTGAAGTCGGAATCCTGGTATGACCCATACGTCACTGTCGTGTATTCAACCTTCTTAGAAGAAAGAGTATCAAAAGTATGTTGGTATAGAACGGGATCTCGATGTTTACAGTACACCATAACCTTGTTGCGTTGTACATTCGCGATTGGTATAGAGCCTGTATCAATCCCGAAGGGACGGGCAACAAACTGAATAGATCGACAAATACGTCGATGTACACGTAGATTCCAGTCAGATAACGTGTTGTAAACGAACCGGTCGTTATGCACGTTCTTCCAAATAGGATGTGACTGATCGTCTGGAAAAACGAAGAAATGTGGTCCATAAATAACCTTACAGTTGGGAGGAAAGTAGTGAGGTGGAAGGTAGTTATTAAAGCATAGGACGTAATCAAATGATTCATCTAACTTTGAGGTATCGTTTGCTTCTACGAACTCAACACGGTTATGTATCAGCATCTTCCGTATTGATTCGAGGTTCTTATGATGACACCCAGTGTAACACAGATATACTTTCATGTTCTTGTTACAGAAATAAGAGAGCTATCTTTAAAAGATTTTCTACTATCGAACGAGTCTAAAGAAGTCCAAGACTCTTCAAATACTGCGATAGGGCTTCTTTTGTAATATTATTACTCGAACTATTATAGTCATATGGCTTAGATGTACCGATATCACTGTGTAAAATCGGAGATTTTACACTATAGTATTCGCCAGAATCAAGCGTGCGTGTAGACTGTGTTTCGTTGATGAGACTTTCGTGTATCTTCTCGCCAGGGCGTATATCGATCTTAACGATAGGCTTTCCGTATTTTTCGGAAAAAAGTTCAATTACGTCTCGAATTCTCATAGCATTAAGCTTGGGTATAACTATGTCACCATTGTCTCCTTTGACGATTGCATAATGAATTAAGTCCACGCTCTGCTCCAGGGTCATAATGAACCGCGTCATCCGGTCATCTGTTATAGTAAACGCATCTCGGTCTTTTCCAATATCGTGAAGAAGCGGAATAATACTACCGTTCGAATTTAAGACGTTGCCGTACCGGACAGACACATATTTAATACCCCTACTGTAAAAAGCCTTCTCGCACATAAGTGTCTCTGACATTGCCTTGCACATGCCGTAGTTATTGACAGGGCTACACGCTTTATCCGAGCTTACAAACAAAACTGTTTCTAGACTGGGAGACGTAACGGAAAGTATATTCTGTGTGCCAAGTAGATTCGTGCGAATGCTTTCGTAGGTATTGATTTCGCACTGATCAATATGCTTCATAGCGGCTGCGATAATGATAATGTGTGGATCGACCCGTGAGATAGCCGTTGAAACACTAACCGTATCCGTTACATTCCCGATAATGAACTTCTGATTTGGGTGGTTTCCAAACGCGAGACGCATCTTCCAGTGTTTTGATTCATCTCTAGACACGTTGTATACAACGTTCTTCTCAATGTATCTCCGGTTGAGCGTGTACCCAAGCGAGCCAGTCCCTCCAAAAATCAAAATACGCTTATTTTCCATTGAACTCTCTCGTCTATATTGTTTAAGCTGATTTAACGTGTTTTATAAAATGAAAGTATACGTGTTTGGTTCAGCAGGGATGCTAGGTAGCTATATTCTCCAAAAAATGAAGGGATACACCACACTCGCTATAACGCGTAAGGAGTTTGACGTTCTTAACGACGATATCGATGATTTTCTGACATGTATTCAACCAGACGATGTAGTTGTAAACTGTACCGGTGTAATACCACAGAAATCTCCTACAATTAGAGAATTCATTCAGGTAAATACTCTATTTCCTCTCAGACTGGAAGAACTGTCTAAACACCGGGGGTTTAAATTCATACATATCACGACGGATTGTGTTTTTGATGGATCGAAGGGAGAATACGCAGAAGGAGACTCCCATACTGCACAACATATCTATGGTATTACAAAGTCGCTCGGAGAGCCAAAGAGTGCCTGTGTAATACGGACGTCAATTATAGGTGAAGAACTACACGGGAAGAAAAATCTATTAGAGTGGGTACGTTCAAAAAGGGGGCAGACTATAGACGGGTATACGAACCACATTTGGAACGGAGTCACATGTTTGACTCTCGCGGGCATAGTGGAACGTATCATACAGAAAAACCTTTACTGGTCAGGTGTACGCCATGTTGCATCGCCAGACAGGGTATCAAAGTACGATCTATGTAGGCTTATAGCCCAGTACTACGAACTAGATATCCAAGTGAAAGAAAAGCAACATACATCAACCACGAATATGACACTGGTAGATAGTGGACTTTTTCATATAGATACGATTGAGACTCAAATACAGATGCTATCTAAGGATAGACTACTGGACAGTGCGTAAAATATACTCCTTAAGAGCCTCTTTATTGAAATATTTTCGTACCAGATTTTCCTGGCAAGAAAGAGCACTATTGTAAAGATTTTCGTCTGAAAGAAGCCTGTTCTTCTTAGATACGAATTCATCTCCTGACGAAAAATAACACGCTTCGTGGAACGAATCTCCTTCTTCAAACCCCCAGTTAAGATCGTTGAAATTGTGCATTCGTAGCGAACCAGATATAAAGATCTCAATCGTTCGCTTATTTGGATTTCCGACTCCGAAAAGATCAACGCATATCTTGAACGATCTGAACGCCTGTATCATTTCCCCTGGATCAGGAAAGTGACGTGTATGAACGTAGGACTGTATCTCCGCATAGGCAGATGCTCGATCACGGACAATTTTATAGGTATCGTCTTTATGGATGTATATACTTCCACACCACAACGCATCATTTATTTTTGGAGGTGTCGGGCATCTCGGAATGTCGGTGTAGTCTATGATAGACCAAAGAATACACTTACGCACAAACATAGACACGGGGAAGGGAACTACGCGTTTATCATACTGCTTTCGAGTAGAATAGTTCCGCTTAAAAAATACGTCTACCCCCTTTGGTATGAATAGGGTAGGGTCATAGTCATAGTCGTGTGTATCAAACAGAACAACCCTTTTGAATGATTGGTTCTTTATAACCCCCTGTAGCATGTCTAGCATCCCCGCTGCAGCTTTATGAACGGTTATGTCGTATACAACAAGCACGATTGCGAGAACATCATACGTGTTAGATGTAATTGACGACCAGTCAGTTTTATATTCGAATCCATAATACCGTTTAAAATCTACCGGTGACATGTGATTCGTCCAGTGATAGTTGTATATACCATCTGGTGGATAAGAATAGTATCCTGCATCCGGGAATACTCTCGTAAGCCCGGGCATGTTATGAAATGGGTCAAGGATGCACAACTTCATTTTATATACTACAACCATAAGTGCTTTAACTCGAATAGAAGACATTGTCAACCGAGACATGTCCAGATACACCCAACGTAGGTACGAACGTAACGTTCGGCAACTGCATTATGAATTCGGCAAAAATCAACTCATAACCCCTACAATTTTTCATGTCATAATATTTTTCCAGCAAAAATTTATGAAAAGCGTTGACAGAGTCATTATTTAACTTGTAAAGAGTTGTTGGGATACCATCTCCATTTTCAGTAGATTTTACAAAAATGGGATAATCGTAAGGTCTAAACAAGTCGTTTAGCCAGTATCTACCGGAGATTTTGTAGAAACTATTGTACTCTATTCGTCTTGCCTTTATATAATCTAAAGCGGCAATTGTCATAGTACCTTCGCCCATCGATTTGGATGGGCTGTAGACCATCGAACGAAGTTCAGTGTCATCAAATATATTTAAAAAGTAATCGACGACAGATGTTATCTTAGCCACCTGGTCTTTATCAAGATCACTACATTCGACCAAGCATATAATTACACCTGGAATCTTATTCTTCACACTTTCAATCGTCTTTAGTGTCTGAATATAACGTTCTTCATGTGTGAATACACTCCTGGTAGCTGTATACGAAAGGGGAAGAGACGGGGTCTTTATCACCGACGTTATTAAACATAACGACGGGGTCATTGTTATATGTCTATATACGCCAATCGTTTAAACACTAAAAATACACGAACATATTGTTGGGGCCTGTGTTTGGTCGTTCCGGTACACTCTTTAGGATAGGACGTCCAAAATCGTATACTGGAATTGTATTCCACGCTATAAACCCATGCGTGATTTTCGGAAGGAGAGTATTCATATAAGAATCCCGGTGTCTCTGCACAAGTTCAGTAATACAGTAATTACTAATCAGAAAGAAGTCATCGCCATTTACAGGGGAACCATAGGTCATTGCGTCTACAAACTCAACGGGAAAACCACGATCAAACTGTGTAGTGTAGACCTGCTGGAGATTTATCGCCTCCGTAAGGTCGATACAGATGTATTTTTCAACAGAGATCGTAAAGGAAGAGGAGAAATGGCTTATAGCAAGCAGGAGACCTCCGTACCCTGCTCCGATCTCTATAATTTTGACAGACGCAAGTCCAAGGCTCCGAATATGATCCAGTATCAATAGTGCGTGAAAAATATAACGTAGCGAAGTTGGAGATACCCGGAAATCAAGTCCAGGTATGTAGTATTTTGTAGGATTTCCTGAAGAATCGTTCATCTTACAGAAGGCAAGAATCCTCTCATTGGGTATGTGGAACTCACCCTGTATGAGTTTATAGTATTGCTCACCTTGTGGCTGGTCAACATGCTCTAAAATACCCTGATACGAAGGATTAGACTTAAAGCTAGTTATATCGCGTGAATTCAAAGAATTTTGAATTGCGTTACGATACCCTCCATATCCCTCATCTTCCATTGAATACTTGGTATCCATTGCGTATTTAAACTTACTCTAAGCAGAACGTTTAAATGATACTAGAGAAGTCATATGGCTGGACTGGACTGATGGTCGAGTATGATCGTGTATATTCGATATGCACTCGTTTGTAATTCACTTTTTTAAAGCTTAACAGTAATAAATGCCGGTTCTTACTGTCGATGACATCAATAAATACTCGGGTATAGATGTCAAAATTTTTGTGGAAACGGGGACATGTATCGGCGATACTCTTTTTAACGTTCTTCCTCGTTTCGATAAACTCTACTCGGTAGAGTTAAAACACGAACTGTATCTGAAATCATGCGAGCGATTCTCCGGAAAAACAAACGTAATGCTGCATGAAGGAAACAGTGAAGACTTTTTAAATAAGGTTTGCCCTGACCTTGATCAACCTACGTTTTTCTGGTTAGATGCTCACTGGTCTGGTTCGGACCACACTGCTCGTGGAAGCAGGGACGTTCCGTTGATTGAAGAATTAGCGATAATTGTCGAGAAATGCCCTGTTCAATGTGTTGTATGCATTGACGATATGCGGCTTCTAGGAGTAAAGGCAGGCGAAGACTGGTCATATGTCACAGAGTCAAAAATTTTGGATACACTGCGTCCCCGGTTAGCCAGGGATCCTATAATTATCCCGTCGCATTTAAGTTCTCGCGACGTTGGGTTTTATCTCCTACGCAGCCTCTAAGTAGGGAATATCGAAAATTTCTGCACACCAACGACTAAACCCACTCGGTCCAGTCGAATACGTTGTAAGATGGACGATCGAAGATGCATGCGACATAACGAAAAATTCAATTAGAGTGTTTAAAACACCGAGACTATCACCATGTTGCTTTGCCGTATGACCAATATGACATGTAAGTGTTTTCCAGTCAGTTTTCTGACACGCATGCAGTTTGAATGTTATATCGTCGGATAAAATGAGTACATCATTTTTGCCTACATGAGGTAATAACCTGTTTACATAACTATCGAATAGTAACTTATCTCCGTGGTTCCCTAAAAATGCACCGTCTCCAATTCGAGCATGAACAACCACGTATTCTTTCTTTTTCATGTTAACAGCTTCCAGGTATTCGTCGACACCAGAGAGGACACGTTCTCGTGGCTCGATAGAAGTTTTTAAAAAAGAACGAAGTTCTTCGTCAAGTTGGGACCTATGAAATACGTTCGGAGTAATTTTTTCTGAAAAGTAGTGCATGTTTGTCAGAACAAACAGGGGACCAATAGGCTGTCTAAGAAACTCAAGTAGCCCCTCCCCCTGTCCTACCACAAATGTACTTATATTGTCTCTTTCATATGCAATATCCGTACAGTTTATGTTGTTTAGATATTCTCGTATCGCGTGTTTAGAATAATCAAGTTCAAAAACATAACCCATAGATCTGGAGAGTAATTTCAAGGTTATACCCCCCCTTAGAAAATCAGCAAAGCCTATACAATCATCAATCATAACGCTTTTGACGATTTTTAGATCTGATTCTTTCCGTGCTGGGTCAAAAATACATGGCCACATCATTTCAAGCGTCCATGGATCAATTCTATCTTTACGATCATCTCCATATATAGACGTTTTTGACATTTCATACAACATCTTCCAAAACGCATGGGATTTTGATAGGATAGTATCCTTTCGAACAATATATTGTGCTCCGAATGCAAATGGTGTATCTTCAACTACGGGGGTTCTAAATATAGGTTTTGACCTTGCCCTGTCGTACCATGTTTTTACGTCAGCTGCAGCCCATGTAGGTGTTCTTAATGGCTGACAGAGTGGTTCAAAAGGACTATCAATATTTACGATATTATTTATATACTGAATAACCCTGTCTTCTGAATTACCTAATAAATCACAATGATCGTACGCTATTCCTTGGACAAAAATAGTAATATCTGATAATGTATTGTAACGACTGACAATATGGTAAAGATACGTATGTGATTCACGTCCTATATTCTCCAACCGCTGTGATCCGTTCACTGGATTATCAGATTTATCATATATCGTCACCCTGTGACGAATATGTCCCAACCAAGATATGTTTTCCTTATGCTTTGCTACCACGACTTCAACCGACGATGTCATTATTAGTTCGATACAATTCGTATGTACAAAATGTACCGAACCCCGTTGCCGGGATCCTTTATTTATTTTACATTACCACCACACACAACCACACAGTACCACCACCGTGTAACTGTTTAGTTGGAGTACGCGAGGCCGCCCATGCCGGACATGACGCGGAGCACGTTGTAGTTGACGGCGTAGATGCGGACCTTCGCCGTACGCTGCTGCTGGACCGTGTTGACGGACAGCGTGAGGTTGAGCGTGGCCTTGTCAATACGCGAGAAGTTGCACGTGCCGCTGGGCTGGTGCTCCTCGGGCTTGAGGGCGAAGGAGTACACGTTGATGCCCACCGACGGCGTGCGGGTGTGGTGCTGCCACGGCTGCACCTTGTCGAAGTAGCGTCCCTCACGCTCGTCGAAGCGGTCCTGTCCGTTGAGCTGCACCTTGGCGACCTCCACGGGGTTCTTGCCCTCGCACTTGACGTTCGAGGCGAGGATGACCTTGGCGAGCAGGTAGTTGGTCGTGCCCTCGAAGAAGTTGGAGTCCTCAGCCAGTCCAGCAGCATCGTAGATCTGCGAGCCAGTCGACAGTCCAGCACCCGACGCGGCACCGACACCCGGCAGGTAAGGGGCGTTCATGCCGCCGAACGCACCAGAAGGAGCACCCGCTCCCGACGAGAGATTCCACGTGGGGACACCCGGGGCACCCGAGGTGACAGCCGGTCCGCTGGTGGCGAGCGAGCCGCGGCCTAGCACAGCCGTGACGATGCCCTCCGTCGACCAGTCGTCGGAGTAGTTGAACGGCTGCTGTCCCAGGGCCTCCTGAATCCACGGCGTCGGGGGGGCGTTGCAGTCGACGAACGAGTCACGCTGGACAATCCACACCAGCTCCTTGACGGGGTGGTTGAAGTTCATCTGGATCTTGTTCGAGGAGGCCGTGACCGTCTCGTCGCCCGTGAACTGGAGCTGGTCAATCAGGTACTCGTGCGACTGCTGGGCGAAGCGGCGACGCTCCTCCGTGTCGAGGTAGACGTAGTCGATGTACAGCGACGCGGCCACCAGCTGGAGCTGGGAGACGGCCGTGACACCGTTGCCCAAGTTGAGCAACGCCGGGTACGTCGGCAGCAGTCCGAACTCGTTGCTCTGGGCCTGGTCGGCGTAGCAGCAGTTGTAGTTCTGCTCGAACTCGACGTTGATGCGGACCTCGTGGTACTGGAGGGCGATCAGCGGGATGGCCAGACCGGGGTTGCGGCAGTACCAGAACTGCAGCGGGATGTACAGCGTCTTGAGCGGGGTGCCGGCACGGGAGAGGCACGAGTTGGTGGCCTCCGAGGCGGCACACGTGGCGTCCAGGGCGACACCGGCGGCGTCCTTCAGCAGCACGAGGTCGGCGGAGTTGCCCACCATGTCGTCGAACGACACCTGGGTGCCGAGGGGCTGGGTCAGCTGCGTCCAGATCTGCATCCAGTCACCGTACTGGCGGTCAATGCGGGAGCCGCCGATCTCGATCTCGACCTGCTTGATCAGGCGGTGTCCAACGTAGTTGAGCCAGCGGAAGCGGGTGTTCGGGACCGTCAGGTAGATCTGGGGCAGCGTGACCTGGATGTACGTGCGGTACATCAGGTCGGCGTTACGGCTGATGACAGCCGTGACACGGCGTCCGAAGTCGGCCTGTCCGTTGAACGTCACCTCAATCGCCTCCATGGCGAAGTTGGTGTGACGCTTGTAGAGCACCTTCCAGAACGTAATCTGGGGGTTGCCCGAGATGTAGATATCCTGGGCACCGTACGAGACGAGCTGCATTAGTCCACCTCCCATTGTTGTTTATGCTCCTAACTGACATTATTTTTTTCTCCCGGACAGCGGCACGGCGGGTTTCCCCTCGCCGCATGCGTTGAAGTATCCTGTATTTTTTTCTCTAGTATTACGGAAAATGGTAAACGTGTTCCTGTTTCCAACCTCGAACGTCCTTATCAATACGTTTCTCCGATCGTTGATTGTTATTCTAGTCATGATTCTAGGGTTTCATTCATCGTGGTACGAAGCGTACTGGGGAGCGGTGATTCATGATGCCATATCTCTTTTCATCGTGCGGTCGTACATTGGGTAGGAATAATCCGCGTTCATTATAATTGATGAGTGGAGCAATCATAGCATACTCATCAAATATTGCATCCTATTTGAATGGAGATCAGATTTCCGCGATGTGTCTGGCTCCATCCCTGTTCGGGCTAAAGTCCTACTGGAATAATTTCTTTTTCGGAACATCCAACGGAAATCTCTACAACTTCAACGAAGGTACAAACACTATTCAAGAAATTACGATTGCAGGGTACACTGGAACACTGGATGGACCCATAACCTCATTGATAACTGACCCTGCTGGAAAGTACCTGTTTCTTGGATCTCCCTCTGATGGAAAACTTCTACGCCTCAAGCTTTCACAATTTAATCGTACCGGAGCAATGACTGTAGACAGCAATATCTACGTCCATTCTACAAACACTGGGGGGATAGCAGTAAACTCACAAAATACACTGTACTTCATCACCGCAAACGGAAATGCTATTTCGACCGTAAACAATTACGGGTTCGGTCTTGTCAACCTCGTGTATCAACAGCCGGTTGGATTAAACTCACAGTTCTCGGGAATCGTCTTGACTCAAGATGAGACGCGTGTATTCACTACAGATTACTATACTGGAAACATCTACTACTACGATTTCATATCCGGTCAAACCACGTTGCAGGAACTTACAGTTGCTTCCGTTGATAGTCGTATTCAAGGTCTGGCAGTTCTGTCGTCAAATGACATCCTCTTCTCAAAAACACTATCAACTGTTCCCGGTGTCTATCTCTACGATATTGCAAACGGTACAAGTGTATGTGTTGCCGGAGGTGGAAGCAATACATTAGGAACTTCGGCAAGGGGATATCAATTCATATACCCGAACCAGATCATACTTGATCCCAACGGAAACTTATACATTTCTAGTCTCGATCCTAAGAACAATCAACTGTTTACCAAGGTTGTGTTTCAGCCGTTTGTGCGATCTTCAATTGCTGCTCAAGTGCCTCAACAGAAATTTGTAAACTGTGGTCTCCCCCAACCCGGATTCTGTAAGAAAGCTGTGATTCCATTCAATCCGACGGAGTACTGGTCCTTCGCACATCCTCAACGTGTACCTACAAAAATAGCAAGTCCAGCAGATGTTCGGTTATCGTGCATCAACGTTGCAACGATTCTGTGCCCCACGATTCCTCCGAGTCGTGTATTCCCCGCCGGTAGCAACCCACCCACTCCACCCGTAGATCCCGTTTATCCTGTAGAAACTCCAATGACTCAGTATACTCAGGGCTTCGTAAGTACTGGAACGATGAAATCCCTGCGTCCCCCATCCACGATTTCAGTTGTAACTGTCACCGACCCCCAGAACACCCGTGTCATTACCCCCCTTGTATTTGGACCGCAAGGGTACATTTACTCCATGGCTCGGTCTGGAATCCTGACAGTATTGACTACGTCAGGCGAAACAGTGTCTCCCTCTGTACAATTTACGTTTCGACAGTCAGCTGCTGTATCCACACCTGTGGTCGTATCTTCAACTGGTCTTGCATCGTTTGTCACGGATCTTGGTATGTTGATTGTTATCAACCAGAACGGAACTCCAGTCTTCAATTACACTCTCAACCAACAGATTGCGGGTGCACCAGTGTTCATAGACTCCCAATATCTTCTTGTTTTGGCGTACGGAAATACGATTACAGCCTGGGACATAACGACGTTTAGCAATTCGTGGACAAGCACTCTTGTCAATGATCAGTTCAAGAGTTCGTTAACTACCGACGGTATATCTTTATTTGCCGGTACTCTCGGAGGAAATATCGTATCATACAGCGTGAATAATGGTTCCTTGTACTGGTCTTATTCGACAGGAAGCACACTTCCAATCCAACAGCCTCCGTTCGTCAGCGGCAATTTACTGACGGTGATCGGATCTTCAAAGATTTACGTCATAGATAAGACGACGACACGAGGAGGAGGAGCTGGGGATACTATTGTCACTCTTTCGGGAATAGGATCGATCCAGTCGACTCCTCTCCTGTTCATTGACCAGGTAGGTACAACATGGCTATATTTCACAACAACATCAAATCGGCTATATGCAGCTGGAGGATTTCTAGGAGTCGCGAATGCATACGTTGATTCGAACGGAGGAAACGTAACGCAGTTCTGGAAGTCGAACGAGACCAATATTTTACCGGGTGCTACTCCCGTTATAGATGCAACCAACTCCTTGTACGTATGTGGAACACCAGGGTACGTATACAAGTATATACAACCATCGACGTATCCAAGCACTGTCGTAGCCAACAACACCTTTAATGGCACTGTGTACAACAATGTATCGGGCAGTATTTATACATCGCCCATATTGAGTAGCCAGAATCAACTGTCGTTCACATCCTACGATGGATTATCCAACAACTACATCTACACAATATCTTCTGCCTAATGAATAATGTCTTCCTCTGGCCAATCTGCGGTGGCCGCTCTCATTGATATGGCTAAATCCAAGGGTATTGAAATTCCATCTGGCAATCGCCCAGAATGGTTAGTTACCCTGCTGCACAAGTACGGTTCAGCGGCAAAGGCTGGAGTGCCAGCATCAGCGGATGAAATTTTAACAATACTTGCGGGAGTTTACGCTGGGGGATGTGATCCCGAGCTAGCGGATGTCATGTCCGAGGCTGTTGTGGGACTTGGTGTTCCAGAGACGGGGGCGACGGGCGGTCGCCGTAGGCGTTTACGAAAGGTTGGCGGCGGATTCCGTGAACTAGGAGGGGCGATCGCCAAGTTTTTTACGACGCAGTGCCGTCGTGGAGCCACCACAGTTGACAAGATCACGACGGATATGGCGTCGGCAATTGAAGCCAAGTCCGCAGAGGCAGAGGCTACACCGGTAGATATTGTGGCAGCTCTCAAGTGGGCGTCAGCCGCGGGGGCGGTGGTAGTAGGAGTCAACGAGGGTCTGCGAACAGCTGTGGTTGATGGACTCATCAGCGTTTCTTCTGCCATGCCTACCTTCGGAACGATGTTTACCAACACCCTCACCGCTCTTGAGTTCTCTGCACAGGTTGCAGCGGGAAGTGGAGTGATTGCTGGACAGACGGGAGTGGCTCTCTTCTGCGTATACATCGTCTACATCCTGCGTGAGAAGCTCATTGAGGGTGGAAAAAGCATACTGGCACTGGACGGCAAGACAATTTGGGAGGCTATCAAGCCCCTGGTCACGGACTCCAAGTTCAAGGAGTTCATGGCAGATATGGAAAAGGAGCGTCAGGCGATTGCTCTCCTGGACGCCGAGTTGGACGCAATGAAGCGTGAGCTGAAACCCGAAGTCCGGGCAGCCTTTTCTATACCGCCTGCACGCCGTCGTCGGGCATCTTTGGCTGCCCTGCGGTCTGCTCCTCCCCTGCCTACGTCCGACGCAACCATCGGAGATGCCGTCAGTGGACTTGTTGCCCTTGTCTCCGGCAAGCCGAAAACGCAGGGTGGTCGTCGTCGCCGGCACACCAAGACCAAAAAGGTGGCGGGTCGTCGTCGCCGCCATCACCGTCAGACAACTAAGCGGGCGAAATCATTTTAGGAGAGATATGCATCGCCTCCAATTCTTGGAGCCACAACTTGACAGCGTAAGGAATGGTCTTATCTTCCAGACCAGACTTTGCACCACACGACCTACACTCATAGAGATGATCCTTCTCATTGATTGTAGCGAGAGACCCGCATCCAGTACACACACCTGCATTGAAGGGATCGCTGACATCCATCAGCCGCTCCTTCGTGAACACAGCCGCACCGTGTGAGATGAAACAGTCCCGCTCCATCTCGCCCACACGCAGTCCACCATCGCGAGCCCGACCCTCACATGGCTGCCGGGTCAGGGACACAATGGGACCGCGTCCACGGGAATGAGCCTTGTCAATGACCATGTGCTTGAGACGCTGGTAGTGTGTGGTTCCCATGAAGATCTCTACCTCCATCATCTCGCCGGTCTGCCCGTTGTACATGATCTCGTTGCCGTATGGGTGGAGACCCAAGTTCGTCATGTGAACCTTGAGATCCTCCATTCCGAGATGGGAGTATGGGGTACCATCACCCAGGTTGCCTGTGCGGACACCGATACGACTGTACATCGTCTCCAGCAACTGGGCGATCGTCATGCGGGAGGGAATGGCGTGAGGATTCATGATGATATCGGGACGCAGTCCAGAAGCTGTGAAGGGCATATCGCACTCGTCCAGAATCATACCGCACGTACCCTTCTGCCCAGCACGCGAAGCGAACTTGTCACCGATCTGAGGCGTCCGCTCCGAAATCACCCTGACCTTGACGAATGGGTAGCCATCAGAGTTCTTATCCTGCCACACGCCATCAATACGAGCAGGCTCCGAGTTCTTGTGCGTCGTCGAGAGATCGCGGTAGAGGTATCCGTGAGGGTCAGACCGTAGGTTCACGACCTTGCCGATCACGACATCGTTCTCCTGGACAACAGCGTTCTTGATGGGAATGCCATTCTCCTGGATTGCGTGATACGACGTGTTCTTGTAACCCTTGGTGTTCTCGTGCCTGGCTTTGGAGAACCGCTCTTCCCGCCCGCTGGCTACATTGCGGTGCTCCTCGTCCTTGTACACCGTGTAGTAGTACCCCCGCATGAACCCACGCTTGAGGGAACCGCGGTTGAGGATCACGGAATCCTCCTGGTTATAGCCCGAGTAACACGCGATCGCGACAATGGCATTGCATCCGGACGGCATCTTGTGCATGTTCAGGATACTCATAATCTGAGTTTCCACGATCGGACGCTGGGGAGATGCCAAGAGGTATGCAGCTTTATCCAGCCGGCGATGATAGTTCGAGGCATACAACGTCATAGCCTGCTTTGCCATCGCAGACTGGTAAGCATTACGAGGGGACTGATTATGGTTCGACAATGGAATGATGGAAGCCATGTGACCGAGAATCATGTGCGGATGAATCTCGCAGTGGGTGTGCTCGGGCGTAACCTCGCCAGGGAACATCGCGATGCGAATGACCTCAGACTCGTTGGCATCGACGTACTCAACACACGACCGCACCCAGTCATCCCAGATATTGGACGCAGGCTTCGGCAGAAGCTTGCCGTCCACGACACGGAAGATCGGGCGAACAAGACGACCAGCATCCGTCTCGATCAGAATACGGTTCAGCATGATATTCCAGGCAATTGAAATGTGTGGGTGAATATCACCAGAATGCTTAGAAGCCTTGAGTTTGGCATGAACCTCCTTGGGCGAGTTGGTGTAAGCTACAATCACACCGTTGACTAGGATCGCTACCTGACCCGTCGTCCACATAGTTTCGATCCAGATGACTCCGTTGATTTCTTTGAGACGGTTCAGAACAACGAACGATGGGACATGTGATGAAACAGTAGACATCAGACTCATTGTTTTCACGATACCGACCGAATGTCCCTCTGGCGTCTCTACAGGGCACACGAAGCCCCACGATGATCCGTTGAGCTTGCGAGGAGCCAGGAGCTTTCCAGACTTTTCTACCGGCGTCTGGATACGGCGAATGTGGGAGAGTGTGGCGTTATAGGATAGACGATTGAGAACCTGGGACACACCTGATTTAGTGGCATTCGAGAGAGACGTGGATCCCGACGTCCCGAGACCTTGGACTGTGAAGTTACCCGTGGCAAGTGCCTGCTTCAACTTGCCTTCAATTGACGAAACCTTGAGAATCTTGTAGAGATTGGAAAGGACAAGGACATCCAGGGGCTTGCCAGACCGCTTCCAGTTATCGTTATTGATCTCGTGAACGAACTTTGAGCGGATATCTTTGCATACCTTCTGGAACAGTTGGCGGAAGAGATGGGTGAGGAGAGCACCCGTGGTTACCACCCGCTTGTTGGGGTAGGCATCGCGATCATCCTGGGGGATCTTGCCGTTGGCGGTATCCAGAAGCTTCTTGACCATACTGGCAATAATCTTCACCTTGCGAGCAATCAGAACCTCTGTCTCAAGGGTCTCTCCAGAGAGTGTTACGTGGGGGAGGAACTCGGTAAGGAGAAGGGCACGGACATGACCAGTTTTGTCTTCCATTGCTGGAGGATACTGTAGGTGGTGAGAGAGATACTCGATCGCATCCTGCTGGGAGAACACTCCGATATCCGCACACTCCTTAAACGAAGCTGCCAGGTAATCCTCGTCGTCCACATTGAGTAGACGATGGACATCACGATCCTTCGTAATTCCTAGGCATCGGAAGAACACCATCAGAGGAATATCCTCTCGGAAGCGAGGAATACAGATTGAGAGTGGATACCCCAGTCCGTTGAACTTTGCAGACACGCGGATCTCCAGCTTCTTGGGAGGCAGGGTAAAGCTCTCGTGAAGCGACTTCATTTCCACCGAGTGGGAGTGCTTTGTGGTCGCCTTCTTGTTGAGGAAGACCATGATACGGTTGTCTGCCACCTTCTCCTGCGACAGAATCACCCGTTCACCGCCGTGAACAATGAAGTAGCCCAGGGGATCTTGGGGGCACTCACCCAGCTCCTCCATCGACATGGGGTAGTCCTTGAGGACACACAGCGACGATCCCAGCATCACAGGAATCTTGCCGAGGGAAATACCTTCAAACAGCTTGGTCTCCTCTTTGAACTCCGTGAGATCGGCACCACTGTACGACCGAACCTTCAGCCGAATGTCCACGAACATCTGAGCAGAGTAGGTGAAATTGCGGATGCGGGCTTCGCACGGCAGCATCTGCTTCAGGCGTCCCGTAGCTTCCTGGATACGGGGCTTCATGTACGACACGTTGTCAAACGACAGCCTGAACTCATACTTGTACTTCTTCGTCGCCTCGTCCTGGTCGTGCCAGACTACGATGGGCGGAGTAGACCGAAGAATCAGCGGGAGTTTGTTACGAAGAAAGTCCTCATACGGTTCAACCTGCGATTCAGAGAAACGAGAAATACCCTGCTTGAAATATGCCCGGATAGCGTCCATCCTGTTCTTGTAGACACAGCGTCGCCGTAAGACATTTTATCCGTTTTCTATAAGAGGAAGAGTTATGGCTCCGGATCCTACAAAGTACAAGGTGAATAAAGTCCGAGGAGGAGGCGGTGATCTCATTATCAATGAGGCGACTGATCCCGCATTCAACGGTGAGGATAAATCGGTTACGGTGAGCACAATTACTGCCCCTCGTCCGCCGATGGGTATGCCGAGTGGTCCGGGAGGCGGTCGTCGCCGCAGGTCGTCTAAGACGTACCCCCGTGGTATTTTACGTAAGACCGCCAAGATCCGCCCGACCGGAAACCCATCAAAGGCTCCTCCGACACGTAAGAAGTCGATCAAGCTGATGACAGAAGGAGGAATCGAGAAGGCACGCAAGACTGCCAAGGCAAAGGCTGCTCGCATGGATATCGCGTTAATACGTAAGAAACTGATAGAGAAGAAGATTATCGGTGGGGAAAAGAAGGATATTCCCCCTGCCGTCCTTCGTACGTTATATGCCGACTCGGTCGGAGCCGGACTACTTTCTTAATGGTTGTATACAATGACAAAAGGCTGGGGTCCATTAGGATGGGCGACCCTCCACTCTGTATCCGCGTTGTACCCCGACAACCCATCCGCACTTGAACAGGAAATGTTCGCTCGATGGCTTGTTTCCTTTACTCAGACCATTCTCTGTCCAAGCTGTATGAAACACTTTTCCGACGCAGTAGCTGCGTACACATACATGAACCCAACGTGGAAATCAAGTCGCCGGGGTGTCGTAGAGTTCGTTATGCGTGCCCATAACTCGGTGAATTCTCGCAACCACCGGAAGATGTACACGTTCAATGAAAGTATTGCGGAACTGGAAACGATACTCCCCCCTGCATTAGCACCAGTTCGTCGTCAAGAGTACCTTGCTTATATACGTAACGATTGGATGAAGAATATGACGATGGAAGGCATTTCTACTGCCCCTAAGATCCGGGAACTCAATATGATCGAAGAGAACTACTGGTCTAAACGAACGTTTGAATGGTACGAACTATCTGTATTCTCCGACATCAATGTATCACCACTCGTGAACGCCTCATCGTCTTTGACAAATACTGGTGGTACTCTGATTCCGAGACTCAGTATGCCGCAGTCGGGGTTTAAACTCAAGACACTGGGAAGGATTGGACCGTTGTCAAATCTTCGGTCTTAATCGGAAGAGATATCCGAGGTTCGCATTCCCACTGAAATTTACGCATCCACGCTATCCGCGTATCTGTTTCCTCGTTGTAAAACTCATCGGGAAACATTGCACGCTTGTGTGCCCTGTGAAGCGACGCCCGGGGAAGAATAAACTGCAGTTGCTTCGTCACTGTAAAGTTGGGAGGGGTTCCAGACCACGTCGGAACCGACTCTTCGTACCGGACAATCTGTGAGACCAGAGGGGCTTCGGCGTACGGGTACACCCAATTCCAGTCCAGACACTCGTTTTCAAAGAAGTAGTGCAGCGTCCAATGAAACGTCTTCCAGAACGCGTGAACAACTTCACGGGTATCCTCTACACCATCCAGAATATGGAGATTGTACCGCTGCTCGAAATGCTTGGCGTCGGTCGACAGGATTGTGCGTTCTGCGTGATTCTGTCGTGCCCCAATCTTCTGCTGGTATACCTTGATTTCCTGTGTCGCCGCCGCCCTCAGGAAAGCTTGGCGTCCTGCCGCAGTCATCAAATTGGGGGATCCGGACTGGAGGTAGCATTCCACTGCCCGTTCGTGCCCGCCTTCACGCAGGGAAAACATCCCGAGCGGAGGCATGAAATCGTTACCGAAACACAGGACACAGAGTGCGACGTATCTCTGGGCGGGGATCGGAAGCACCCCAGCAAGGGCGTGGATAGACAGCACGGAAAATCCCTCGACCTTGGACTGGAAGCTCGGGTTCTCACGGAGGAGCCAGAGCTGGGGACAGAGAGCGGTCTGGGTCAGAGAAAGAAGAATGAGGTCGGCGTCGAGACCGTACACCACAGTATTTTGGCGTTGCGGGGCAGATAGAGTCTTCATCCACTCAAACAGTTTGTGCTCTCCCTCCCCTGGGAGATCGGTGGACGATACGACTGCATGTGGCAGCCGAGCCCTGACCGCCTGATCCAGCTCTTTCATATACGGGGTCCCCGGCGAGATCTGATTACGATCAAAGACAGGGGTACCCTCGGGGGTGCGGAAACGACGGTACCGTTGCTGGACAATTTTGCCGTACGGAACCAGACCGTCCATCGCGATGTACAAGAGTTTCGGCTGACACGTTTCGTCCAACAGCTTGAGAAGTGCTTCTACCACGCTCTCAATCGGTCGGGCATCATCCATGTAATTGTGGATCAAACAGTTGAAGTCTACAGCCAGGATATCCGGCTGGAGTTTTGCTCGAACGCGTGAGACAACATTCTTATGAGAACGGATGAGGCTGATGAAGTAGTATGGTATGCCCATTTATGTATATAAAATGTCTTACCCGAAAACAATTAGGATGACCGAAACAGTTTACTGGGCGATTGGAATCCTTGTCCTGGCTGGACTGGCTTATTTTGTTCTGTCTAAGGGACCCCTGCCTTCCGTCTCTCCTACCCCTGCACCTGGATGTGGCAAGTGCCCCAAAATGAACAAAACGAATGTGGAGCCGTGGCAATAAACCAAAGAATAACCAATAGGATGACACGAATCGCCGGAGTCCTCCAACTTACGAACAAGACGCGATACGGACTGACGTCTCGCAATGTGCCCATGTATCTCTTTAGCCCCCTTAACACGGTGTTCCCACAAATGGTGGTAGCCTCAGCCCACCGCGATCTCAAGAAGAACCTCCTCGTCGTCGCCGAAAAGATCAGCGACGAGAAGCTTCCCCGTGGACAGATCGTTGAAATCGTCGGAACGTGTGGCGATCCTCTGGCTGAGCGGAAGGCGATTCACATAGCCTATTCCCCCGATTACTGGACGAAGTTCCCTGCCGTAGTCCAGCCCGACTGTCTCCCCCCGATCCTTGACGTTCCCACCATCAATATTGACCCCCCCGGATGCATGGATATTGATGACTGTGTCTCGATTTGGACTGAGAACGGCACAACTCGAGTTGCTATCACCATCGCAGATGTTGCCGAGTGGGTCAAGGCAAATCCGTGGATGGCTCACGCCCAGAATATTGGGCAGTCATTCTATGACGGGGGTACGTCTGCCAGGAGTATGTTTCCCAAGACACTGGAGACTAGGATGTCGCTTCTGCCTGGCGAACGGAGGTTCGGGTATGCTCTCATATTCACCTGGACAGGGAGTATTCACGACGCCCACTTCAAAGAGGTCGTGATCATCAACAAGGCATCGTATACTTACGACAACTGCCGTCTTGCGACCGAGATTCCGATAGGTACTCTTCAAAAGATCTGTGAACATCTCGCGGGTCGGGCTCTTCCCGATACACATGATTGGGTCGCTGAACTGATGATCTTCTACAACAAACAGATGGCTGAGCAGCTTGTACGGATGGGCAAGGGTCTGCTTCGTCACCATACTGCTCCCGATGCCGAGAAGTTAGATAAGTATGAACGGCTCGGTCTGAATGCCCGGATGTTCGCATATGCGTCCGCAACCTATGAAGATGTCTCTCCCGATATTCAGCACTGGGGCTTCCAGACCCGGTACTGCCACGGAAGCTCTCCTATTCGGCGATGGGCAGATGTGGTGAACCAGATGACGATGAAAGGGATGCCTGTTCCCAATGCGAAAGAGGACTGTAATCGTCTCCAGACATTTGCCAAGAAGCATGCACGCGACCTGGCGTTCCTGGACATTCTCCAACGTTGCCTTGAAAATATCCAGGGGATCGTGGTCTCTCCTACGCGTATCTGGATCCCCGACTGGGATCGCCTAATTACGTGTGCAAACGATCTACCCGAAGGAACTCCGGTCACCGTCACGTATTTCCTAGACATGCAGCGACCCACCTGGAAACAGCGTATGGTGTTTCATATTAAAATCAAAACGGATACGTGATACTCCGAACAGACCAGACCTCAAAATGCCGAATATTCATGTGATGACGCTCAAATTCAATCTTGGCGACTACCCTTACGACTACGAACTGGAGATCTGGAAGAACACCCTCGAGTGCCGATACTATATTCGCGAGCACGCCGATGCTACCCCCCGAAACTTTGACCAGTTCTTGACGGTGGGTCAGACTCTGCGGTTCATTCATACCGGCAAGGCAGATAGAAACTATATGTGGAACGATATTGACTTCTTCAATGGCATTGCTTTCCAGAAGAAGATGATCCTGGATATGCGGTGGGAGGAGGTGGCAGATTCAGGGGCTATGCTTCCCCTGGAGCTGAACGTCACATTCCCCGATCGCCGGATCACCGCGTAAAATGTGTTTGTTAGAAGTATTGTGTATGTTTACAAGGGCAACGGTGGGAGAACCTGCTTTTTCTAATAATAGTAATCGTCTGGTGAAAGTTGCTGAAATCACCGTAAAAGATGTAGATCAAGAAGACCATTTTGTCGTTAGTTGTTTTACTGTCTCGGGGACACTGTTCATTGACGGCAGGTTTGCCCCTGCGGGTGCTACTACCATAGGAGCAAGTCTTAACTGGTTCCTAGGGGATATCGTGGGGGATATTGATATTGAAGAACTTTACTTTGAAAACTTTACCTATCCCGCTGGACGACCGGCTCATACTTGGGAGAAACGATCCTTCCTACATGGGCACTGGAAACAGTATGCCAAAAACAATATCCGTATCCGTCTCACGATACGTCTCGGAGATGATGAAAACGAATTGACTTATTGGAATACCTGACGAGACTCAAAGATGAACAACAACCGCCTTCCTCCACCTCCCATAGCTCCTGATGATTCCAATTTCTATTCGGACAACGACTACCTCGTCGGCGAATTTGATGATGAACGTGACGGGGATGTCATCTACGTTCGGTGGTCTGTTCGTCACAACCGAGCGTACATGTATTCTGTTCTTGATCGCCCTACTCAGTGGGTGGGGCAGGACTGGACGATTCGACAGACGATAGGAATTGGTTTGGGAATGTCGGTCAATTACCTGCCAACCATTATCGAGGGAGGTATACTCTACATCCACCGCGAAATGCTCAACGATAACGGCGACCCGACGCACCAGGATATTGAAGATCCCGATGAGATCGAGAACATACTGGATCGGAGGTGGGAGGATTATACCCCCAACCGCATCGTCGTATCTTTCTCGGCTGAGTAAGTAAGGAATAATGGACACTCGGAAGAAGTTTCGTGAACTTTCAAGGAAAGCACTGCTTCTTAACCGCTTAGAGAAACTGCATACCCAACGAAAAGCTCGGGAAGCTGCGAAAAAAGCAGTGGCCGTTGATCACGAAACGACTGCTTTTTTGCATAAGGCAATTGCGACCGCGAACAAGCGGGCGGCAACACATACACGGAAGGCCGGAAGGAGGATGAGGAGCCGTACTTACAGGCGTAAGTAGAGAGAGTCAGGGACCACCAAGCCCCGCACGAGATCCACCCGGATCTCACGCAGAGTTTCTAGGATCCCCAGGTTTTTCGTATATGTTGCCAGGGTAATCCACTCGTCCACGATATTGGCTGTTTTCAGAATAGCCTTCATGAAGTTGCCCTCGTACACTCCATACTCGGCACACAGAGCTCCCATCTCGTCCCCGCCCATCCAAAGGTAAACGATCTCTGTCCAGTAATTGTGAATCGTCCAATACTCTGGTCGGCTCTTGGGGTTCTCATGTTCATACAGATCCTGGGCAATCACGTGAACCGCCAAGAGAGCACTCTTGAGCGTATCGGGGACACGCAGACACGATACGGTAACGGGATCCTCTGTCTTCTCGCCCTCTACGAAACACGAGAGAAGAGCTACCATCTCGTTGCGGGGCAGTTCCCCGAACCGCCCAAACATCTTGGACATCACCAGAGGATTCCCCTCATTGATCTCCGATGCCATAACTCCCAACTCCGTCAACGTCTCGCCATCAGCATCAGCATACCCCAGACGTTGGAGGTTAACGAGAAATGGAACCTCGATCTTCTTGGTCGCCTCGATCTTCTCCTCCAGCCTCGCGATCTGCTCCCGATTCCTCTTGAACTCCTTGAAATCCTGCCACCCCTTCTCCCACTTGGGTCCCACGTGCTTGTTCTTCCACCCGTCCAGCAGAGCCTGGACCCGCTTCCGGTCAGCGTTCTGCGTCGCCCGGATCTGAGTCTCGTACATATCCCGCAGCTCAAACGCAGAGATATCCAGTCCAGTATACTTCTTCTGAAGCTCGAGGACTTCGGCTTTGTGTACTGCCAACTCACGCTGTCGCTGATCGTGCCAGTACGACTTCTCCATCATTCCCAGCCATCCCGTTGTCCCGTTCTGGAGACACTTCAGGAGAAAGTCGTAGTGGAAATCCATCCGTGATTCCAGAGACTGCTGTTTCCCTGTCATCATCGTCCGCACATCCTCTAGCGTCTCAGGCTTGCGATCGGGAAGGTAGTACACGAACCCCCGCGTATCCTTGCCACGCCGACCCGCCCGACCCGCCATCTGGATATACTCGTCCGTCCGCAGCATCCGCAGATCGCCCACGTCGTCATCGTACTTCCGGTAGCTCGTGAAGATCACCGTCTTGGTTGGCATGTTGATGCCTACCGCAAACGTCTCCGTCGCAAACAGAAGCTTGAGATGACCGCCGGCAAACAGCATCTCCACGATCTCTTTGAGCACCGGGAGCATCCCGCTGTGATGGAACGCCACACCTTTCATCAAGAGACCCAGCAGAGTATGATACTGCGGAATCATCTTGAGTTCGGGGTACCGAGACAGGTGGAAGTTCACGCGGTGCTTGATCACGGCACCCTCGGACGCGTCAATCAGGTTGGAGGTCACTTTGGACGCATACGCCTCGCAGTTCTTGCGGGAGAACACGAAGAACATCGCCGGCAACTTGTTTTCGTGGCGAAGAGTCTCCACCATCTCGTTCATCTGGTGCAGGAATCCATTAGAACGGATCTCGCGAGCGACAACAGGATCACCAGCAACCCGAGCTTTCACTGCATCCGAATGTTTCCTATTCGCATCATCGACGCCCTTGAGATACCGAAGGTACTCAGCATAGGCCTGGCCATTGAACTTGTCCTTCTCGTCCATGAGAAGCTTTTCCCGAACCCGGTGCTCAAGCGGAACTACCCGGTACTGTGTCGAGATAAGATGTGTCGGAACCTGCTTCATTTCACCGATCCACTGAGCAAAGACGTCTGGACTTTCAATTGTCGCCGAAAGCAGGACGAGCCGAATACTGGGTGGCAGGAGAATCAGGCACTCTTCCCATACCTTTCCCCGGGCGGGATCATTGAAGTAGTGGACTTCGTCGAAGACGATCGCATCAACACCGTCTAGCGAGAGAGCCGCCGTACTTCCAATGTGTTCCGTAGACGAGCCGATCTTGAAGAGGAGATTCCGCAGAATCTCGGTGGTCATGACCACCACCTCCGCCTGGGGCTTGAACTTGACGTCGCCCGTCATGATCCCTACCTTCCCGGGGTAGAGGATAGAGAGATCGTGGAATTTTTGGTTTGATAGAGACTTGATCGGGGTAGTATAGAACACTCGCCCGCCGTTGTTGAGGGAGAACTCGATCTGGTACTCGCCCACCAACGTCTTTCCACTGCCCGTCTTGGCGGTGACCAGGACGTTCTCGCGAGCCTGGATAGCGGCGACAGCACATTTCTGAAAGGGATCCAGAGGAAACGTGTAGTTCGTTTCAACCTCGGGAGCCTGGGACGTATCTGCAATTCGTAACATTCTTGTTCTTGTTCTGTTTGTCTGCTTCATACTCCATAAATTCGTTTTAGCGGTTTAGAAGAGGGTCGGGGGCATGCGTTTGCAGTACGATCCGCTCGAAAAGTAGTACAGGAAGAACCAGGGACCTAGTGCCAGAGCAATCACGAGACCCATGATCTTTTCTCCAGTCGATCCAGAGTATCCGAAGCAGATGAGAGATAGGATAAACCCTACAAGTCCAAAAGTAAACCACAGGATAGCGAACGCAAAAATCAGAACGGTTTTCACATCCCAATTTCCAGTCGGAAGTGCAGGGACGGCGTTGGCTAGTGCAGTGGCAGCCGAGGTTGTGGGCATCTTGGCAGCAGGAGAATCGGGGGGCAGAGACACAGCTGCTTTCGGATCGGTCGGGACAGCACCAGCAGGAGCAGCAGGGGTAGACGCAGATGATCCTGTCATTATATCTTACCGAAGAATTTCAATCGTGCCTGTCGGACATCTTCGTCCGTCTTGGGTGCAGGAGCCTGAGACGGAGCGTCGTCTACTTTATGTCCTTCCACTCCGCACATGGAAATCCACTGCTCCTTTGAAATGCCTTGGAGAGTCTTCAAACAAATGGAGAGATCTTTCTTGGACTTCTTACCCATATGCCGCACAAACGAGCAGTTGGTCATGACCACATACTTCTCCCAGGGACCCGTTCGCATACACAGGGCGTAGAACGTAGACAGGGCTTTCCACGTCACAATCTTCGTTTTCGTCTCCTGCTTCTTGTACTTACACTGCACCGCCGAATACAGCTTGCCCTTCCTTGCGACAATATCAATTCCCACGTCAGGCCGCTTCATTCCTAATTCTGCTAAGATCGTATCGGGGACGTCGGCTAAGAGCCACACGTCGTCGTATCCTCTGATATGTTTGAGGTAGAGCACACAGAAGTCTTCGAAGATATCGCCCCGAACCTTCTTGTTGTCCCGCGTCCGCATTTCCGTGAAGCTGTGTGCCGGTTCATTGTAGAATTTCTGGCACTCGGCTTCAAACGTGTCCCAGAGATTCTTGTTGTCCTTGTTCTCGAGAAAGATAGTGTGGAGTAGTCTGTTCATGATTGAATGCTCCAAACCAAAAATAGACAACGGCGATCCATTTTCACCTGTATATATAATGGCAGTATACGAACTAGGCGACGGGAAGTTTGTGCCCAACCAACTTATCAAGGACTCCGAAATCACGATTACGGCGGATTTACCCCGGGAGCTTACCAAACAGGGAAAATTCAAGTCCAACAGGATAGTGAACCTTGCGGCTGGGGGCACATATATCATCAGGGCTGGGACACAGTTCTCTATCTATAACGGACGTTCGCTGTTCTTACGCCGAGGAGGAGCTCGGAAGACTCGGTCACGGACTCGGAGGGTTCGTCTAACTCTTCGTCGCCGCAAACACCGAACGGGCAAGTGAATGAACATCCTCTTCCGTGATGTTGGCGATTGTCTGTGCGACACCGCACAGTCCAGCATGAATATCCATCCACCGCTCGTCATTCCACGGAACTTCGGTGGTACGAGGAGGACGACCCGGGAAGTTCTCAAGAAGAACGCCGTCCTTCTCGCCCTTCATGAACATATAGCACCGCAGCTGGATGAAATCATAGGCTGGCGGCGTCGTCCAGAACCGTTTGCGATTCTTGGTCTCCACAACCTTCCCATCCTGCATCCCATCCAGGTATCCGATGAGGCGATAAGAATCAGACTCAAACTCTACGAATGTATTGCGATCCGTCACTTCCTTGCCCGTGGCTGCCGCATGATTGTTCTCCGCCTTATCCTCCAGCCGAGTTCCCCGTCGCTTCTGGATCTCTGATGCCAGAGCCTGGTGCTCCTGCGTCTGCTCGATCTTAGCAGCCACCTCTGGGTTCACACACAGAAGAGCCGTCTCCGTCGCAACATCCATCTGACCTGAAATCACTCGGGCTACTGCCTCCTGAAGTGCCGGAGTTGTAGGTGCCCTCTTACCCTCCAGTGTTTCCTGAACAACCTGGCGGATATGCGTCTGCTTGAACGTTGAGATCGCCTTCTCTACCTGGTAATCGGTGGTCGCAGCACATGCAGCATCCACCGACTCCCACATAGCCTTGAGAGCTGAACCGCTCGCCTGTGCTACAATCTCGTTATCCGTCTTAGCACCCATAGTCTCCTTAACACCCAGAATCACTGACTTGAACTTGGGCATCGTAGTAAGAACCTTGAGGAGCGATTCATTCTTGCTACGGTAGGGATTCAGTCCGAGTAGAGATGCGACATCGGAGGCTGAGAAACGCGGCTTCATTTTGTGTTGTTGTCAAACTCGGCTGTAAGTCGTTCCGTTTTTATATAAACATCTGGACGTAAGACGGACCAGCACCATTATTTGCCGATGAAATTGCCATGAATGCGGCATCGCACTCTGGATTAGAAGCCCGTGCCATACCCTGGGGCTCTGGTCCGAAGTCGGCGGTTAGTCGATCAACCCTGCTCTTCACAAGGCGGGCTTCGTCAGAATCTTCCCTCTCGAACCACGGAGAGTCCCGCCAGTAAGACTTCAGTACAGACAGTTCAGAGGCGTGTGTAATATTTACGTGGTCATCAAACTGCCGTTGTTTAATATCACCATTGAACATGTTATTCTCCCAGAATATGTACTTTTTGTAAACGCGTTCTCCCCCAACTAGATATGCTTCGCGGTTACTAGACGTTGAGTTCTTGGCAACTATTGTCACGTACATGTTTTTGGGTGTCCAGATCTCATTGTTAATAGCCGAGACGAGCTCAGGAGACGCTAAGAAATCAGCATCCCACTTAAATACCCAGGGGTACTTCGCCTGACGGATCCACCAATTGTAATATGTGACGACACTGTGCTTTGAATTCTCGTCCGTTGCGAGTGTTTCGTATCCGGGTCGTGAGATCTCCACGTCGTAGGTCATTATCCGAATATTTGGATTCTCACCTGCAAGGCGTTCGGCGATCTGAGCACTTCCATCTTTACACAGGTGGAGAATGAGGACAATTTCGTGGGGAACAGTAATCTGTGACAGAGACCGAATGCTCTGTTCAAGCACTGCCTCTTCGTTGCGTATACGTACGATGAATGATATACCATTATTCTCCATTTACGTATGACGTGAATACAGTATGTAAATGCCAATACGCCTACATATTCTCGGACTTCCTCACACAGTGACACACAATGATTTTAGTCATTGTGCGTACACCGGAAAGGTCCTGCGGTTTCCTCGCATGATGATGTCTCGGGGATTTGAGGTCTACCATTATGGCGTAGAGGGATCTGCGACGGAGGCGACGAAGCAGGTAGATGTCCTGAGTCGCGAGGAGTGGGATCTCCTGCGTATCATGTCTTACCGGTTCCTCCACCCAGAGAAAACCAAGGAGGAGGCGGTAAAGCATCTAACAGATCATAGTTCGTTCATTGGAGACCTGGGAAACTGGTCTACTCCACTCTACCGTGAATTTAATGCCCGTCTTCGCCCTCTCCTTGTCGCAAATTACCGAAGCACGGAAACCGATATTGTGTGCCTGCCATTTGGCGTGTCGCACGATGCGGCTCTCGACGGTCTCAATTTTGTTGTGTGTGAGACCGGTATCGGATACAATGACTCTACGCGGAACTACCGAATCTTCGAGAGTTATGCATGGCTCCACCAAGTTCTTGGTGTCGAAAAGAAGTGGGGACACAACTACTGGTTCGTCATTCAGAATTACTTTGATTCAATGGAATGGCCGCTTTCGCTCACGCCAAAGATCAATACGGTCGGGTTCCTTGGTCGTATCTACGACGGCAAGGGCTGTAATGTGATTGTAGAAATTGCCAAGCGTATGCCACATGTACGTTTCATTCTGTGTGGTCAGGGAAACCCCACGCAATTTCTAACCCATCCAAACATCGTCTACAAGCCACCCATCAGCGGTCTAGAGCGAGGAGAGTACCTTGGATCGCTTCAGGCACTTCTTGCACCCACAATGTTCGTTGAGCCCTTTTGCGGCGTGGTTGTAGAAGCTCAGTTGTGCGGAACGCCCGCACTCTCTGTGGATTACGGAGCCCAAACAGAAACGATTGAACCGTTCAAGACGGGTTTGAACTGCCACACGCTCCAGGAGTTCTGTATGGGGGTTCAGATGGCAATAGACGGAAAGTTCGACCGAAAGTATATCCGTGAGCGTGCGGTAAGGTTGTATGACATGTTCAACGTCGCACACAAGTATGAGTACGTCTTCAATACAATCATGGATGTTCATATCCCTGGAAAGAACGGATGGTATTCTCCCGAGTGCCATCTACGCCCAGTCACCGACCTTCCGTTCACATTCTATATCAATCTCGATTCTCGAGAGGATCGCCGAACCTCCATTGAAAAGGAGCTTTCGTGCGTAGGATTCCCCCATGATCGTTTTCCGGCAATTAAGTACGATCCTCCGCAGGTTGGTTGCTCGATGTCTCATCTCCGATGCCTGGAACTCGCGAAGGAGCGGAATCTTCCAAGCGTTCTGATTGTTGAGGACGATCTTGTATGGACAAAGAAGTCGCATGAGATACGAGCAGCTCTTGAAAGTCTAGAGCATATCGACTACAATGTAGCTGTCTTGGCTCCTGGGTTTACGGATGGGTCAGAAGCCACACGTGTCAACGATATGTTTGTCACGGGAACAACGTGCCAGACAGCTTTGGCGTATATTTGCAAGCGGGAGTACTACGACACGCTGATCGAGAATTTCAAGGAGGCAATTGAACTGTTCAAGTCTGGAAAGGACTACCATGAATATGCGATTGATCAGCACTGGAAGCGTCTACAGACGAAGGGGTGGGTGTTTGCGTACCCTATTCTCGGAAAGCAGCGTCCGGGGCACAGCGATATCCTCGGGTCTGAACAGGTCTACGAATACAACGCACAACTTAAGATTGTTGCTAATGAATAAGAATGAATATCCTCGCGATAGCAACTGCGACTGTATGGATGGACTTTCTCTTTGTGATGTTCACGAAGAAAGTGTATCTCCTGAACTCGATGTTGACGGTGTGGTACGGAAAGTATCGCCTGATTGCCGTCCTTCTCGACTGTCTCTCTTTGATGCTGGCGATTATGCTGGCGTTCTTCACTGTCCCTGGCGGATCACCTCTCACAGTTACAGCCGTGGTCCTGCTCTACCAGATTCTTCACGATATTCTGTTGTATACATTTGTGATTACTCCACTCCCCAACGGAGAGAACGAGATCATCGACCTGTTCCGGACGTACGTGAACCGCGGAGGAGTGGGACCACTCATCGGTGATTCGGTGTTGATTTTATCTATCATGGGTCTGTTCTATGCCATTCGCAAGATTCCGACAGAGATCCAGATCTTCAACCTCCTACTCGGTATCTATGCCGTGACCTATTCCGTCTACTCTTGATCCTTCGCCCAAGACTTTGCGAACGTATGTGTTGCGAACGCGTGGGGGAAATAATCATTCCAGTAGAGGTAGTGAGGTGGTAGAAGGAGGTACTTCTCTCCTGTCCTAGGAGCAACACGCACAGCTTCTCCCAAAAGACGAGGACCCGTTACCAGGTGGATTTCCCGAGTATTCACTAGAATCGTATAGCATAATTCACACGCAGTCTGCATAATTGGATGGTGGGGGGTCATAGCAAAAAAAGCATTGGCAATAAACGCCCAACTTATATCAAGTTCGTGACAGAGTATTGCGTCTGCACTCGTATGAACAATGAGATCCTCGAACGACCGTTTCGGAATAAAGTCGGTATCAACATAGATTCCGCCGTACTTCTCAATAATATGGTATCGCATAATATCTGCTTTCTGGGCTCCCATCCATGCATATCCTATAAGCGTAACTATGGGCTCTGGAAATTCACCTGTGTGGATATCTTCGTTTGTCCACAGACGTACTGTCCAGGTTGGCATAAGTTCCTTCCATTTTTGGATATATAGATCAACGTAATCTGGACGCGGCTTATCTCCAACCCAAATTAAGTGAAGCAGACGAGGTATCTTTGGAGTGTGTGCAACTGGAAACATATGATCTGCCGGAAGACAGTTCATATGTTGAAGAAGTTCTTGTGGATCCATTATGTGTTTTCATATCCACAGATCTTTAAATACTCTGAATGAACTCCCACTGCAAGTACTCACAAATCTTCTTCCAGATCGTGTCGTGCTGAATCAGACGATCACGGGATTTGAGAAGCGGGAAGTGGACCTTGTACTCGTCCAGCTCCAGCAGCTCCAGGAATTTGTAAATAATGTAAGAATACGACAGGAAGTTTCGGCGTTCGTCAGGGCAGTAGAGAAGGTAGGGTGCCTGAACCTCCTGGAACATCGCACGAATCTTGTCCTCGATCTCTGGCGTGATCGTAGGAGGAGGATTGCCGTTCAGCCTAGAGAGAATGTGAGCCGCATGCTCGTAGTACCGGTTCCGACCCAGTTTCTTCAAGATCTCGCGGATATTCTGTTCGGTCAGGAGAGCGATATTATCTATGCGTCGCTTTTTGATTTCGCAGATGACTTCGTTCATAACATCGTCGGGGATCTCAGTGCTCTCCTTCGCCTGAAACTGGTTCAGGATCTCGTTCAAGTGATTCTGCTTTTTGTAGGCGTAATTGTTCCGCTCCTTAGGGGGATCGCGGAAACTGGGGAAGTCGGACACTACGAGGGCATACTCTTCCGACCCGCACTTGGGGCAGACCAGGATACCTTCGGATGTGATCTCTTCGCGGGGGATATTGCAGGGGGCACAGTGCTCCGCCATCTTCTTGATATTGTCCGCGTTCTCGGCGATGTTCAGACCGTTTGACAGACCGCGACGAGAAAGGTACTCGTCAAACATCTTCTTCTTGGACGGACCTGCCGATGTCTCAGTAACCGAAAACAGTTTGTCAAATGTCCCCGGAATCCGCGATCCAAAATCGACTTTGGATGTGGTCTTCTTTCCAGGTGGAGCGTAGTAATCTAGCATGAGATCACCGCTGTCCATGTAATACTGCTGAATATCCCGCTTTTCGCGTACATTCTCAATAGTTTTTGCTAGAGCATCGCGTTCACCTTGCAGCTTTGATTGACGCATGACATCGTCGAATTCGAACGGGCTGAACGGTCCTTTCAATTCTTTATCAAGCTCTGCTAACTTCATCTCCAACACTCGCACCGATTCATCAGACGAACCAGTGTGGAGCTCATCCACGTACTTCTCGTGCAGAGAATCTAGAGTACCAATCTGATCTCTACATCCTTTAGATCCACTACCATCTCGAGTCTTCTTCACCTTGAATACATCCGAGGACATCGACTATCTTATTGTCCTCTCGGGATTCTTCCGTAAGTTATTTCATCAATATGTATCCGATAAATACCATAACTGCTGCACCGAGAGTAAGATATGAGACCGGGTCAATGTAGTCAACTGGCATGGGAGCTTGGTACAGGTTTTCCTGAAAGTTCGCATACTTCTCGCCAGACGCGTTCACCCCTTTGACAGGATCTTTGCTCGCACTTGCCGCTGGCTTTGGCATCTTTTCCGCCGCCTTCTTATCAGCCGCATCCTTGGCAGCCTTCTCTGCTGCCTTCTTTTCAGAGTCAATCATTGCCATCAGAGACGATGTCTCTGACGCCGTAGCGGCACGACAAGGGGTAATATTGAACTCCAGTGACGGCGATATAAACCGAGTCTGGGTTCCTTGGTATACTCCAGTCTGTATATCGGTGACGGGGCAGGTATACGCTATACATGGCGGCACTCCGTCAAGTACCAGACCGTTCATGAGTTTGAGTGGGTTCATAGCCGCAATATCGCCACCCATCGCAGGAATAATGCCGTCAAACCCGCTTCCCGACACCGCTTTGGAAAAACTGGGACCAAGAACCGCCGCTGCGTCGTCCATGCCCATACGGTTGTTCGTATAAGAGTACCGCGGAACAACCGGACCGTCTCCTTTATCGTTACCCTTATCGTCCTTGGTTCCAGGGGTACGGCACATACCACCTGTATCCTTGAAAAACTGATTTCCAGATTTGGGACCTGTAATAAGATTATCGACGTATGTTTTTATCGCATTCGCGTTGGTTCCCACCTGGTCCATCGTCCCTGCGTCGCCAACATTTAACTTGGCGGGAGACTGGACGGTCTGGAGATAATCGTAGGACGGACCAAGGGCCTGGTCGAGAACAGCATTTCCAGCTGCCATAGGATCGTCATTGGCAGATGTGATCGCGGACTGAACGGACGCCCACATACCTTACTACTTATTCTTTCCGCGAGATCCAAATTCTTCCAGTTGTTCTACGAAGCTTGGGTTCGTCATGACGCACGGTCGTTGCTTTGCCATGACCTCGACCACCTTCTCCATCGGGATCCCGAACCGTTTGTGTAGGTATGCAGCCAGAAGGGTAGCCGACCTATTCATTCCTGCCTGGCAGTGGACGTAGACGCACCGACACCCTGGATCCCGCAGGAAGATGTCCATGACCTTCTCAAAGGTATCGTAGTAGTCCCGAATGAGCGGGAATCCCACGACATCATCGGCTCCTAGGGAAATGTACCGACTCGGACCGACATGAGTCGACGCCCAAGCGGGACAGGCAGACTTCTCTGCACAGTTGAGTATGTGTGTAACCCGATGGTTACGAACGAACCTGGGGGTCAGGTGAATCCCAGGACCAAGAAGAATGCGATCAAACACAGCTGCGATTGGATCGTATACGGGTCCGCGAGATCGGTGGCGATTCTTATCTAAGATCGCCTGGAGCATCTATACTTACTATTCTTTCAAGACATAAACCGTTCCGATTTATACTAGACGAGCGGTTGGAGGATGACCTGAAGAATGTACACGAGAACAACTCCCAGACCGCCAAGGCATGCTGCACCGGTGAGTGAGACGACACCCGAACCGCCGTAAGCGTTCGGAATGTAGCGGAGAAACAGGGATTGTACGGGGGTGAGTGAGATCACAAAGATCGCACCGAAGATAGCAACGTAAGTCATAATAGACTTCAGGACGCTCTTGGCGGCACCGGGATGCATCGGGGCAACCTGCGTCGGCGGAGGAGGAGTGTAAATAGCTGCTGACGTCCCAGGTGTGATCATTTGAGGGTAGGTAGTGGCAGATGGCAGAGCCATCGCCGGCTGCTGAGATCCTCCCGGGGGCATCAGTTGGTCTAGAGGGGTAGCGTCCATTTGTATATGTATTAGAGCGAAACTCTCGCTGCCGGGCATGACGCATCATCCACCCGGAAACGGTAGCACTTGCCATCTACGCGTGTCACCATCTCCCGAATCTTTCCCGGCGGAATAGCAGACACATCGATTTCTGACTGCTGGCGGTGAAACATAAGGACAGCGAGCCCCAGCCCTACAACAAACGAAAAGAAGAAATTAGCTTCGGGTTTCTTTAGAACTGCTGCGACGTTCATTGCTTACATGTTAAGAAAATCAATACCGTCAGTGCACTGAACAGGATACGCTACCGCTCGGAAACATCCGTTCTCTACGTCTGCGTTCCTGAATACAATAGACGGGTTATGGATATCCGGGACAAGTTTATGCTTCGTCTGTGGCGGCACGAAGATGGTTGTCACAATCATACCGACTAGAAATCCCCCAAAAACCCAGAGGATGTTAAACATCAGTTGTTATAAGCCGAGAGTTTTGTAGACACGGTCAAGGGTTTCTAGATGGTCTCCGCTCCAGGTCATAATGAGTTTTCCAGGAGGAGTGGATATCGGACCGCCAAAGTACACGAAGAGAGTGGCAATATAAAAGAATGATTTTTGGTTATCAACCCACACAATCCGATCGTCGTCTATTGCTCCAACTATCTCCATGAATTCTGAACGTTGGTTGGGGTATCCGCCGACGAGAACCACAAACATCCTGTTTCTTCTTTATATTTACCGCTTCCGAGTTAAACGTGATACAGGGGTACGTTTCCGCTTAAGTGTCCGACGACGCTCATGCCCGCCTACCTTCTCCTGCGGGTAATTCAGCTCGAACTCGAATCGGAACGTCGGTCCAGTTGGGCGAGCTCCACCCTTCTTTTGCTTGACGAGTGTTGACCCGTACTTGAACTTGTCGATGGAGATAAACACGGTATCTCCGCCCATCTTGCGTTCAATCGGAATCTCCCAGTCTCCTCCGCCAGCGTTCCATCCTGTTCCCTTGGCGGCACTAGACTTCACGAACTCGTGAGATGGGAACTGGAGAGTGAAGGTCTGTCCCTGATGGTTCTTCTTGACGTCGGAGATATAGGATGTCAAACGCTTATCCTTGAATGCTTCCTCCACATTGTCATCATTGAGAAGTTTGAGATTGAGTTCTGTATCCACACTCCTGATGAAGTTGGTGACTGCGTCCCGGAATGTCGTCTCAAAGTTCTCGTCGATAGTGCCCGTGATATTCGTGG